ACAATACGAAGGAAAAGATGTAATAATCTTTAACTTCAAAAAGTATGGATGGTTAAACGATAACAGATTTAACACCTACAACCTATCATTAGGACCAGCAGGTATAACAATTGAAATACTATTATGATAGTTAACGAAAAGGTGGATGATAAAGGTAGAGTTGTTGAAAAGAAAATAACAGGTTCTTACTATAATTCCATTTGGAGTTATATCTATGACGATAAAAATCAAACCGTAACCCAAAAAAGAAGTGACTCACCTTTTTATAAAATTATTACGGATTTAATAAGTAAAACAAGTAAAATCGTTTGGAACGATGGTAAAGAAGAACAAATAATATGAAAACAGAAAAAGAAATAAGAGAGAAGTACGAAGAAATGTTGAAACATACCGAAGATTTAGATGATATGGTCAAAAATCCAAATACCTACAGTGGTATCACTGTTGAAAATATTCAAAATCATATCAGAATAAGAGAAGAACAATATCAAATGAATGCGTTAATTAATTGGATATTAAATTAGATATGAAAAGTCCATTAACCGGAAAAGAAATGAAACTAATGTCGGAACCATCCACATTAAATTACAGAGGAAAACAATACAATGTGAATCATCACTTCTACCTATGTGAATTATCAAACGAACAATTCACGACAACAGAATTAGATGAACAAAATTTACAAGAACTTAACAAACAAGTTAAACTTGAGTTTAGTGATATTAGACCATGGGGATTTTACGAAATCTTATTAGACACCGATTATACTAAGGTAAAACAAATTACGGTAAATCCAGGTCAAAAATTATCATACCAATATCATGAAAAAAGAAAAGAATATTGGACAATCGTTAAAGGTTCTGCAACAATAATTTTGAATGATGAAAAAGTGTTTAGAAATCAAGGAGAATCAATTCACATTCCTTTAGGTTCAAAACATAGAATAATTAACGAAAGTGATGAAATATTAATTTTTATCGAAGTTCAAACAGGAGAATCTTTTGACGAAGAAGATATTATAAGACTTGAAGATGATTATGGTAGACAGGATTAATGAAATGTCATGTATAATTGAACTATTTTTGTTGCCAATTTACCAATAGTTCTATTAACTTTATCTAATTCAATCTCCATACCTTGAGATTCCATCCATTTAATGGTTCCCTGAACCATTTTATCTTTAGCCTCTTCAGCATTATTGAGAACATCTTGGAAGTCTTCATTGTCTTCCAAGTTTTCTCCGTAATATCGGTCAATCCATTGTTTACCTGAGTATAAAAATGGCCCTGATTGAAACATGTTAACGGGGCTCGCCTTTCTTACTTTATAAAGATAATCTCTTAAAAATTTCCAATCAAAATTTTCAAAAATTTCTGGATTATCCGCAAAAAAGTTATATTCGTTTGATAATGTATTCGTTTTAGCCTCCTCAATTTGTTTTTTTGATAATTTCCAAGCGTCCGTTACACTAACCAATGATAATCTACTATCATTATCCCAATCAACACTAATAATTAAATCATCCTCATTCGGTTCAAATGGGTCTTTTTGAACTTTAGTTACAGTTCCTTCAGTACCAGGAGGTACTCCAGTTTCTCCGTCCATATGGTAACAAATCACTCTATCACCTACTTTTAATTTTGGATTTAATTCACTCTTCATAACAATAAATATAAGCAGTATATTTATTGTTATATGGATTTTTTAATTAACGAATCTCAACTGAGAACAATTTTAACGGAACAAGATAAATCTAAGATGACAGATTATATGAAAGTACTATATTCTTTCACAAATAATCTTGTTGGTAGAGTACTAAAAGTTTATGGGTTTAACTTAAAAATGTTATTAACTTGGGGTACCTCTGTTGGAGGTATGGTTATGCCATTAGACAACTTTATCAAAACAGGAAATTTTGATTTAACCGATGACCAACGATATTTAATTTTAGCGGGAGTCGCTTTCATTATATTTTTTGAAAGTAAAAAAGGACTTGTAAACATTTTAGAACAAATTAAAGAAGAGGGTCTTGAAGACACTTTTAGAATCGTTTTAGAAAAAGCTAAAGATTTAAAATCTTCATTTAAAGGATTTCTTAATTCGTTAAAAGTTACATCAAGTAGTTTCATGGAAACCGTTGCTTATAGTTTCTTAATACCAATTATTTTAGATATCCAAACTATTGCTTATAACACCTCTGACCCAAAAGAGGCTGGAATACATATTGCAGAAAGACTTATTGCTTCAGGAGTTGTTGTTATTGGGTCACAAGTATTATCTCAAGTACTTAGAAAAATAATAGAAAGACTTAGGTAAACATTTCATCATTAATATCAAAATGATTGGCTGTTGGGTGAACGTCTAAACCATCTATTGATTTAACATACCACAAGGGTTGTACGTATAAGTCATCAATTTTTAATAAATTAATTTCATCTCGTAATGTACTATAAAGAATATTTTCTACCTCATCTTTAAATCTATCCGAATCATACATCATATCACTAACAACGCCCGCCAACTCATCTATCATGTCTAAATTAGGTGATACTGTTTTACCGTTTATTTTAAAATTTGATAATTTAAGGTAAAAATAAAAAGTAATATAATCCCCATCAAAATTACTAAAATAACCATCAGATGGTTCCCAATGTATGTTAAATTTTAACCAATTTGTTTTATTTGTAATAAGTTCCGCAGTTTGAATTCGTTGTTGAATTTTTTTTAATACTTTTTGTTCCTTCTCAGGACTAATATAAACACCACCTTTAACAGGTTGTTTACCATTAACCAGTATGTGAGCATTTATTGATATTGTAGCATCAAGATACTTTGATATGTTATCAATAATATCATCTATATGACTTTCAAAAACTGGTATTGCATATGATTGATTTTTTTTAGGTAAAATAACATTTATAGTGACATCATATATGGGTATAAACCCTGTCTCATCAAGTTTAATTTTAATAAAATGATATTCACATCCATCCTCTAAAAAAGGGTGGGACATTAACATTTTTTTAAGAACATTAGATAAATCAGACATTATTTAAAATTTTTGCAATGACTTTTTCTTTTTGAGTCGGATTCAATCTATGTTTATGAGGATTTTTTTCAAACCAATTCCTAACCAATGTTTCAAAATCTAATTTTGTTGTTTTAGATTTTCTATTAAATCCTGCTCTTTGTGCTTCTAACTCATGTTGTTGCGTGTAATAAATTTCAGGGTCTTCAGTTTCTTCCTCTGGTGTTTCAAACCCTTCATCATGTTGTTTAACATGTTCCAATTCATGACGAATAACCTCATTTAATTCGTGGCTTAATTCCTCTAAAATAGAATATCCCGCATTTGGATTTGAAATGATGGTAACAATCACATCATCATCGTCATATCGTAATTCAGCGTCTACATCTACAGTATCCACATCATCACTCAATTCTAAATTCAATTTAATAACAAATCCTTCAATTCCAGGGTAAGTATAAACCATCTCATCCCCATTAATATCTTCAGGTAAAGTGAACTCACCTTCTCTTTGATACTTGAAAAAATTTATAATGTCTTTTACCAATACTCTGGTTAATTTATCTAATTTTCCTTCAACAAGTATTGATTCGTTCAATTTGTCCTCAGCAACTTCATTTATCACTCTAGTGCATATCGCCTTTTTTTCCACACCAAAATATTGTAAGAAATCAGTTAACTTCTCGTTCATTATCCATCTAATGTTTGCATATTGTTGGCTAGTGGTATTAATTGAAACTTTTTTACCATAGATATCACCATACAATTTACTCCACCTGTCTGAGGTTTCATTTGTAGGTAGGATATAGATAGTATATTCAACATGTGGTTTCTTATCGCCCACATGATAATAATCTTTCACACCTGTTAATTTTACTTTAACATTTGTTGGCACAGAATAGTCCTCATCATGTGTAGGTTGTAAATAAACCTCAAATGTATGGTTGGCAAAAAATTCGTTAATTCTTTCTATTGGAAAATCTATAAAATTCATTACCTATAAATACTACCGAATTGGGATTGATAACCCCACACCATAATTAATTCCATTCATATAGTTTACACCTAATGTAAAATCAGGTCCTTCTTTAACATCTAAGATGATTCTAAGTGGATAAATTTTAACCCAAACATCAGGTTTGAACTTAACTTCATCTAAGTAATTTTCAAGGAATACTCCACCCATGACAGATACCTTATGATTGGTAAGACTTATACCAGCTCGGTTCATTCTTGATTGAGGAGTTGTGTAGATATATGGTTGTGGAAACGATGTGGTGATGTATCCACCAACATAAAAACCAAGACCATTGTAATTATTATTGTATGTTACGACGGCACTTTTGTCGTTTGGCACATACATCACATCAGAGGTTTGTCCATTCACTAATGAACAAATAAAAAATAAAATAAGGGTAAGTGTTGTTTTCATAGTACAAATATATTACTTTTGTATCAGAATAACAAAAAAAATATTGGAAAGATGGCAGAGTTGGCCGATTGCGTCAGTCTTGAAAACTGAAGACCTCGTAAGGGGTCCGTGGGTTCGAATCCTACTCTTTCCGCAAAATCAATAGTGCTGTACGCGACAGAGACAAAAGACAGGAGTGAAAGAGCTGTCCCTATTGATTTAAAACAAAAATACCTCATAGAAATATGGGGTATTTTTTTTGACTAATAATTTTATTTAAATTATATTTTTAAAAAAATTAAAACCTATGTCTAGAATAGATGAATTAAAAAAACAGTTTCCTGAATTAAACATTACTATGTTTGATTTGTTCAAAAGGATTGACACTTCAAACACTTACAAATATTTCCCAATTTTATGTAAAATTTTAGGGGTAAGATTTAATATAAAACATAATTACGGAACTAACAGACAAAGACTTGATGAAGCAAAATTAGATTTACATTCAAGTTTATTGGATAGGGGTATTTCTACGGATAATCTTACCGATAACGAATTATTTGCACTTTACAATCTTACGGATTATCTTGTTACTGACCATCTTACAACAATAAAAGATTTTATCAGATACATGGATAAAAATCTAATTGAAAATAAAGATGTTACTTCTTATTCAACAATAGATGATTTAAGAGCTGGGATAACATTAGCATCAATGAAAGAATTTAATAAAGACCTTGAAGGTCAAGTAATTAAAGAGTTTGAAGATGAAAAATGGTTAGTAGTTAGACCATTAACTTTTCAAGCGTCTTCCAAATATGGTGCAACAACCAGATGGTGTACAACATATAAAAGAGACAAACATTATTTTAAAAAATATTGGGAAAAAGGTATTTTAGTTTATTTCATTAATAAACAAAGTGGGTATAAATTTGCCGGATATAAAGGATTAAAGAACGATGATGATTTTAGTTTTTGGAATTCTGAAGATAGTAGAGTTGATTATTTAAATGTTGAGGCTGACGATTATTTATATTCTATTGTTAAACAAATATTTAAATCTGACAAAACAAATAAAGATTTATGTAGTGAAGAAGTATCAAACCAAGTTATCAAAGAATGTAATGATGATGTTAAACGTTTGTACTCGGAACCTCAGGTTGAAGAAATAGAAGTTAATGCTCCACGATACATGGGTGAAGCTATGATGGGTATGGACGAACAAATACGAGAAGAAATTGACCGTGATGTTGTAAGACAATTAAGGGAGGTTGCAAGAGAACATTATCCAGAGGATTCAATCTCAGAATTAATACCAATGAGAGCGTAAAATAAAAAACCCACTATAAAGTGGGTTTTTTATTTTTATAAAGGTCTTTGGTTCCAATAAATGTGTAAACTGTTATCAAGACCTAACATTTTAAAAAAATTTTTAATATCTGTGTTGATTTTATAAGTATAACTACCTTTTGTCCAATCAGGGTCCATATCTAAGAAAAAATTTATTCTATTAGGATTTGCAATTCCATAAGTTATTTTATGAACACTAAGTTTGATTGGCTCATCGTCTTCACCAACTAATTCGTTGTTAATTTCAGGTGTTAAGACATCGTCAAGATAAACTTGCAAATATTTTTCAATTTTATCTATTTCCATTATTAAGAATTTGAAGAAGATAATCCCAATTGTTTAGCGTAACGACCAACATTACAAGACCAATATCCTGCAGTTGTTTTATCTGTTTTTTGAGAACATTTATTAAGAGTTCTAAATGATTTTGTGTCTTTTTTGTTTGTGGTTTTATTTTTTAAGTTAGAGTCTCCAAATGTTACTTTTTTAACACCATCTGTTTTACTTTTAACATAAACCGCAAATTTCTTAGGACCACCTGGTGTTCTATGTGGTTTATTTAATTCAACATTTTTACCGTGAAGTTTTGCTTCTCTTAAAATATCTTCTTCCGTTTCTGTTTCATAAATGTATGGGGCATCAAGGTAAATAAGTCTTTTACCTATTTTAACTTTTTTACCTAAATCAGACTCAACCATTAAAGTATCATCTTCATTTAAGTCAATTTTACCTTCATTCCAAAGTTCTCTAACTTCATTAACCAAATTAAAATATGATTCAGAATAAACTCTAAATACATTATTAGTTAATGTCATGTTATTATCAATATGATATTTTAACTCATCAGACACTTCAACATTTTCTTTCAAAATCAAAGATTTGTCAAAATGTGACTCTAAAGACTCTTTTATTAATTCTCGTAAACTATCCATTTTATATTTGATTGGTATTTTAATTGTGTATTTATAATAAATAGTCAATAACTATAAGTTTATAAACTATTTATTGGTTATAAACCCAAATTACTATGTTATTAAAAATTAACTCAAAAGGAGAAGAAGTAAAAAAACTTCAATCAAAATTAGGAACAACACCTGATGGTACTTTCGGCCCTGGAACTGAAAAATTGGTTAAAGAATGGCAAACCAAAAATGGTTTAACCCCTGACGGAATTGTCGGTGACGGAACTTGGAACAAAATGTTTCCTGTCAAAATAATTAAAGAAGATGTTGTCATTCCAAAAGATAGTCCATTCAATTTAGAAAAATTAAAAGGTCATATTCCTGAATCAGTAATTGCTCAGATTCCTGAAACTGCGGTAAAATTCAATATCACTAGCCCATTAAGATTGGCTCACTTTTTGGCCCAATGTGGTCATGAATCGGGAGGTTTTAAAGCGGTATCAGAAAATGTTAACTATTCTGTTGATGGTCTTAAAAAGATATTTCCAAAATACTTTCCTGGTAACTTAGCAGAATCTTACGCAAGAAACCCTGAAAAAATTGCATCAAAAGTGTATGGTGGAAGAATGGGTAATGGAGACGAATCAACAAAAGAGGGATTTAAATTTCGTGGAAGAGGATATATCCAATTAACTGGTAAAGACAACTATAAAAACTTTGCGAAGTTCATTGGTGAGGACACTGTGTCAAATCCTGATTTAGTTGCTACCAAATATCCGTTAGCGTCTGCAGCATTTTTCTTTGATTCAAATAAATTATGGTCTATTTGTGATAAAGGGGCTGACGCCATTACTGTAACTGCCGTTACGAAAAGAGTTAATGGTGGAATTATTGGACTTGTAGATAGAATAAAACATTTCAAGGAATATTATAATTTATTAAAATAATTTGGAACCTTTAATTTTTAATAGCGAATTTTTACCTGACGTACAAATCGCAGTTGTTCTATCAGAGCATCCTCAATACGAAGACCTTAAACCAATTTTTGATGAATATGGTTATGGTTTTATGGTGCCTGGTAAAAATCTAATAATTATAGATGGAGAACAATTCATTAATAACTTTAATGCTGATGTTCTTAAGTTTATAGAAGCCCATGAAGTATCTCATATTATTTTAGGACATGATGGACCAAGAAACGACAATGAAGAAATGGACGCCGATTTAGGTGCATATTTATTACTTAAGAAAATAGATAGATTAGGTTCTATTAAAACTCTTTTAAAACATTTTAAAGAGCGTCATGGTGTTGAATTTGATGAAAAATTATTGGATAGAGTAAAAAATTCATTCTAACGCTAGTTAAAAGTGGACTTTTTTAAATAATTTTCATATTTATTTGTTACACATCGCTCCACAAGGAGTGTTCTCATATATCTTTCCAAAAGACCCGTGAATTTAGTTTGACGGGTCTTATTTTTTTACTATCTTTGTAAAAAATAATTATGGAACCAGAAAAAGATATATTTGACCAATGGGCTGAGAAGCGTGAAAAAGAATCTTGGATTATAAGAAAATTAAAATTTATTCCATCGTGGTGGAATCACGATGGTAGATATTACCACAAATACATTAAGGAAGGAGTAAAAAACCTAATTTATTGGATTCCAATCATATGGAAAGACCGAAATTGGGATAGTCATTACATCTTTGATATAATGAAACACAAATTATCCGCTCAAGCCGATTATATTGGTCGTAGAGATTTACACACTCGTGCTCAACAAGATGCTCGTAGAATGAGACTTTGTGTAAAATTAATGGGATTGGTTCAAGAAGAGTTTTATTCCTCAGAATACTCCGATTTTCATAAAACTAAACATTGGTTTGAACCGGTTCCGGGTGACGAAAGATTATCATCTTGGGAGTCACGATTATTAGAAGAAAATTTTGATGATTACTTCAAAAAATACCCACTTATTTACAAAAGAGTAATCAATGGTGAGGGTGTTTTTGGTAGAGAAGGTCGTAAAGACGATAAACAAATCATTGCAATGAATATTGGACACATAAATCACGATAGAGCAAGAAAATTGTTATTCAATATTATGAGTGACAATATTGAGGGTTGGTGGGATTAAATTAAAAAAAAATAAGTTATGATAGGAGTTTATGTAATTATGTTTTTTGTTGTTTTAGGTATCTCAGCCCTTTGGGTTAAAGGTATCACCGATATGCACGAAAAACATCCCGATTATAGAGGTGAAGATTTATTTGGGGACGGATTTAATTTTGATGACAAAAAAGAAGACGAAGAAGATAGAAAAGATTATGACGAAGATTAAACTATTTTTACTATCTTTGTAAAAAAATAGAAATTATGAAAATAACAATGTTGAGTGATACTCATAATAAACACAAACAAGTTACATTAGATTTACCTGGTGGAGACTTGTTGGTACATAGTGGTGATATCTCTTCAATGGGTTACGAACATGAAATCAGAGAGTTCTGTAAATGGTTTAATGGTATTGAGGGTTATACTCACAAAGTATTCATTGCGGGAAATCACGATTGGGGCTTTCAAGATAATGTTGACAAAGTAAAAGAAATATTAGATTTCTACACTGGAATAACTTATCTTCAAGATAGTGAATTGGTAATCAAAGTTGGTGATGAAAGAGAAGTAAAAATTTATGGTAGTCCTTGGCAACCTTGGTTTTACGATTGGGCTTTTAATCTTCAAAAAAATGGTATTGGATTGGCATCTAGATGGGAAGCAATCCCTGATGATACTGATATCTTATTAACTCATGGACCTGCATTTGGTATATTAGATACCGTTGAAGGTAGAAGACACGATAATTTGGGTTGTGAGTTATTAGCAGAAAGATTAGAAAGATTGAATGTTAAACTTCATAATGTTGGTCATATCCACACAGGTTATGGTTATGTTAGAAAAGGAGATACACATCACTTCAATACTGCGGTTTTAGATGAAAGATACACTTATACTCAAAAACCAATAACTATTGATTGGAACCCTGAAACAAACGAGGTTACTTATGATTAAAGAACTATGTGAATGTGGTAAAGTTGCTGTATGGTGTTACATGCCAGGATATTCTTCTGGCAGTAGCCCATACTTTTGTGACGAATGTGTCCATCGTGGATGTGACTGTCATTATAGACATATTGATGTTAATACATATCATCCTCCATTATACGAGCAAGAATCACCTGAAGGGATAGAAAGTGTTGATTGGAAATGGGTGGAAGACAACAAAGTTTGGACACCCATTGATGATAAAGGTCGGGAATGGCCCTGTTCCGAATATGACCAAGAATTAGAAGGGTATGAAAGAGAAATTAATCCACATATAATATGAAACAAGATAACGATAAAGAGATTTTACTTTGTAACTGTCATTCAACTGACCATCAATTAGTAATACTCTACAGTGAAGATGAATTAGACAATGGTAGTAAATACCCAATGGTATATGCACACATACATTTAAACAAATTGCCATTTTGGGAGAGATTAAAATATGGTTTAAAATATATTTTTGGTCATAAATGTAGATATGGTGCGTTTGATGAGTTTATTTTTAATCCTGAGGATGCAACCAAATTAAAAGAAGTGGTAAAATACTTAAAAAAAGAAAAAACTAAAAAAACTAAAAAACTAAAAAAAAATGGTTAAAATTTATTTAGATGATGTTAGAACACCTGTTGATAAAGATTGGACCGTAGTTAGAAACTACGAACAATTTGTTGACACAGTTACTTACATCGGATTGGAAAACATTGAGTTAATCTCTTTGGACCATGATTTGGGAGATACTGCAATGGCTGAATGGCATAAAAATGTTTATCACAACTATACTTTAAATTATGATAACATTTTAGAAAAAACTGGGATGGATTGTGTGAAATGGTTAATCAATCAATGGTTAGATGGACAACCTGTAGTTGAAGTGGTAGTACACTCTGCAAATGCCGTTGGTAGTGCGAATATGATGGGATACATAAACAACTACAGACACATTCACAGATTACCTCAGAATTGTGTTAGAGTTCAAATTGAACATACAGTATAAAAAGGCGGAGAAATCCACCTTTTTTGATATTTATTAATATGGCAGACCAAAGTAACTTTTCAAGATTCCCAAAAAAACAATTAGTTTTTATTGCAAGTAAAATTGTTGATGATGGATTTGATTGGCAATCATTAGATAATGATTACGAAAATGAATATGAAGATTGTGAAAAAACACTTAAAAATGTCTCCTCATACTTTAATGAACCAGTTGTTGAAGAAGATGTTCAATTTTTTGCTAAGTTTTTAGAAATTAATGATGATTTACTTTCTCAAATATTTGAAAATAATGATAAAACATTAATAGAACAACTTATAATTCCTCAAGCAAACGATTACTTAATCGAATATACTGTTAATGGTTCTTGTACTTTTGAAGAAGAATATGAATCAACATTTTCATCCTATGATAAAAATTGGGTTTTGGGTTCATTAGAGGTTCAACGAAATGATGGGAATTGGGATTTCTATTCAGGTACTTTAAAAGATACTCACTATGATAATTGGGAAATGAACGATTGGGAAGTTGATAAGGTAAAAGAAGCTCCAAATAATGTACAAGAATCTTTATTAGATAAACTTGTTTTGGAAAATACTCAAAGTTCAATCAAATCTTTAAATAAAAAAACTTTATTAAAATTAAGAACTCTTATTAACTCGAGACTTAACAGTCTTTAATTTAGCTTCTTTTGCCAAATCCCCTAAAGTTTTCTTTTTTTCTGGTTTAGGAGGAATATACCCTCTCTTATATTTAAATTCAACCTCAACAGGACCTGAAGTAGTTATGTTTGAATTATATCTCCATATGGTAATAGTTTCTTCGTCTTCATAGACTTGTTCCCATTTAACCGATTTTGTAGATACCTTTGTGTTATTTATTACTGTCATTTGGTAAAGATACAATATTTTTTTTAATCTTCCCAATCATTTTTTCAATTTGTGATTTTCTAAATTCAAGATTTTTCAACATATCAGCGTTAGCATCAAATAAATTTTCGGTTGAATCAAGAGTCTTATATTTTCTTTTTTGTTTGACCGTAAATGAAATATTGGTGTACAAAGGTGGTTCATAAAATCTAGTTACATTGCCCCTAAGTTGACCAATTTTAAGTTTTTTGTTTTTAAAAAGAATAAATTCTTCAGTTTCCGAATTAACATACATAAAAATATTCACAATCCTTTCTGAATATCTATTGGCGTCCAAATAACTATGTACTTCAAAAAAAGTATCCCCATCAGGTTCAACAAAAGATTCCGCTTTAGTAAATGGTTTAACTTGGATTGTAATATCCTTACTTGGATTCACAATAACAATATCAATTCCTTTTTTTGTATCTCTAATATCTCCTGAACAAAATCGTTTCATTTCTCCATTAGGGAATCTATTTTTTAAGATATTAATAGCGAACATCTCATTTTTATTCCCTGATATTATAGTACCCATATTTAAGTCAACCAATTCTTGTGTGTAAGTACCTTTTGGTCCAAACAAATCATTTTTGTTCTCTTCAACCCACTTACGTAAATCTTGTTCACTTTCTCCAACTGGATTTGAATTTTTAAATAACTCTTTTATCCTGTCTTTTACTTTTGAATTAGTGTCAAATCTATTTAGTACTGACCAAACATCTTCATCTGAATGAGGAAAAATATTTATTACTCCCGTATCCGTAATACAATCGTCATTTGGGTTTGGAGCTTTACCCCATTTCCCAATCGGTTTGTAAATACTTTCAAGTTGTTGTCTAATAAAAGATGGGAATGTATCTGTGTTAGTTTTATAAAACTCAGATAGATTCTCAGATTGTTCTTTAAGGACTTTTTTAATTAATTCTCTCATACCATAATAAATACCCGTAATAAATAAAAATCCCCTCGATTAGGAGGGGATTAGTTAAATAAAAGGTTCCTATTATTTTTTTGGAGGAACCATAGTAAGTTGTGATGTCATACCCATTGCAGCACATACCGCAATTGCGTATTTACAAAGAGTTAAAACAGGTTCATCTAACCCTAATGAAAAAGTTTCATTTGCAATTAAAATTGCCGTTGCTGATGACCCTAAACTTAATGTTAATTTTTTAACACCTAAAAAGAATTCCGGAGTTTCCGCATTCCATCTTTCAATAATTGATTTAATTAATTCCATAGTTTGATAATTTACTTAATTATAAATATCTGTAAAATATTGATTGATAACATTTCAACTATAGAATTTTTCATTATTAATATTAAATAATTCGAGATTAAAGACATAAACCAACACTACCAGTTATTGTACCTACTGAAGTAATCCTTTGATTTGTTGTCGCCATTTTTGTTTTTATACATAAATATACGGAAATAAAAAAAGGGAAGATAAATTGTCTTCCCTTTTAATCCCCCCTTTCGAGGTTGGTGTGTTATGTTTTTTTATTTAATAAAAAAACATTTAAAAAGACAAGGATAGGTTACCATTTTTTAAGGAAAATTTAAGAGTACCGCTCTTGTAAAACCCCCGTGTTTTGATTGAGACCAATTTTTTGATTTTAAGAAGGGAAATCAATCTTCTGATGAGTATGGGCAAACCACCGTTTTGAAAACCTTCTATTTTTTTTAATCTGTGATAAGACCTTAAGATTTACTCATTCGTAGGTCACCCATTCTATTCTACCTAAAACTCGCCTTTAACATCCGTTCTACCCAAACCATCGTTTATTTCCTGTTAACCTTTCAGTTATCTTTGAGTACCTCCTCAACCGGCAATCTGATAGGGGCTCCATATTGCTCGTCATTTCTGACTCCCTATGGGGTTCTGCTGTAATAGGTCTATCTGATATCTTATCACAGAATAAATTATGTGTGTGTACGCTCTACCATTATAGCTAAAACTTGGTCACCAGGATTACGTTTGTTGGAATCGAACCAACGACTTTACACTACACATTTTATTTTAATTTTCGACCTTTAACCCAATCTTCTTGAAGATAAATGTTAAGGTCTTCTTTTTTTATTTTTTTATTCTCATCACCTTTAGTTATCCAACAAGTACCAAATTGTGAATTTTTATTACCTATTCCTGTATTTTTTTTTAACTTAGATAACAATTTTTTTGTCTTTTCCGAATGATTTTTACCTAACCACCAACCTGATGATTTATTCCTACCATCTTGAAATGTTTTTTTAGCAGTCTCATATAAAATTACCACCATTTTATCTCTAAATTCTTTATTTTTCCATTTTTCAGTAATCCATTTAGATGAGCCTTCACACATTTTTTTATGATGTTCTTCACTAATGAACCCACCTTGACCACCTTCTTTAAGGTTTAAACATAAATTATCGGATAATAATACTTTATCAACAATTTTTGTTTCTCTAATTATCAATTCTTCCCTTGATGGAAGATATTCTAAAATTTCTTTAGTATGGTTTTCGTTACCATATTTTCGGATAGAATAACGTAATCGTTTTCCACTACCCATATAACCATCTTCTAAATTAGAGGTACTGTGCATTCCGATGTAATACATTTTAGTAACATTACACGTTGTTTTATAAATGTAATGTATGTGTGGTTTTTTTCTTGGCATCTTGTTCTTTTACTATAAATATCTCGAATAATAGTAAAAGAACAAAAATGTCTATGGTGGTATCAGATGGGTTCGAACCACCGGCACAGAGTCTTTCGTTACTCCTGCTCTACCAAAGGAGATAAATCTCCACTGAGCTATAATACCATATATTTTAGTGAGTGTATGCTCTACCACTGAGCTACTTGCTTTTCATCAAGATACACAAGGCCGGAATTAAACCTGACGACACAACACTCACCTATTTTTTTTCTGTTAAATCAACTTCAATTAAAACATTTTTTAATCCGTAGGTTACCCCTAATATTGGTGAGTAATCCATAACCAATTCTTCGTACACATCGTACTCTACTAACTTTTCCATATCTTAATTTCTTTTGACAAAGATATAAAAAACAATTTACATAGACAACATCCAACCCATTTTATTTTGTTCTTGATATTGAGAATAAGTACATTTTTTCATTGTCTTATAATCAGGTCTCAATTTAACATGAGTAGGGTATTTCTTCTCGTGTTCTTTGTGTTCTCTCACCACTTTTGCATAAGCTTCTCTTTTACTTGGTGCCCACACATCATTAAATCCACCACCAATCCAATTAAATAAATAAAGGTATTCTCCGTTAACACTTCTATACAATTTCTCTTTAGCCATAATGATTAGTTTTAAATCCGATACAAAGATATAACAATATTTGATTCTGCCAAACTATTTATAATAAAAATTAAGCCTCTCCTTAAATGGAGACTTTTAGGACCGTTCCAGTTATGGAACACATAAAGAGAACGACTCGCTACCGTTCTCTTTTTTTTCCACTATAATTGAATAGAAGAGTTATTTTGTTGTAAATTTTCCATTAAAACCTCAAATTTGGTAAAAATTTTCCACTAAAGATTATCTTATTTAATATTTATATGTATTAAACATTAAAGATGGCAAAAACTACAAAATCTACAGCAGGAAGTCAAAAAGTAATCTTCGGTAAAAAGGGTAAAGGTAAAGCTCAAAAAAGTTTTAACAAGCACGATAATAAGGAGAGAAACTACCGAGGACAAGGACGTTAGTCTGTAAATTTTTTTAAAATTTCTTATATTTTTATCATGATAGATAAGAAACAGAGACTCTTTCGCCTAATTGAAAATTATATTAATGATTTTCAGGGAGAATCTGTACAAAAAATATACGGTGAGGGTTCTAAAATTAAAGTTCACACAATGACTGAAAGTTTTTCTACTAATTTTTTACTATTTGAAGTTGTTGTTATGTTAGGAGAAACAATCAACGAATCAGTTATGGACGATTCTCTCGCAAATGTTTTAATCCAAGATTCGTTAGTATATTTCTTCCCTGAACACCAAATAAAAACTTATGTTAGATTTGATGTATAAAAGTTTTGGTAATAAAAAAAAATCATTATCTTTGTAATCTAAATCAATAGATATGAAACTATTAAAACTTTTCTTATTATCTTTTTTATCAATCCCATTATTTTTGTTTTTATACATTAGTACATCATTTCCTGAAGGTGTGAGTGTTTTAACTCACTATGTTTTTGGTAATGGTGAAAAATTAGAATTAAAATCTGATTATTTACCAAAATCACCTGTGATTATTAATTCGTTAAAATCAATGAATATTGGTGAAACAAAAGTTATACGATTTTCTCAGGAAAAAGATTGGAGATTATCTTACGCATTGAATCCGTTTAGATTAAAAAAATTAAAAAATGGTTTTGAGATATACCAATATATCCAATTTGATAAAACGGGTAAAGTGTATACTATTGTTAATTTGGGAGGTCATAAAATTAAAATATACGATAATTGGGTAAATTTACTTAACCCAACACCGTATATGTTAACTTATTCTTATACTTTCAAACCGTTAACTAAACAGTTTTAGTTTTTGGTATTTCAATTTCAACAGGGATTCCTTTATACCCTCTTGATTGTTTGTAGGATGCAAGTTCTTCAATTCCTTGTATGTAATTTCCACAAGTAATTTTAGATAACGCATTTTTAACAGTACTACCAACATTTTCAAGTGAGTATGCACTTGGGTTATTTTTAAAATTATTAAAATCGTAAATGTCTTTTACAATATATGAATTACCGTTATCAATTACTTCTCCATTTCCAATTGTTAAACCTATCGCCTTTGCCAATCCAGGATTTACCACTTTTTCTTCTCCTTTTTTAATCTTGGACCAATCGGTATCTTGGTAGAATGATACATTACATTTCTTATTTCTTTTACAGTTTGGATTGGAAGGGAAATAAGAATTAACTTTATTTGCTATTATTTGTAATTCTTCGGGTTTAAAAAAATTAGAGGTAATTGGGGTTGTTTGACCCCCTAAAAAAGATAAAAAAGCTCTAATATGAGGAGGAAGTGGATTAAGTGAAACTGTTTTTGAATCAATATACCCTTTAAACTCTTCCAATCTTTTTAAAGGACTTGAACAGAAATTTTTTGTTTTATCCCACCAAGAATCTTCTTTTGAAGGAGCTACTTTTGCATTTACATTAACTTTTGGTTTATTTGTTGCAGTTGTAGATAATTTTTGATTAGTTGCCGATGTAAGTGGTTGAACACCTAACGCCTTTGCAGTTATCGGTCCCACATTACCTGTTTGTTTAATACCTTTTTTCTTTTGAAATTGTCTAACAGCATCTTTTGTTGCCGGTCCAAAAACTCCATCGTCTTTAATTCTAAATCCGTTAAATATAAGGGCTTTTTGTACTTCTTTAACACCACTAGGTAAATTATTATTTCCATAATTAGGGATTCCAAAATTTGGGGCTCCTACAACTGATTGTTCTTTAAGAACTCTTTTAACGATTTGCTCTAAATCTGATTCCGTTAATTTTATTACTTTTTTCATATTTTTTTTTTAATTCTTACGAGTTGATAAATAACCTGCCAATCTTTCTGATTTTTTTTTAAAGAATTCTAAATTTTCTTCAGTTATTTCAGTTGGTTTCAAATAATCGACACCTATTGACCCCATTAATTTTCCTGACCCAAAATCAAATAACCCAACAATATAAGATGATTTAGCTCCTGTTGCCTCAGCACCTGTTTTTAACCCAAAAGTGGCGACTGTGGGGTCATCATAATTTGAAATCTCAACAAATCCTGTGTTCATCATTTCAATAAAAAATCTTGAATATAATGAGATTGGGATATTTGTAAATATGTTTGATACAGGTAAAACACCAGGTCCATCAACTTCATACACTACAGAAAATTTTTGCATGGACTTATTTGAATGCAAAAAATGTCCTCCATTATGTATTTGGGTGACCCAAACTCTATCACAATCTAAATTATTTAAAATATCTTCTATTTCTGTTGTTATTTTTTCAATCGAAATCATTTCGATTTGTAATTCGTCTTTTGGGGTTTTTAATTTTTTTTGTACCCACAATATTGCCGCAGGCCCTAATAAGGCGGTAATTAGTGCTACAATAACACTTCCAAAAATTTCTATCATATGTTGGGTCATTTACTTTATTGGTTTAAAGTTATTAATAAATATGAAAGAGTCTTAAAAAAAGGATAATTTTGTAATTTTAATGGAAAATTTGTCTTTTGGTAAAGAAGGAAATAATTATTATTCTTATAGAATAATAATATAATATTAAAATATAAAAAAATAAAATACTAGTACTAGAACTAGTTATACAAAATCTACACAACACTCAAAACCTAACACACCCTCCAAAGTTTTTTGGACTGTTGTTGGTCTATATGTTTCTCTTTCTAATAGTGATTTAATTTGGACAAATAATGCAAATGAATCAGGAACCCACTTACTTAAACTTTCATCATACTTAAAAGTTGGTGTCATGTCAAAATCACATATTGTCATACCACTAAATGATATGTCCAAAACCGATTCACATAGTTTTTTTATTCTATTTTTGTCCATGTCATATTGGAATTTAAAATTGCAGAATAAAGGTGTTTTTTATTCCATGAGGTAGGTTCAATCAAAGAAAGATATCTCCCACCATTATTATCTTCATATAAGTGATATATCTCACCTACAATCGGTTCAAATCTATAAGACGACTCATAGACCTCTTGGGTAATAATAAACGATTTTTGGAGGGTTTCCACTTCTTTAATCAACTCTTTATATCGTGTATCAAATATTTTGTTCGCTTTGTCCGTTCCATTTCTTTTAAATGGTGTTAAATCGGTAGGTACAATCTTTGGAGCCCCCACATGATGGGGATATTCCATTAAATTTGGTTTAAGTTCAACCTTGTCGATGTGTGATTGTGTAGACATAAAAAAAGCCCCATTGAGTGGGGCTTAAATTATAATTATTATTTTGGTAATGTTCAAGTTATTGTCCTTTAATCATTCCAATTCCGTGTTTTAAAAACTCTTTTGCTCTTTGAGACACATGTTGCATTCCATAAACTTTTTCAATGTCTTTAACTAACTCTTCTCCGTGTTCGTTCTCTTTGTAAAGTTCAATAATTTTGTCCATCGCTCTATTACATTCTCTTTTAGTTTCATCAAAATAATTGTAAGGCTTAAAGTCTTTTAAGTGGTTCATAACATGATATGCCAAATGTTCCCCACCATCGGAAACTTTTGGATGAAGTCTTAATGTTTTTAATAGTTCAAGTCTATCAACCAATCCGTTGATTCCACCTTTTCTTATTTTAACACCTTGGATATAATCTTCGGCGTCTTCGTCACCAACAATCTCCTCTAAAGTTTTAACATTCCCACCATGGCAGAATTTTTTGTCTTCTTCTTTTTTTGATTGTTCCGAAATATAAAGTTTTTTTATTGACTCTATTTCTGATTCTGTAATTTCAAATCTTTTACTCATAACAATAAATATACAGATGTTTAATTAAATTTAAACCATTGGAATTCATTGTATTTATCAATATGAAAAAAATAGTAATATTCATAGGTATTATACTCATAGGTATAACCTCAAATGCTCAAGACCTTATCACAATTAAACATACAAACTATACAAGTACATTTAGTAAATCAAAAATGTATCCTGTGGTTGTTGAATGGTGGTTAACAAAATCTATGATTACATGTCCAACACCATTAAAAAGAAAAAATAATTTTAAACCCGACCCTCAAGCAATAACAGAAACAAATATTGCTCAAGATTATGTTGGTAGTGGGGTAGACAGAGGTCATATGATGCCCGCCGCAGAGAATCTTTGTCAAACACAATTAATACAAGATGAATGTTTTTATTTTTCAAACATGTCACCTCAATACCATTCATTAAATGCTGGTGATTGGAAATCTGTTGAGACTTTAGAAAGAGAAATTTCAATAAAAGAAGATTCAATACATATTTGGTGTGGAAATATCGGAGAAATAAAACGAATAGGTAGGGTTGCGGTTCCAAAACAATGCTGGAAAGTAATTTACATTAAGAAAACAAAAACATTTAAATCTTATTTGTTTTACAACACCATAAATAAACCTGATGGTATTAAAAATAATTTGGTTAAATTAGAAGTTATTGAAAAATTAACTGGATTAAAATTTAAATAAAAAACCCCCTTAATAGGGGGTTGTTGTTAAAATAATTTTTGAGTATCGTTATACAATCGTTTCATACTTGACTCAATTACATTGATTTGTCGTTGGTCTTCCTCTGTAACTTCAAAACTTTTAGCTTTAATCAATCTTACTTGCTCTTGAAGTCTTTGATATCTCAAAAGCATATCATCATATAATTTTGCTTTTTCTTGTTGTGTTAAATGTTGTGCTCCCATTTTGTTTTTTTTTATAATTTACTAATAAAAATTAAATTGTCATTAGTTTTCGTATTTTATATTTGAGAAAGTTTTATTTATCTCATCTAAATTGTGAAAAATCCTAGTTTTTAATTCTGTGTGAATTTGTTTACCTGATTTTAACATGGACATAAGTTCATCCATCTTAGAGATTATGTCATTAACCGCATCTTCAATATCGGAGTTTCCATTATCCGAAGATGTTGTCATAGGTTGACTATAAATATCTAAATCCATTGCTGCGGTGTTTGACGCTTGTTCTACCAATTTTTGATATTGTGATTTAGTTAGAATGTATTTAGACATATTTTTGTTTATATTTATAAATACTAAATAAACTAGTATTTCTTTATTATGATAACAATAAGTGAAAAAGCATTAAACCATGTTATTGGATTAATGATTGAAGATGGTAAGACACCTGACACCTATAACCTTAGAGTGGGTGTTAAAGGTGGCGGATGTAGTGGATTATCTTACATTATGGAATTTGACGATAAAATCACAGAATTTGATAAAATTGTTGATTTAGATGGTGGATTAAAAGTATTAATTGATAAAAAATCTCTTTTATATTTAATAGGGACCACATTAGATTATTCTGATGGGTTAAATGGTAAAGGGTTTGAGTGGATTAATCCTCAGGCTTCTCGTGTTTGTGGTTGTGGGGAGTCTTTTTCTCTTTAGAATCTTTCCAATCTAACCACATCGCCCAAATTACGATAATATTCATACCAAAAGATGTTAATATTTCATAAATGTCTTCATAAATGTTAATACTTAAATGGATGTGTCCGACAACCCAAAAAGGAACTGCTAAATTTGAACCAACCCATCTTATTATAAATTTAAATGCTTCCATGTTCAACAATATAATTTTCAAGTGTAACATTTTGAGATTCACTTTTTAATGACAAATATTTTTTTATTAGATAATAACTATACCCATATCGTTCTTTTAACGACCATTTATAGTTAGTATTTCTTATTACTCCATCAATAAAATATTCCATATTACTATTTTTACGAGATATTTGATATACATTTAATTCTGTAATATCCTCAAACCATTTTTTAAGTATTTTTTGGTATTGATGGAAATCTAATGAGAATATGCTAAAATAAGAACTGAAATATTTTTGATTATACCATAATTTCCCATCACTTGTAAAATGAAAATACCATTCTTTGGTATCAATATCTAACAACCATAGTTCTCTCCCAAATGGGTGATAGATTTTATTTGATAAATCAGAATCTAATTTGCCAAAAATAATTTTTTGTAGTCTTTTACTTTGGAGTACGTCTACCATAAAAATAGGGTTTATTAGTTTCTCCACATATAGATAAGACGACCTTCGGGGTTAAAAACATTAAAACCTATTGCCACTTTATCTTCAATATTAAAATAAGGAAAATATTTTTTAAGATGATGACTGACTAAAAAATGAGGGTCAAAGTCTTTATCATACATATTTTTTTTTGTAATTGAATCGTCGTTTAAAAATATATTAATATCAAATCTATCCCATTCGGTCCCAAATGTTTCTTCGTCTAAATCGTCATAACGAATGACAATACGGTCAATCATAGGATATATCTCTTTGATAACACTAGAATTAAGTAATTTAGTTAGTCCTTTTATTTTATATTGCTCTATCATTATTAATCAATTGTTTTAACTGGTAAATTAAAATTTTTCATAAACCAATTTTTAAATGGTTCATTCCACATATCACCAAAATAACCGTTTAATTTCCTTACATAATCATCACCAATAGTAACCATTGGACACTTTTCACTTGCAGGACTATTAGGGTTAAAGTAATCACATTCGTACCAATAAAAACATCCTTCATCATCCCCATCATAATCTCCAATATAAAATACTACTCGATTAGTATCATCCCACTCTTCACCTGTTTCATCATCATATTCAACAGGGTGTGTCCAATTAATATCATTAAAAAGTTCCTTAATGTAATTAGTAATTGTCTCGTCTAATTTAGATTCTGTAATTATGTATTTCATTTTAATCTTCTAATAATTCCCAAGTCACACCTAACCAATAGTCACGACCTTCTTTTAATCCGGTATATCCGGTAACCAATTCAATGATATTTTCCATGTCAAATGGGTGATTATAATTATTCGCCTCGTACACTAATTCAAAATAAGGATAATCACCATCATAGGCTGACCTTATTTCTTTTACAATTCTAATTAGAGGATAAGGATGAACAGTACTTTGGTCAAAAAATGCATCCAATAATTTTTGAACTTTTGTACTATCCATGTCTATATTATGCCAAATCTGATTTTGATTTATCATCTAAAGAAGCATAAATTGGCTCCGATTTTTGTCTTGTAGATTGAGCAAGTTGTTTTACAGAATTTTCATAATCTTTTGAAGACGCATATCTTTGACCTCCAGAGTTAACAAAATTATTTAACAAATCTGACGCTGTTTTATTTCCTGCCAAATATTTTCTAGCGATTAAATCATAATATGTTTGAATACCACTTTGGACTGACCCATGACTAATATTTTTCCCTGAATCAATATTCCCAACATTAAATGGGTTTTTTGTTCTAATAGGTCTTGCTTTTGGGTTACTCGAAAAACCTCCTTCAGTCGCCAATTGGGCCAATGCCAATTCCGCAGGAACATATTTTTTGTATTGATTATAAGTATTTTTTGCCGCATCCGCCAACATAGAACCGGTAATACCTAAAAGATTTGATGACCTATTTGTAATAAAATTATCTGCAATTTTTTGATAGGCCTTATACCCTTCAGAAGTATTAAGGTCTAATGTTTTAAATGTGGTATCACCTCCTTTAATTATTGGAGACCCTGCTGAACTTTTATCAAAAGTTTTAGATTGTGTTGTACTATCTGAGGATTGTGTTGTGGAATCAGAATCACCAGTTGATAACATATTTTTAATAAATTTACTAAGGGAATCATCCCCTATTTGTTCTGAGATTAGATTAACTAATTCTTGTCTTGTAAGTCTTACGACATATTTTTTTCCCATACATATAAATATACTATTTTATCATATAAATAAATTCTCAACTATAACAAATCCCACCAATCCTTCAATATAGTTCACAATTTGTTCTTCAGTATATTCATTTAATGGCCTAAAATTAATTTCACCCTCAACGCTGTCATCAGGCATAAATCTTAAATCTTCAAGAACTTTTAAATTTTCAAGTCTAATAACATATCTATCCACAGTTTCATCCAAGATAACATTATACCCACCATTTAACATTTTTCTATGACTATCGTAATGTTCAGGATGTAATAGTCCCTCAAGAGCAGGAGACATTGTTATGGTATCAGCGCCTCCTCTAAAAGAAGATTTGTGAATTTTTGATGATACCTCAATAAACTTTTCAATTAAGGTTTTATTCCATTTTAATTGTAATCCAACTTCAGGTTCGTTATGTTCTTTCCATCCCATAAAATCCCAAGTAATAATATTTTCCATAGTATTGTTTTTAGATAAAAACCCCTCACGATGGAGGGGTTATAAGTTATTAGATAACTGAAATTTCGTTAATTTTAGTTCCCGCTTGAATTTGATTGATAACATCTAATCCTTCAATAACTTTACCAAAACAAGTATGGTTTCCATCTAAATGTTGTGTCCCTTGTCTGTTATGACAAATAAAGAATTGGGACCCTCCTGTGTTTCTTCCTGCGTGTGCCATGGAAAGAACACCTGTGTCGTGAAATTGTCTTGGAGCACTTACTTCACACTCAATTGTGTAACCTGGTCCACCACTACCAGTTCCATTTGGGCATCCGCCCTGAACTACGAAATTAGGAATAACTCTATGGAAATTTAACCCATCATAGAATTTTTTACCTATTAAATCTTTGAAGTTGTTTACTGTGATTGGAGTTTCATTGTCGTATAGTTCGGCAATCATATCTCCTTTGTCTGTAGAAATTTTTACTTTAGTCATATTTTATTTTTTAAGAAAAATAGATAAAGTATTTTGTAATGTCAATTAATAATCAATGTCTGAGTTCTCCATCATTATAACTTCAACGTCTAAACCAATATAATTTTTTATTTTATTACGAATTAATGATTGGTATTTTGTTTTTGCCGCGCTCATTAAATAATTTTTTAATGGGATTAAAACATATATGGAACCAGTTGATGAAAATACAACATCAACTTTTATTGACAATGGGACTTTAATATCTTCAACTATTTCTTTAATTGAGGATATTATTTTTTCTTTTTGTTTTTCACTAATAATTACATCCATGTTAGTCAGTAATTTTTAATTTCATAGGTTTAAACTTTGTTTTTGGTTTTAAAGGAGGATTTAATAAAAACTTTTCATTTAACCAATTTCTTAATTCATTTTCAACAAAAAATTCAGGAACCTCTTTATCGTCAGGTTGTAAACTTGCAAGATTGGCAATATATTGTGCAAACTTTAATTTATATTTTTCATCTAACATAGTCATAAGACCATCTGAAATAAAAAATATTTTAGTTAGTGGGTCTGATAAATTCATTTCACCTTCGGCTATTTGAAATGACTTCATAATAACTTTACTCCAAAATGTTTTGTAGTTGTAAGTTTGTTCTAAACTTGGAGTTAATAGTTTGTTGGCGGCTCTCATTACACCTGCAATTGACCCCGCAATAAATAATTGAGGGATAAACCACGGGAGTAATCTTATTGTGGCTTTAACACCCCCTTGACCAACATCTTTGAAAATTTTTTTCTTTGTTGCCGACCCAACTAACGCCTTTAATTGTCCAAACGTGATTTTTCCTTGGGCCGAACAAAACTTTTCACTATTGCAAATATTTTGTTTTACCGTGGTGAAAGGTTCAATATGTTTTTTAAGTTCTTCAAACTGGTCTTGTGTTACAATATATTTCATTACATATAAATACCATAATAAATAAAAAACCCTCCATAGGAGAGTTTATGTTTCATTATATGAAATTAATTATTGTTGACCAGCTCTTCTTTGATTTCTTCTTGCTTGTCTTGCTAGTCTTTGGTCAAATCTACCTTGTTGTCTAATTTGTTGTGGAGTTAATTGACCACTTAATGCTTGTTGACTTGTTTGAGATAATGCCGGTTGTGTTGTTGTTGCAGGAGCCGCTTGTGTTTGACCAACTTCAGTCCCTAATACTTCATCTGATGTTTGAGCTACGGGTTGTGCGGTTGTTGTGGCGGCTGGTGCTGCGGTTGTTGTGGCGGCTGGTGCTGCGGTTGTTGTAGCGGCTGGTGCCGTTGTTCCTGTTGCAGGCGCTGCCGTTGTCGCTGCCGGCGCCCCTGTTATAGGATTAGGTTTGTTTTCAAAATCTTTTCCCATTTGAGAAAAAGTTTCTTTAAATTTATCCACACTAGCTTGAGTGGACTTCATTGTTTTTGAAAGTGCTGTCAAAGTATTTTGACCTAAAATTCCATCAACTTTTAACCCTGTATTATATTTGGTGTTTAACAGTGTTTGTATCTTCATGATTTTTGCTTTATCATCCAACGGTGGTGTTGATTGTTCTTTAAGTAATTTAGCATTATTATGAAGATTTAATATCTCTTTTTTTTCTGATTCGCTTATATTGAAAATTCCCATTTTGTTTTTTTTATTTATTTTAAATTTATTATTGAGCTAATGACGCTAATATTTTATCCAAATCTGGTTTTCCATTTGCGTCAGTAGGAAATGTTTGTGTTGTTTGAACTTCTTGTGAAGTTTCACTATTAACATCATTACCTCCTAATCTTTGAAGTATTGAGTCTAATTCTTGACTTGACAATTTTCCTGATGGATTACTTCCAATAGCAGTTTGAATATCCTGAGCTAATGGCACCAAATTTGTAGGATTAGTATAAGATTTTACTCTGTCTTTTTTTACTTTAAATTCTGTATCACAAGTATATCCGGTCATTGTACCATTTGCAAGTTTTTTTCTACCAGCATTATAATAAATTGTACCATTAATTTCGTACGCAGTGGTTCTATCTTTTAAAACAAGTTTTTTTGCTCCAGGTTGTATAGGAACACATTTTAAATCTGTTGTCCAACGAGCCTCTCTTTTATTTAATTCTTCTTCGGTTGGAGTTGTTGAGGATGTTGTTTTAGGTTTAATTGGGAACTCAGAAGTTTTAACTCTTTTTGTTCCACTTCCCTGATAATATTTTTCTTCCCCCTTTGGTATTTTACCGGAGTCTCTGTATTCCTGAAAGGTTATGTTTCTATACTCATCCTGCTCTAGTATTGACTCAAGTTTAGTTATCACACCATTATTGGGTGTACCAACAACAGATTGTTCAGAGATAACAGTTCCCGCTTTTGCATTAATAAGATTTTTCATCTTATTAAGTTCTTCAAATATATTAGTTTTTTGATTCACAATAATTTTATTTATAAATATGGTTAATCTTCATAATTGTTATTTTGTTTTTAACTCCCAATTACTCTCCATAATGAATTTAAATTGACTTTCTGAGACGATATAAGTTTTAGACTCTGTAATATCGTGATTACGTTTTAATTTTATTTTCATTAATCCAATAACAATTTCAAATTTTTTAAATTCTTCCGACCTTGGGGTAATAGAATACTCTTTATTAAATTCATTAATTTCTTTAATAGTGTCGGATAATTGCTCACGACTTTCACAAGAAACTAATTTCTTAATAAGTGATGTATATTCTTGTCTTTTATTCATATTAATAAATAGTCTTTAAAATAAAAAACCCTCCATAGGAGGGTTTCTGTTTATTGTTATTTCTTGAGTTTTGTTTTGGTGAGGAAATATCTCACATTTTCGTAATTAAAGAAATGGGTACCCAATACATAACTTGGGTTTCTAAGAGTTTCAAATGTTTGTTGTTCTGTCTGTGTTGTTAGAACAATTTTATTTTCTCCAAATTTAATAGTGTTATAATTTTCCATATTAGAAATATAAGAAAATTTATTCACATATTAAACCTTTATCTTGGATGTTTCCATATTATAGTTTTTGCCACGACATTTTATAAACTTCAAATTCTAATGGGGTACCATAATATGACACATTTATATTGAAAAATGAATTAAGGTCATTAAATATTTCACGCTTTGTACCATTAACATCAGGAGTTGATTCAGATAAATAAAATATTAAATTAATTGTTTTTGATGAATAATTCTCATTACCATAATGGAGTCCTTTTTCTTCAATCTCAAATTTTAATAGATATTTTCCAAATTTATCTTTAAAAAACTCAACAATTCTTGGTAATATCTTTTCAATGTCTTTTTTATTTTTTTCAATTTGAATAATCCTATCTTTTGTTGACATGGTTTGAAACTCTTCAACCCAATGTGGAGCATTAGGACTAATGTGGCTATTTTCTCTTAATATGTTTTTTATTAGGTCTCTCATTACTTAAATAAATACCAATTATTTAAGATTACGACTGGTTTCTTTATCAATATCTCTTTTTTTGATGGTTTCTCTTTTATCGTAAAATTTTTTACCTCTGGCAAGCACAACTTCCACTTTAAATAACCCTTTTTCGTTTTCGTATAATCTTGTGGGAATTATGGTAAGACCTTTATCCAAATCTTTCTTGATTTTGGTTAATTCTTTATTTTTTAAAAGTAATTTACGGTCTCTTTTGATGTTATCATTCCCAATACCTGAAATGGAGACATTTTTCATGAATAATTCGTCATTTTGAAATGAACAGAATGAATCAACAAAGGTTAAATGACCTTTTCTAATGAATTTAACTTCAACTCCTGTTAATACAACACCGGCCGTGTAAGTATCAATAAATTCATAGTCAAATCTTGCTCTTTTGTTTAATATGTTGATTTTATTTCTCATTTGGCTAAGATACTGTAAAATATGTTAATAATGCTAAATCTTTTTCCTTACTAAATCTTTTAATATCAATTTCTATTCCAAGTTTGTTTGCCAATTCCAAACCTTTATCCCAAGCATCAACCTCATTGATAAATCTTTTCATTGAAAACTCTTTTGGTTTCTCATCTTCATCAATATTTTTGTAACAATTTACTCCTACATTTGTTACAGGTTGTAAAGCATGTCCACACTCATGTAATAATGCATATAAACCGTTTTTTTCAAGATTATATGAACGGTGAATACATATTAGTTTTGAATTATGCCCAACAAACCATGTTGAATCGGTTAATTCTACTCTAATACCTTTTTCCTTTGAGATATAATCAACAACTGTTTGGAAATTTTTTGGAAATGTCTTGGTCTTTCTCATATTTTACTAAGATACAAAAAAAATTCATGAAAAACTAATGAATTATTTTAAGTTATTTTATGTTCAAATTCTTCAAATTTTTCGTTAGGAATACAAACACAATCCAAACATTTACCCGTTTCAGTATTAAAAGGCACCCCCTCTTGAAATCTTTTAACAACATATCCTAAAGATTCAATTTTATTTAACAATGATTCTTCAGAACTCCCAAATTTATTTAAAAGAGGCTCCTCAAATTCAACAAATAAGTAAGGTCTATGTTTTTCTATTGTTTTTATTGCGCCATCAATAACAAATGGTTCATACCCTTGGACATCTATTTTAATAAAGACAATATTGTTAAATTCATAATCATCCAATTTTTTTGATTCAACTATCTCAAAATTTTCAGAGGTCTCATTAACCCGAACATTACCAAAATTCACATATTCTTCAGAAAAATAATCAGGTTTTTCTATTTTAACAAATTCATTTTTATCCCCTAATGCGACATTATGACAATATGCATTATCAATACCATTTAAGAATACATTGGTACACAATTGATAGTAGATTATCCTTTGTGGTTCAAAACTATGGACTTTACCATTATCTCCAACCAAATGAGCAAAATCTACTGTAAAGTTTCCATTATTTGCACCAATATCAATAATATCTTTACCACCACAATCAATTTGATTTTGTTCAAGAAAATCAAACATATATGATTCGTATTGCCACCCTTCTAAGATAGAACTTGTTACCGCATTATCTTTTGGGAACAATGCATACAATAAAGAATTTGTATGAAAGAAATTTACAAAATCTTTTTTACTAATTTGGTATAAAATTGTGTTAAATTTTGTTTTCATTATTTAGTATATCTAAATTGATTAAAGAACCAACGATAATTTTCATAAATCCAATCACTAACATCTTTACCTAATAATTCTTTTGCTCTTGACCTTACAGGTTCCAATTTGGTTCTGATTTTATGGTCACCATAAACACCATAAACTTCATCATCCTCTTTTGTTATTTGTTCAATGTTATCAAAATCGTGTTCAAAATATGGAATTTCCAAATAATCATAAACTTTCTTCATTGTTTGCTCAGGATATAGACATAAATCTTCAAATCTGATAAATAACATCTTACTATCATTACCCATTCTAAAAATTTCACCTATTCTTTCCATCGCCATACCAACAGGAGGACTTTGAGCCCAAATATCAACTCGTTTAGGTACGGTTGTTCCTTGCATCTTACTCCAATCCAATATATTGTTAGACTTTTCTGGACTAGACCTAAAGTTTTTTTCCATTGATGCGAAAATATCTCTTAAATCTCTAACCATACATATAATTTTAGGGTTTGGATTAATAGTATTTAAGAAATCATAGTGAATCCCCCATCCTCTACTTTTATCCACAACAAATTTCTTATCTGTTATGGCGTTATAAAACCCATTCATCCCTTCTTTACAAAAATTCAGAAAACCTGATTTCATTAATTCAGAATCTTGAGCAATAAACTCAGATGATTCGGTATAATTGGTTCTGGCAGCAAAGATTAGTTCTAAAACCCCTGATGTTGGAGTTACATATAAGTCAGGGTTTTGCCCCATTATGTTTTGTAGTAAAGTTGACCCCGCTCTTGGAAGTGAACTTTGATAAAATATTTTTTCTACCATATTGTTTTATTATTTATTAACATTTGCCATTGGGAATGGTTTATTTGGAATTTCCTTTTCTAAAAAAGGACAGAGTAGTTCCCAACTATCTCCACCACAGATATTCATTTCTAAAAAGTTAGGATTTCCTTTAAAATATTCTCTAACTTCATTGTTATACTCTTCATAATATTTTACAAAACTTTCTTTAGTAAATTCATTTGTTTCAAAGTGTCTTTTATAAATCTCAATTCGTAGTGATTTATCAGTTTCATTGTCAAAACGCCTACCATTTCTACTTGTTAACCACCTACTTACAGAATCCCACCACTCTTCGGTATCTCTAACGGTTAGAATGAATTTACTATCAGGGACATGTTTATCTAATACCTTGTATAATTTATTGGTGTTAAATGGTCTATCTTTAAAACAATCATAATTGTCAATTAAATCAAAAATAACCTTATATTTCCCTTCAAATGCTGCCATTGAAACATCCAAATTGTTAAGTTTCATTGGGGAACATATCTTATCATAACCTAATATCTTCCAAGAATTTAAAAGAGAAGTTGTTGCCGTTTTATTAATTCCTATGCAAAATATTTTCATTAATTTAAATTGTCTTCGTTTCTACTTTTAAAATAACCTAATAATGTTGGGTTATACTTGGTAGGTTCTCTAAACTCTAACACCCCGTCATCATTTTTGATAATTTCAGTATCAATATTTAGTTCGTTTAATAAAAAATGTCTCTCAAGATATTTTCTATCTAAAACACTTCCATGATACAAATGATAAACAATACCATCCAAATAAGAATATTTTAAATCAAGAGATTTTAATTTTTCCGTAAACTCATTTTTCTTATCTGAATTAAATGAATTTATTTTAAGTGGTCTCCTAATAAATTTAGGTAGTAACATCTTATCGGCTCCTCCAAATATCGCATATTCGTACATTCCAATCTCGTCAAAGAATTTCCTATGGACCCCAACCGCATATCCTGAACTAAATGGACCTTGTTCCTCACTATATCTCATATCTAAAAGTATTTTGGATATGTACATCACTTTATCATAGAACGGGTCTAAAACAAAGGCTTCATGGTAAGGATAGACGACATCACACTCGTTTAGTTTCTCATCAATTCTATTTATCCAATTATCATCTTCAAATATTACATCACCATCCAAACAAACTATTTTAGTATATTGACTTGGGAGTTTATTTACCAAAATATTAAACAAATTTTCTTTATGAAACATATAAGAATTTGATTTAACATGGAAAATGTTTTCTCCCTCATCAAATGTTGGTGTCTGACCATCATAAACTAATTCAATAATGTAATGAGGGATTTTACTTTTCTTTAAAATGTTTGCAACATATAGTTGATTCATAATTGGTTTGGTAAAATCTCCTGCATTGTAAAATACCGAGCAAACCGCGATGTTATCGTTGTTTGGGGATTTGTATTTCTTAATATTTTTTAGTTTATTCAAGGTAATGTGGAATTATAATAGTTTAGTAATTGATTTTGTTATTCTCATATCAGGACCACAGGAACAATTACCTGATTTATGGCATATTATTCCAATTGGTTTTAGCTTTACCCTTAAATCTTTATTTTTAATTAAATTACCAAATTCACCTGAATATTTGGCACCACAATGAGCTCCACTTACCGTTCCATCCCATTTAATTGATAAATTTGATTTTCCAGCGTCACATCTAAACCCTTTAAACTTATTTAATCCTTGTGAAACTAATTTTTGTTGTTGGAAATCTTCTATTATACCATCTTCATAATGTACTTTAGTTGCGTGAGAAGTGTTATTAGGGTCATACCCGTCAAGACCTCTATCAAAATTTTGATATAGATTTTTTTTAATATATGTAAGTTGTTCTTCAGTGTATAAACTTGAGTATTCCCCAATAAATAAATTATCCCCTTTTTTTATAGAATTTTCCGATTTAGTTCTTGCAACAACCCCTTTATATGCAACCGTTATATTTTTTTGTTTAAAATATTCTACCGTATCAAGAACTTTATCCCAATGCTCCGGGTCCATTAAAAGTCCAATACTCATCATAGCATTTTTTCTTTGACCAATTTCAATTAATTCATCAAATTTAGAAAATTTAGCATATCTAGGGTGAAAACTTAAATGCACATTATTTGTTTTTTCAAAAAGTATTTCCCACACTTCTTTAGGTGCACTCCCGTTACTATCCAAACTAACATTAAAATTATTATCATTAAAGAATGTTATTAATTCTTCAATACCCTCATAAAGACTTGGTTCTCCTCCTGATATTGACACAAACCTATTAGAATAATCATTAATTTGTGGATTTTCATTAATTAAGTTGGTGAAAAATTTAATATAAGTTTCTACTAATATCGGTTCTTCCGAACCATTATGAAGAATTGAAGGACAATATTTACAACGATAGTTACACGAATTTGTTACCGTTAGAGTTATATTAAACTCATCACTTACTATTGATTTTATTTTATTCATTTTATTTCGTTTAAAGTTTTAATTTCTAATTCGGTAATTAATTTATCTTTATTTGATTCATTAATAAAATCATCCACATTATTAAAAATTTCACTTAATGAATATTTTGGGTTTTTTTTTTGATTTTGTTGTCCTGACACCACAATATCGTTCATTTCGTTTGGTTCCAAATTAATATATTTTATAATTTCAGAATAATGTTTTTTATAATCAACACCACATAATTGTTCATATGTTACTTCATGAATTGGTATGTCATGAGTTTCACATAATTCTCTTACTTGTTTTTTTTCTGTTATCATATTATTCCGATATTTGGTATATTCATCATATTCTACATTTGTTTTGTTGTATTTATCAATAACAAATTTACTAAACTTACTTGAGAAATTGGTAACCCCTATTTTAGCTAATTTTCGAGAAAAAAATTGTAAAATAGTATTATCTCTTGTTAAATGAATTACCTTAATATTATTTTCTTTAATATAGCATAAAAATTCATCCTCAATATTTCCTTCAACTATATGATTATTGTAAAATACCTTGAATCCTTGAATAGGTTTTTCTATTACTGATAAAAATAAATTTAAATATTTTATAACATTTAAATTTCTATTATAAAGTATTTTTTTAGGGTCATTACCAGTTAATTTAATAATTTCTTGGTAAACTGTAGGGTTTTTATAAAGATGAAGTATTTTATTAATTGTAGTAATATAATTATTTTTTAAAATCTCGTGTTCAAACCTTACTCCTCTTTGATTGTTTAAAAACTCAATTAACATATTAGACCCTGTCCTTGCTGTTGTAATTATTATAAAAGTTTCTTTAGTTGTCTTCATTTCTATTTTTAAAATATTCTTCTATATGACTAAAAATTAAAATATCTGGTTCTTTATACCATTCTAAAATTCCGTCATTGTTTAACCTAATGGATTTAAATATATCCATATTTCTTGTGAATTTATTACGAGAAGTGTATTGTCTGTCATGTCTATCTCCATGATAGACATGATAGGCATTTCCAGTTATAAACCCAATTGATGGTGAACCCAAAGATTGAACCCATTTTTCAAATTCAACTAAATTACCTCCTAAGTTAAATCGGCAATTTGGGCTTAACTCATATTTTTTAAAAATATGACTCATTACATTATCCCCACCTCCCAACACACAATAAGGGTACAACCCATTTGATTTTTTCCATTGAGCTCTTGTCATTGCCCAAGCAAATCCTGTGTGATATGGTTTTTTATCCCAAAGTTCTATTTTAGGGTGATTTTTTTCTTGGAATGACCCTATGGATGGTTTTTCCATAAATGGTGTCCCATCTTTATCTAGCCAATATGCTTGTTCAAATAATTGTATTATATCGTTTGTCTTGAGTTGATTAATAGACATCTCAACCCAATTTTTATTATCAAAAAAAATATCAGAGTCAATCCAAGCAATCAAATCGTATTCGTCAGGAACCAATTTTTCCGCAATATTTAACAAACATTCTTTTTGCCAAAAAATATTTTTATTAGGGTCTACTAAAATCTGAACCCAATTCTCATATCTCAATGTTTGAGATTGTTGACTTGGTAAAAGTAATTCTACCCCAAAAACAGGAACGTTATCAGATGTCATTTTCCCTATAAATTGATGTAAATTATTTATAGGATTATTAAAATCACTAAAGTTAAAATGACAAGTAATTACCGCAAGTTTACTCATATATTAACATTTGATTTGGGAAATTCTTTATTAGGGATTGTTTTACCAAGGAAAGGACATAATAATTCCCACCCTTCACCGTTACAAATATTAATTTCTAAAAAATTAGGATTACCTTTAAAATACTCTTTAACTTTATTGTTATAGTCTTGATAATAAGTGATAAAACTATCTTTTGTGAATTCAGTTGTATTAAAATGTTTTTTATACAAATCAATTTTCTTTTTTGTTTTCTCTTCGGTCTCGTGGAGATTAAGAGTTGAGGTTAACCATTTATTAACCGATTCCCACCATTCTTCATCATCTCTAATTGTTAAGATGAATTTAGAATTATAGTAATTTTTATCTAACCATCTGTATAAATTATTGGTATTGAATGGTCTATCTTTCATACATTCATACCCTGATATTAATTGTCTTAAGATATCATAATCTCTATTAAACCCTGAATTAATAATATTATTATTTTTAAATTTGAATTTATTTGACATAACTTTAACCAGGGTAGGTTTATCAAACCCTGAGTAAATTTTTGTATAACCTAATTCTTTCCAAGCGTCAACTAAAGATGTTGTACCTGTTTTATTTAAACCAATACAAAAGACTTTCAACTTATTGTCGTTTAACTGATGAAATGATGGCGTTAGCATCAAATATCTCAGACTCATCATTGTACGGGAACTCTAATAAATCACCACCTATATTGAATTTACTCAAATAAGCATTTCTTAATTCAGGTTTAACTGTAAAAATGTTTGATATAATATTATCGTGAATTTCATAACCAAATACATTTGGTTTATTAGTAATCCAACAAACTGTAGATGGTAACTCTAATGCTGCTGCGGTATGTTGACAAAAACTGTCAATAAATAATCTTTTTCTACTAAGACTAATCAATACCGCCAACGCCCGAAATGAATCTGTAATAGGGATAGTGTTATCTAATGGAATTTGGTCTTCTCTTCTAATATGAATGATATTATAAACATCTTTAAATTCATTTACAATATCATTTGCAATACTTATTGGCATATCTCTTGACCAAGAGTACGCCATGTCTGATGGAGCACCACCATTTGTTTGTAGTAAAAATAGAGGTTTGTCAGAACTAAATTTATTACCAAAAAATTTAATTTCCCTATCTGTTAAAAATATTCTTGGTGATTCACCGTTGTAAGGAATATTAAACATTTCACACCAAGTTTTAATTAGGTGTTCTTTTTGTTCAATATGTTCTGTTTGTAAGTAAGGGTCGTGAGCGAATATTTTAAATTCTTTATCTTCAATATACTCCTCATAAAAATAACTAAAACCTCCAAAGGCAAAGGCTCTGTCAACATTTGGGTTGTTTAAGAAAACATCAGGATAACCTGAAATAACAATTAATTTTGATTCTGGATATTCTTTTTTAATTGCTTCACAGACAGCGGTGGCTATAACACATTTACCGATGCCTCCGTTAATTTGAAATACTATATTCATATATTTTTTTGTTTAAAATAAATGTAAATAAATCCTTCAAATTAGTGAAGAGTTAAAAACAATTAGTTATTAAATTCCATACATTCCCGTAGTCCCTGTAAGTACTTCAATAACATTAGTTCCCATTTGAGTAGCAATTTCATTTAAAATTACACTATCATCAAGACCCCAAGTTTCTAGTTTAGATTTACCTAAAGTAGTATTAAGATTAAGGATAGACCTGAAATTTGTAACAGTATTTCCTGAAATTTCTCCATTACCAAATACAACCTCAAAATTTACTTTTGTTGCACCTAAAGGGTATGGTCTTGCGATAACTGCCATTAAATCGGCTGTTTGAGTAATTGCTGAAAATGGAGTAACTTGTTGAGTACTTGACGCTGGTGGATTAATTTTTCCGTATAACATATTTTTATATTTTTATATTTTATTTATTAATAAGTGAAATGTGAATCAACAGTTATTTTTTCTGTTATTGTTGTTCCTATTTTTGAGGCAATAATGTCTAACACAACTGAATCGTCAACACCCCAATTAGATAATTCTTGAGTTGTTAAACTAACTCTATCGTTTAGTACAACATCAAATTCTTGTTTACCCGACGCATTAAGTATTAAATTACCAAATCTTAGTGTAAAATCAACTTCTGGCTCTCCAATAACATAATTTTCAGCCTTAACTGCCATATATTCAGCAGTAACTGTTTGAGACGAAAACGCACTTATTTGGTATGTTTTTGTAACTGATGGGATTATTTTTCCTAGTAACATATTTTTTATTTTTTATTTTTTAATTTTATTTCCAAACTTCAACACCTAACCAACCATTTTTAGCGTCAATATCTTTTCTTGTTCCAATAATCAACACATTATATTCTCCATCACAATTTGATGTAAAACTAACACATGTTTGTCCAGAATCTACAACACCATATGCACTACCAAAATGGTTTTTTGGTGTAACAAATACTTGGTCATCTTCATTTAAGAATTTATAATAATCAGGTAATGCTAAAGATGCACTACAATTTGTAGTCTCTATTTTGTATCTATAAATATTATCTCCTTTTGTTGGTGATTCCACAAATGAGTGTTGTAAATATTTTGTTTGTGTTTTACTTGGGTCTGGATGATTAATTCTAAAAGTACCACTGGCTTTTGATAAAGCATTTGTATATGTGGTACAAGAAGCCGCCGCAGATAAGTTAGACCCAACAATATTAGATTTGACATAGGTAGAGCCAATAGTATTACAAATTCCACCTAAAATAGCATTACAAGCATCAGAAATACAGTTACAAAAACCACCACCAATAAATGATAAACATGAAGTACCACAGTTGATAATTTGATTTTGGCATCCACCAACTATTGTTGATTTACTAGAACAAATAGTGTTAGCAAAACCTCCACCAATAAATGAAAAAGTTGAAGTACCACAGTTGATAATATTATTACTATAACCACCGACTATTGTTGAAAAACAAGAACAAATAGTGTTGACACAACCACCTCCAATAAATGAGTGATTTGAATCATTGCAGTTTTGAATACAATTCTTATAACCACCGCTTATTGTTGAATATTGAGAAGAGAGACAGTTTTGTCGACCACCACCAATTGTTGACATATAACCACAAATATGATGTTTATTTGCATACCCACCACCAATAGTGTTATAACCGACCATTTCAATTAGGTTATTTTGTCCACCTGAAATGTTGCTAAAATAACCACAACGAATAATGTTTCCATAACCACCACTAATTGTTCCGCAGCTACTACCACATTCTATTTTGTTTCCACAACCCCCACCGATAAAACCGTTATTGGTACTAATACAAATATGGTTAAACTTTCCTCCTACGATTGAATTCATGTAACCTGTTGAGATAATATTTCTATCACCACCACCAATAAATCCACAATAAGTGTTTGATGCCGAATTGTATCTACCACCTCCAATAGTGTTCATATACCCATAAACTGAACAACTACCATATCCACCTCCAATTGTTGAAAAAGTACTACCCTCTAATTTATTAGCAACACCTCCAGCAATTGTTCCATATGATGAGTTACCGTCAACCCCATTGCCATTACCACCTCCAATTGTTGACGCATAAGCATAACCACAATTACCAACTCCTCCACCAATTGTTGAGTAGTTGCTGGACGATGTATTACCTCTCCCACCAGCAATCGTACTACTTATCCCGCAATTACAATTTAAGGCACCACCACCAATTGTTGAACAGTTGTTTAATGTTATGCAGTTGCAGGCTCCACCACCAATTGTTTGATAACTCCCAGAAACACTATTTAATCTACCACCCCCTATGAAATCAAAACTTCCACAAGAGCAGTTACAACAACCACCACCAATTGTTGATGCGGTAGTATTAACACTTCCATAATCACCTCTTACCGTATTACATAGTCCACCACCAATTGTAGCAAAACAATGATTACCTGCAGTATAATTACAAAATCCACCACCAATTGTTGAAACAACAACTTCTGCCCTATTAAGACAACCACCACCAACTGTGGAACCATAACTAGTAGAATTACAGAATCCTCCTGCAATTGTTGATAAACATCCTGTGGCTGTATTTTGAAATCCTCCACCAATAAAACTATATTGTCCTGCAACACATGCGAATGGTGCTGTGGTAAAAACACATGAGAATCCACACCAAACACCTCCACAGGTGTTATTTCCAACACCTCCGGCAACTACCGCACCATAGGATAAACATCCACAAGTGGAATTACATACAAAATTACAGTTACCTCCTCCAATAAATGAAGCAAATCCATTAGATTTATTATTAATACCACCACCAATTGTTGAGGTTTGACCTGAAACACTATTACCTGTTCCACCTCCAATTGTTGAATATTCTCCTAAATTACAATTGTTATTACCACCCCCAATTGTTGAATAATTACAACACATTTTATTACATAGACCACCGGCAATTACACTATATGAACCACCACCAATGGTATTAAAAAACCCACCACCAATAGTTGCATCACCACTTATGTTTGAGTTGCAACGACCACCACCAATAAAACCGTAGTTGGCACTGACAGTATTACGAAAACCACCACCAATTGTTGACCAGCTACCATAACCACATGCCTGATTACAACAACCACCACCAATTGTTGAACCTCCACTAGCACTTTCTATTAAGTTACAACAACCACCACCAATTGTTGAAGATTCACCATAACCACTTATAGTATTACGACGACCACCACCAATTGTTGAAACAGGAGAAGTAGATGCGGTATTACAAATACCACCACCAATTGTTGAACCTGAAGAATCTACATCTACGATGTTACAAGAACCTCCTGCAATTGTTGATAAACATCCTGTGGCTATATTTCGAAATCCTCCACCAATAAAACTATATTGTCCTGCGTTACATGCCGTTGGTGCTACGGTGAAAGCACATGAGGCTAATGTCCAAGTCCCACCACAGGTGTTATTTCCAACACCTCCGGCAACTACCGCACCATAGGATAAACATCCTGAAGTGGAATTACATACAAAATTACAGTTACCACCACCAATAAATGAATCAATTGAATAAGAACGATTAGAACGCCCACCACCAATGGTTGAACGACAACAACATGTTTCATTAGAACGCCCACCACCAATTGTTGAACCCTCACTATATGCAAAATTATTACTCCCACCACCAATGGTTGCATACGGAGCACTCAATTGGTTTTGGAACCCACCACCAATAAAGGAATAATTACTATTGCTATTAATGCGGTTATTAAATCCACCACTAATTACGCCACGATTACTACCAGTATTAATTATATTAAAATCTCCTCCTGCAATTGTTGAAAATGAATTCGTGGTTATAATGTTACTAGCTCCTCCTCCAATAAATCCACAATATGACGAACTCGTTGTATTTTTATCACCACCAGCAATTACATTTGAACAACCATAACTACTCATTGTATTTTTACATCCACCACCAATGAAGGACCTACAATTGTTAATATTAATACTATTAAGATATCCACCTGCTATGGTAGAAAAACTAGTACATACATTATTACCAACACCTCCACCTATTGTTGAATAAGAACTGTTTGCGTCTGTGCAATTACTACCGCCACCCGCAATTGTTGAAGAATAACCACAACTGTAATTACCAAAACCTCCACCAACAGTTGAATAGACGGAATTTGATACATTTTGTCGACCACCACTAATTGTATTAGTGGGTCCGCAATTAGAATTATAAACACCACCGCCAATTGTTGAGAAGCAACAAACCACACAGTTATTACAACCTCCACCAATTGTTGAAGAAATCCCGCAATTGCATATTGTATTACAATTCCCTCCACCAATTGTTGCACAATTAGCATTACAACTTGTGTTACAAGTTCCGTTCACAAATGAACCAACTCCTGTTGCAGTGTTACCTGTACCAAAAGTAATACTTCCACATGTACCTTGACATAATCTTTGGACTACGTTTGATGCTGTGCAAAAATCAATCTTACTCTGTCCTGGGGTTATTAATATATCTTGAGCCATCAATTAAATTCGTTTCTTATAAATACACGATAAAAAGAAATTATCACATATAATAACATTTAGTTCATCCATTAATTAAAATATAAATAGTTTTTATATTCACTTAACCCCAACTCCAAATTGTATTGTGGTTTCCACCCTTTCATCCATTTGTCTTTATTAGAACAAGTGTAGAATTGATACCCTGTCGGGATTAGATTTTCATTATGATATGTAAATGGTATTTCCATGATGTTCATTACATCTTCAAAACTTCTTGATTCCCCGGAACCCACATCGTAATGATTAAGATTTAATTCATTATAATTTAGAAATCCAAAGATGTTTGCTGATACAACATCTTTAACATAAATGAAATCCCTTGTTGGGTTTTTTGGAAATAATTTACATTCATTACCAAGATTATGTTTGATAAATGACTGGTAGGCAACTGAAGACATTTTTCCCTTATGTTCTTCTCTTGGTCCATAAACATTAAAGTATCTAAGACCGATTCCATTATTTGAGATTACATATTGTTCAGCGACGTATTTACTCCACCCATATAAGTTTGATGGATAATTATTGTTTTCACCATAATTGGCAGCTGATGATGAGTAGATTAGTTTGGAGTTATTTTCTTTACTCCAATCCGTTAACACTTTTGTAAATTCAAAATTTAATACCATCATGTAGTTAACATCTTTTTCCAAAGTGTCCGAACAGGCTCCGACATGAAAAATTCCTTGAGGGTTATGTTTTATTAGAGTTGATACTAAATCTGATTTCCAATTGTCTGATTGAAATATGTCTTCGTTTATTTCAATAACCTTATAATTCAATGATATTAATTCTTCTTTAAGGTTTTGACCAATAAATCCTTTTGACCCTGTTAATAATACTTTTATCATGGTGTGGCAACCCCTCTTTTTGATACTACGATTGATGCCATTTTATTGGCGAAGATTATAGATTCCTCAACATCTTTGGTTTCCAAATATTTTAATGTGAATGATGATGTGAAAGTATCTCCTGCCCCACTAACATCAATGGTCTCCTTTGGGTTAGGAGATGGATAAATTTTACCTTGGTATTTGGCACCGTTACTTCCAAGTGTAATAAGAAGTTTATTTAATGAGCTATCATTAAAGTTATGTTTGGAAAATTCAGATTCGTTTAACTTCACAAAATCAAATTTATTAACAAGGTCATCTCCAATTTGTTTCTTTGTGTCAATAATTGAGAATTGAGCGTGTTTGGTTATTTCAAATAATACCTCATCATTAAGGAATCCTTTATTATAATCACTTATAATAACTGCATCCACATTTTTTAATGCGTTTAACTTTGAAATATTTAATTCTAATGGTTCAATATCAGATTCACCCTCATCAACTCTTAAAAACATATGATTACTTTTCTTATCAACATATCTTGTTTTTGTAATGTCTTTGTTTTGGTACCAATGAATGATATGTAAATCTTTATTCAAAGATTTTAAGTTCTCAACAACATTACCTGACATACCTTTGTTTTCCGTTGTCTCTATTGGTGTTAATACGGGCACAGGCGCTTCAGGAGACAATCGTTTTGTCTCCACATAAATAAATCTATCTAAACACAACTCACCTATTACTATTATTCTCATACTTCAATATTTTTGTTGTACTATAATCTAGTAGTTTTTTATAAAACACTAATTCTTTTGCGTGTTCACTACCATAAACAATTTCATTCCTATAGTCATCACCAACCACCATATAATCAGGTTGATATTCTTTCACACAATTAATTAGTTCTTCTCTTGAATCAAACACCACGACTTCATCCACAAATTTTAATGACTGAAGAAAATATTTTCTATCCTCAACATTATTAAATGGTCTACTCTCACCTTTAAGTTCTTTCACCCTTTTGTCCGAATCTATTCCAACCACTAACACACCTAAAGATTTGGCGTATTCCAACATCTTAAGATGTCCGGCATGAAGAACATCAAATGTTCCATTTACCCAAACTTTTTTCATAGTTCTTCTATCCTTATTGACTTATCACAAATGTATAAATCATAATGTGGTTTATGGTTCATCCTTAGTTCGTGGAATTTACATCCCCAATCGTTAAGTTGTTGTTTTGTTAATTCTACATAGTCAACTTTTGTTGCCGCACCTCTTGCAGTATAATAAACAATTGTATTACCTTGGTCATACAATTTATTTATTTTAGATATCTGTTCTAATCGTGGTGCTGCATCAGAATAAGGTTTTGCTATTGTGCAAATTGTCCCATCGATGTCTACATAAATTACTTTTGGCTGTCTCCCTTCCATACTCTATATGAATCTGAATCAAAATGTTCTGTTGATACTTCAAACACTACCCCATCGGTTATTGCTTCCAATTGATGAGGTTGACCTGGTCTTTGTCTAACCACATCACCAACTTTAAGATGTTGTTCAATTACTTCTGCGGTTTCGGTATTAATCCATCGGTAAATAAATTCACCTTCATTCACATACCAAGTCTCATCCTTAATCATATGATAATGCATTGAGAATTTTGCGCCTTGTCTAAACCGAAGTAATTTTCCGCAATATAATTCATGATTGGCAATAATGATTTCTTCGCCCCAACCTTTTGGGATTTTGCAACCATCACATTCAATCACATTAATAACTTTGGGTGTTTCCATAAGATAAAAGTAATCTCATCACCAAAATTTGTAAACAAAAAACCCTTCTTAGGAGAAGGGTTGTTTTTTTCTTTTAATTGTTTTGGTATCGTTATCTTTAACAGAGTAAATTACAAACACATCTTTCTGTGGATAAATTAAAATGTCCACGGCTTTATGTCTTCCTTTACTAACATCTTTCTTGAATGACTCACCTTGTCCTTCACTTGATTTCACTTGTATTGTTTTTACCTCACCTCTTGAAGATTTGAAAATTAAATCTGTTGAGAATATCATATCAATAAAATCTCCGTCTCCACCTTGGTATAATAATTCATAACCTGGTATTGACCCAATTGTATCGGCAACTTCATTTTCAATTTTTTCTCCCCATTCAGAATTTCTTCTAATATTGGTAGTGTAATCCAATAATTCATTGGGAGAACTCAAATATTGACTAAAAAGACCTGATAAGTTGTCTTTATACTTCAATAATACTTCTTTTACCTCATCTTCATCTTTGGAATTACTTATTGTGTTAATAATTTCAGTAGCGGCTGGACGACCATTATTTTTAGATAAAAATAACAAATCGGTTAAAAGTTTAGCTAAATCGGAAAAATTTGTGTTTAATTTGTTAACAGGATGCCATTTACCATCAATATAAACTAATCTTTTACTTGGAAGACTTTCCAAAAATCTATTATAAGTGTAATCATTGATTTTACCGTTATCTTTTAAGATATTGACCCCCATAATATATCTTTCAATATCATCTTCTCCAATATTTGTTTTGATTTCATCAAGAATATTATCGATTATTGATTGTAAACCTAAACCATCATTTCTTGATAACCAAGATTTTAACTTATTCAACGAGTTGAATATTGACTCATGGTCACCTTCTCTTTGTTCTTTTATTAATTTCATATTAATGCTGTACTCTTAATCTATCGGTATTATATCCCAAACTTTGTATTAACTCACGAACTTCTTCAGTAAAAGTTGATGTATGTCTCCACGCATTACTTTTAAAAGTTAAGTTAATTAGTCCACCAACATTATTAGTTGATGTATTAAATTTCACTGAGTGTAATACTTGGGAATTAGGGAGAGCTCTAATTTTCTTTTTTATTTCTTTATTTAATGTTTGTTTGACCCATTCATCGACCCCCTGATATACAAATGCACCACTCATATTTAAATCTAATTTTCCGTGGGTAACACTACCAATTTCAACACCAATAAAATTAGTTAATGTTTCCATAAAGTCATTTCCCAATTCCGCGGCTCGATAATTTTTTTCAGATTTATCACGAATTGACTTATCAAAATCAACACTAAAAAAACCATTTACAACATAAGGAGAATCTTCAGTTAAATTAAGTGTTATCCATTCAGGTAACTCTAACCTATCAGTAAAAAAAGTAATCGCCTTTTTGTACCTTTCAAGAAAAAGTCCTTCATTTTTAAGACTTGGCATTTTGTGAACGCCTTTTTGTGCTAATTCTCTTCCAACATTAACCATAGTACGATAAGCACCATAATAACCTGTAACCACATCAGCAGCGCCATAATCTTCTGCAAATTCTTTCATATGATTTTTAATCAATAAAGAAAGAGGGTATTGACCTATTTCATCACCGTGGTTTTTTTTAACCCATGGTCTAAAATAGTTCACAAAAACTTCAACAAAGTCTTCATCCTGGTATTCTTTTGGATTAAAACTTTCTAAGACAGTTCTTACAACTTTCTCAAGGTCAGATTCGGTAAGTGTGTGTATTTTTTTCATTACTTATAAATACTCATTAGGAATGATATGCACAACTTTATTTGTCATCCCATTCATAACCCGATAAATTGTGTTTTTTTGTTTTTCACTAATAGTGTCAAGAGTAAGCATAAACTCGTAAAGACCTCTTGTCAATTTAAGTTCCATATACTCTTCAAATTCTCTAGATTCCATAATACAAACAAAAATAAACAAAAAACCCCACTTAATAAAGTAGGGTTATATTATTATTTGATTTCAAAATTTAAAATCCTAAAATTTCGTGTCGTTTAACCGTATCAACAATATCTAAATAGAAATCTTCAAGGTCTCTTTCTCCTGATTCAATTTGATTAATAATTTCTTGTCTTTTATACCCTGTATTTTTATCAATGAAGTCAATCATTTCATCGTCAGTAATACCTTCAGGTTTTATTGGCTCAGGTATACACTCATGGTCTCTTTCAACAACACCAATGTCATCAACATATAATCCCGTTTCACCAACCATTTCTTCAAATTTAGGTATCATAATATCTTCATACCACTCTTCAATCACATGTAGCACAAAAGATTCTTTAACGGTAAACAAAGATTGTATTGTTTTAATAAAGTTTTTAGAAACAATTAAGTGTCCCCCTTCAAAATTTTCATCTTCAAAATAAAATATTGCTGTAATCGCCTCTACCCCATCAACACACCAATCCTCCCGAAGATTACCATAATTACGAGATTTTTGTGTGATTTTTCTCTGACCTTCTTCAATATATTGATTTAGGTATTTTGTAATTGCGTTTTGTAACACGGGACTACTTTTTACAAATCTTTTATATTGTTCTTCAGTTATAATGTATTTCATGTTAAATAAATAGTTTTGAAATTAAAAACCCCCAACATAGTTGAGGGTTTCTTTTTTCATTATGTTAATTTTCTTCAATTTTTCGTTCATCCATCACTTCACGATAACCCTCATATAACGAATCTCTAAGTTGATATAAGTTATCATAAATTTCGTCATGATAATCATCATCGTTCATCATCTCTTCAAAATCAATCCCCTCTTCATAATCTTCAATATCGTCGTAGTCTACGGCGTATACAAATGCACCAATAGGGGCATACCCTTCATCTTCATATGTTCCATAAACAACGGTGTCTCCACCAAGTACTTCAACAAGTTTTTGTAAATACTCTGTCGGAACACTCCAAGCTGACTCAATTACTAAATCAACATCTGATGAATACTCGTCTATTTCAGATTCAATGGTAATCCATTTGGAACCAACATTCTCGGTCATCCATTCTCTATCCATAAAATTATCAGGTTCACTAAACTCAGTCCCGTATAATTTATTGATATTATTTACAATATCCACATATAAAGTGTCATCACTTTTACTTACAAGAAGTTCTTTTAATTTAATAAAAGTTTCTTCGTTAAGATTCTCAACCTTAACATAAGTGGTCATGGTATTTGCCATTAATTCTCTAAAATTGATTTGCCCAAAATTAACGGAGAACCTGTTTGACTCTTCACAACTGTGAAATGAGAATCATACTCCTTGATGAATAAGGTGTCATCTTTACCAAATAATTGTCTGTAATTGTTTTTTGCGTAGTCTTCTACTTGTTTTGAAACTTCTGGTGTCATATTTTTAATTATTAAATTATACTGTCACAAATATAGAATAAATTTGTGACAAAACAAATTAATTTTTAATTAAAAAGTTCCAACATCATTTACTTGAAGACCCGTATGTCCTTCAAACCATTCTTTTACCATTGGTTTCCAAGAATCTTCACCAAAATAAGCATCAAATGACCCATAAATCCCTTTTGGTAATACCAAGAATGGACAATCCATACTTGTATTGATATCATGGTTATTACAACTTACCCACCACATATGGTCGTAGTCGTCAAATTCAGGCATCCCTACCAAAGAAAAAAAATACTCAGGCTCATTATCATCATATGGTGATTTAAATCCATCATATGGAATTAATTTATCATTGATAAATTCTAAAATGGCGTTGTTACGCTTCCAATTATTTAATTGTTGTTCGGTTATAATATATTCCATCTCTAATAAATACTCTAACCTTTTAGTTTGGGTATTAAGATTTATTGCCCTTTACAGGTGTTTTTCCTATAATTTTCCATACTTTTTTAATTGGTGCCCCTAATAAGTCATCAAAGGCCCCAATAATAAATGAACTATCATTAATATTATCACTACTACGATTTCTTATTTCAAAAACTAACTCTTCACCTTGATGAATTGTACTTTCATCTGTGATTAAATAATCAACTTTTCCTATTATTACATTCATTTCCATAAACCAATAATAAGTTTTTATTTGTATATGTCAAATAAAAAACCCCTCTTTGTGGGAGGGGTTGGTTAATATTATATTTGTGATTCAGCGGTCACTACCACATTTGATAGTTTCCATCCCGCATTACATAACTTATCGTTATAACAATCTCCTGTAAACCAAGGAGAATCATAAGGACCTTTAGGGGAATATACTTCCCAATATGAAGGTGTTATCCACCAACCAACAGACATTGACGATTTTAATGATGACATATCTATGGTTGTACCATCAGCACCTCCATTGTTTAATACATCATATGTTAAAATACTCACACCATTTTGAGTTAAAATAATACTCATATTTGTGTAATCAGAATTAAAAGTAACTTCCATATCAAATGGAATTGTTACATCAATAACATCAACTAAACTATGAGTTCCTTCACCAGGGTTATTAGATAAATTACTTTGAGTGTAACAATCATCACTCAGAATTGCTTCACTATAAGAATATTCAAATCTTTGTTTGTTATTTAAATGAATTGTTTGTTGAAGTATTCTATTACCATTAGTTTCCATAAAGTCAATTTCATTACAATATGGAGACCCTGAATTACCTGCGTCACAATAGTTAGTCCCTTTAGGTTGGGTTGCACTATTCACCATATAAAACGAAGCATTTAACCAATTGTTTTTTTGAATTTCGGTTGGTTCCATTCCTGATAGGTCAATTGTTGCAGTAATTTTAGAAATGTTTTTAAACCCATGGGTTGAAACAACTCTACCAGCATTAAAGGTAACGGTTGAATTTTCAATTATTGGAGACATATTACACCAATCGCTGGTCCAATCTGAATCAAATGTGACATTATAAGTTGTTAATGATAATGATTTTTTATTACGACGAAATAGTTTTTTTATTCGGTCATAAAATTTAGATAATTTACTCATAAATTGTTTATTTCACTTTTTTTTCTTGTTCATTAACCAATGGTTTTGAATCACCAAGCTTTGAATTTATTAATTTAGAGAAATTCTCAGTCATTACTTTCATTCCTCCTGTGTGTTGTTCACGGATGGCATTTTTTTCTTCTTCCGATAAATTATTCAATATGTGTTTCATGTTTTGTTTTATTATAAATACCTTAATATGTGAAAAAAAAGTTTATCGTCTTCCTGATGAAGGTGATGTTGTTCCTCTCCCACCACTTTGTGGCCTAACCGAAGGTGTTTCAGGTCTATATTCTTGTTGAGGTCTTACTGACGGGGTTTCTGTTCTTTGTGGTCTTACTGACGGAGTTTCTTGTCTTCCACCTCTTTGTCCTCCAACAGATGGTGTTTCATCTCTACGATATTCTCTTCCTCTATAACCATTATTTCTTGCAACTCTATACCCATTATTATAATATACCGGATAAGAATAATAATAATTATAAATTCTTGGTCTCCAATAAGGGTCATCAAAATAAAACCACCAATTATAACCATTATACCAATTATTTCCCCAATAAAATCTCCAATTATTATAATAATATGGGTCTAATTGGTTTGAAAATGTGGATAATGGAACTTGCACTTGCTGGCCCAATTCATTAACTGCCAAGATATGTGTTATTCTTGGTTGGGATGAAACATTTTGATATCCTACACAAGATGATAAAAGAAAAAACAATCCAATAATTAATAATACTTTTTTCATAACATTTTTTTATTATAAATATACTAAATTAAAGTTCCTTCTTTAACACCATTCTCAATAACATCATCAATAGGGTTAACATTACTGTCAATTTGTTTATGTTCTTTTGGTAACCAATAAACTTCTTTCACACCAAATTTAATTGTTTCCTCAAGATAATCTATAAATGCTTTTGTTCTATCTTCTTTTAGGTTATAGTAATCCCCATAACCTCTTAGTTCACCACTTTGTTCTGGTAATGGTTGGGTTTCTTTAACACCATTATTAATAACATCTTCAATCATTTTGGGATAACTAGTTGAGTTATTTTCTTTCATCCATTCAACGGTTGACATAATATCTCCATCTTTACCGGGTGTCTTTGTTTCCTTAACACCGGTTTGAATGATATCATCTATGTTGCGTGGTCTAAAACCTTTATAATTATAAATTTCCTTAACACCATTATTAATCACACCATCTATTCTTCCTTTGTGGTGATATGCGTCATCGTGGGTTTCTTTCACACCATTTTCAATTATTTCTTCAACTTGCCAATCAGTATATTGTGTCATTGGGGAAATATCTCTCACCCCATCTTGAATAACATCTTTAACATCCCATCTATGACCTTTATAATCGTAAATTTCTTTCACCCCATTTTCAATAATATCATCCAACCTTACATCACCGACTAACCAATCACCATCTTCGGTATGTTTTACACCCTTTTTAATAACACCTTCAATCCAACTTTCATTAAGATACGGGTTATTCTGAGTGTTTTTTATCCCATTTTGTAATACCTCTTCCATTTTATTGTCAAAAAACTTCATCACATCAACAGGATTAGTTTCTTTTACACCATTATTAAGAGTTGTCTCAACCAACTTTTCTCGTTCTGCACAAATCCATAAGGTTTTTCTCACACCATTTTGAATTGTGTCTTCACAATCCTTTTGCCTCTTGGCAAACCCCAAGGAGTATTCGCTTACTTTAACGGAATCAATAGACCCATATTTAATCGTATTTTCAATAACATCTTTAAATTCAAACGGATTGTCTGATGTTTGGTTCAACCCCTTTTTAATAAAACTTTCCATCCATTTGGTGATGTATTGTTGATTATCCACAACATCCAAAGAAACATATTGAAATAAATTATTGAAAAAACTATAATTGTACCATAAAGTTCCACCATTAGTTAACTCAACAACCCATTGTTTTGTATCCGTGAATATTAACCAAGTAGATTTATTATGATGATATACATCACAACCTTCAACACCCTCAATTATTAATCTATTGATAATCTTTTCCATCTATTTCTTTTTGAATAATTCAAAAAACTTATCCTCATTAGTTTTTACCGGAGGAACAATCATAGATTCAACTTTGAATGTTATAAAATCCATTTCTCCTCCATAGGTCATTTTAAAATAATCATTAAATAATTCTTCATAATGAGATTTATCACCTTTTGGTATATCGTCTTCATTAAAAAATATATTAATACCAACCAAAAATTTCCAAATTGGTTCAAAATTTACAGGGTTATAAACACTATTACTTTTATAACCAATTGTGACAACCTCTCTAATTTCAGGACACAATTTTAAAATTACAGTATTAAATCTTTCAGGTATTTCAATATCGCATACATTCATATATGAATCTTTCAATCCAATTGTTGTTTCATTTACCACACGACGAACGAGTCCGTTGGGTATTTCATAATAATCGTCATTATTCTCGTTTTCCATACTATCTAATTGTGTTTGGTTGGATTGTTGTGTCTTCAAAGGACTCTGTGGACACAAACTCACTTTTCATATAATCAATTACATATTCAAACATTTCGTAATCTTTAAAATCACCTCTTTTGTGTCCGGCTTTAATCAACATAGACATGCCAGCAGCTAACATCATTGTTGATTCCTTAACCGATAATAACTCTTGGTCTTTTGGGAAAGCGATGTCAAAATAATTTCTTTTATTTTCACCTCGTCTGTGTGTTACTGCAACTGTTAAACTATCCATTTTGTATTTTTAACAAAGATAATAAATTATAAATAAAAAACCCACTATTAAAGTGGGTTATTTTTGTTTTTCAATAAAGAGTATAATTTACTTAATTTTTTTGTCATTTTTAGACAAATGTTTCTTGTCTGATTAATCTCGTATTTGATGAATTTCTCATAGTCACCACCAAATCTTGTAACCCTATCCAAATATTTGTCAAAATATTTTTGTTTCTTTCCACTAAACCCAAAGAGTTCTTCAATAAACTCTTGTGTTAAATATGACTTCATTGTGCCTGCTCTCCAATTCAATAAAGTCTTAAAGAACTCCTTTAATGTTACATCAACCATTTCGTCATCTGATGCATCTTCAGGATAATTAATATTATTATCGTCAAAAGTTTCTTTAATTTGGGGGATAATCTTTTTTAAATCATCCCTTAGTTTTTCATAAGTTAAATTGGCTCCGTCTTTATAAATCTCATAAACTTTATTATTTGTGATAAATTTATAAAAATCTTCTTTGGTGATTCCTTCCTCCTCCAACGCAGCATACAATTCTGTGGCTCTAACCAAATTTTCTGTGGTATGAGCAAAATACATATAATGTAATAATTTATTTAATGGTGGTATATTTCCAAATTGTCTTTGACTTCCAATTTGATATTCAACTCGTTTATTGGTTTTTAAGTTTGGGTTAACAGATTCATCGTAACCGTGTTTTATCTCATGAGCCAAACTTGAGATGATTACTACTTTTTCTTTTTTAAACTCATCAATTAAATCTTGAGTTGTTGCGTCATTATCTAAAGTCATATTAATTGACAAATCAATTACATCCATATCACGATTAGTAGTGTAATTGAATTTATTGTTCATCTCCACTGTACTACGATGGGTCATACCTCTTAGATATATTTTTTGTCTACTATCCCCATTAACATCATATTCATCTAAACTATCAACATTAAATTCCAAGTTAATAGTGTCAAACTTATAATCATTAATTTGAAAATTTCCCTTTAATACTATTGGTTTTTTTATGAAAGATTTTAATTTGGTGGTTGGTTTAAGTTCCGACATCATTTTGTCGTATAGTTGTCTGGCAATGTCAACGATATTAGTTGGGACACCAACCGCTTCGTTTAATTTTTTATATTGAGATTCTGTTAATACGTATTTCATTAATGATAAATATAAGAAGACTTTAAATAAAAAACCTCAACGATTAAGATGAGGTTTTATTAAATTAAAATTCTTTTTTTAAACGACTAAGGATTTCATTGTTCTTATTCGTTCTCTTCAATTCCTTAAGAACATTTCTTCTATTCTTTTTAGGTTTACCAATTTTTCTTGATTTTGACATAGTTAGTATTTTATAATAAATATACTATCCCCAATTATCGTCATTATCAAAAAAATTAATCATCATCACTAAAGTCCCAATTAACAATCTCATTAACAGGATAATCATACGTTTCTTCAAACCATTCACCAGCATATTCCAAAGCGTCCTCACCCGAAACATTAAACATGGCCGCAAACCCAAAGATGATATCATTAGAAACCAATAATTTATTATTATAAATCTTATAATGCCAAGTCTGATTGCCATGGTTGTTTTCAAGGGAAAGATAATGTTGTGTTTCCTTAACATTATAATCAGGAGAATCAAAATATTTCCACATTAAATTCTTAACCTGTGATTCTTTAATAATATATTCCATAATGATAAATACTCAACTATCAAAAAAAGGGGCTGGGGATTCCCACGAACGAAGTGAGTTTCCGTCGGGCGGTACACGAATTACCACATAATATTACCAAGATATCAACTCTACCACAAGGATAATCGTTTTACCCAAACATCCTCACCATTACATTATGATTATTATCGGACTTCTGTCGGGGAGTAATATTACCAAGAATCAAATCTATCTGACTATACATACCCGTACCACAATCCATTGTCTTTTTTACCCCATTACGTAAAACGGATTCCAACAACACAACGTGTGGGAGTGGCAAGTTTTGGGTGGCCTCTACCTTACCATGTAAAAACAATTCAAACCATTCTGTTATCAGGGGTTCATATTCTTTATAACCAATATCAAATAACTTAAAGAAATTATCAAAGAATCCCCACCTCCAAAATAGTCTACCTGATTCCTGAAATTCAAAATACCAATACTTGTTCTCCCTATCAATAAACCAAATGTTACCCCGATGTAGAATTACTTCCGCATGGGATAAATCCTCACTCAACTTTTTAAATATAAATTCCTTTAACCTATCTGTCATCTTTCGGTATATTATTTAACCATTCATTAAAATATCGTGAAGTATCTGTATGACTTAAACAAAATAGTATTCTTACACTACGGTATAACTCAGACCTCATAGATATTCTCTTAACACCATCCTTACGAGAACCAACCACAATTCCATTAACAGAATAAATGGTCTTAAACATATTCCCCCTGTACCCACCAAAATGAATTTTTTGTTTTGATACAGATAAGGTGGGGTTACCCCCAACCGTAGAATTAAGATATTCATTAACCAATTTTTCCATTATGTTGTTTCATCAATATTGGACATCACATAACCTTCAGGTGGAAAATGAATCAAACATCTTCCATTACCCTTATAACAAGAGCAATCCTTATCATCATCAATCTCAAATGAAACACTACTTTCCTTATCTTCGTAATTTGTGAAGAAATCATTAAAGATTCCCGTAATAGTTATTTTCTTTTTCACCTTATTTCTTTTTGAATTGTGAAACCCTTTGTGGGTCTATTGTCACCACAATGTTACCACTACTATCGGCATACGAAGCGATATCATCATCCAATAACATTTTATGAATAGTATCGTCATAATAAATCACCACACTATTGTATGAGTAATGTGGATAATGTTGTTTAATTGGTTCCAATAGAACAACAATAGTACATTGACTAACAGCGCCATCCATAATGGATTTAATTAGTTCATAATAATATTGGTTTCGTTTTTTCTTATACTCGTTCAATATATCAATTCGAGATAAGGTTTCAGTTGTCTTTGGTTTAGAATTCCACATTATTTTTTACTATTTCAATTAATTTTTTAAGACAAGCAAGTTCCGCTTCTTCGGGAGATATAAAATAAACTATACTTCTATTTACTGATTCAGTGCTCTTATCATCCAAATAACTGTAACGATAATTCCAATAAATAGACTTATCTATTTTCATCCAAAAAGTAGAACTATGTATTTTATACTTCTCTCTAAACCATCTAAATGCTTGTTGGTAAAGTGGTGCTGAATTTCTTCCATCACAAGGAAAATTACCCCCCATTGGTTTATTATTCTCCATATCATTATAAAATCCAAAACAATCCTCATCAAAGCCTAATTCTTTTAACGATAATGATTGTTCGTAAGTCACAAATTCTTTTTCCATTATTTCTCTTTTGCGATTTCTATTAATTTTTTTAGACATTCAAGCTCTGATTCTTCGGGAGTATTAAATGTACCACTATAAGACGAACCTGACCCTACAAAATTATCATATATGTATTTTTCCGAGTATAAATCTCTTATCTGAAAACAATATTCTATTGCTCCCATATCGGATGTATATGGCTCAGCATGCAGATTGTACTTCTCTCTAAACCATCTAAACGCTTGTCTGTAAAGTGGAGCACTACACGCCTTATCTAAACAATTACTATTCACCCAATCACTTGGGCTTTCATTCATACCGAATTCTGTCTCTAAAAAATATTCAGTAAAATTACTTGGTATTAGTGTTGACCTGAACCAACCAAAACAAGGTTCATTAAATCCCAATTCTTTTAATTCCAATGATTGCTCATAAGGTACAAATTCTTTTTCCATAATTCTTTATTTAGAAAGCGAAGATATAACAAAGAATTTAATCCACCAAATATATTATGAAAAAAAGGGCTGGGATTCCCCCGAACAAAGTGAGGTCGGACGACTGGCCACAATAACTCCCCTCTCAATAACCTTATCAACCTCAAAGTCTTTTCTCCAATCATATACGGTGGGAAGATAATCAGGATAACAATGTTTGCCAACAAAATTCATCCCCAAACCATTACGAATCCAATTAGAAATATAACTATCATTACCCGGCACCACCAAAGACATATAAGAAAATAAGTTATGGAAGAAAAAATAATTATAAAAAGTATATCCCGTATAACTAACCGTAACAACCCATGTTTTATTGTCGGGGTTAATTATCCAGTGTGAACCCCTATACTCATACCACACGTATCCCGAGATAGTATCATTAAGAACTTTAGTAATCAGTTTTTCCATAATATAGTTTTAAAAAAAAGGGCTGGGATTACCCCGAACGAAGTGAGTCTCCGCCGGGCGGTATACGAATTACCCCAAAAACTCCATTAACGATTTCGCCGATGTATCAAACAATAAATTATATTTCAATAAATCTTTATACTCCTTTGTCCCCTTATTAATAGTAGACCTCATCTCAATGTTATGGTTATTCTCATTAGAAAGTTCAGTACCATTCATAGGACATATTTTAAACTTATAAATCATATGTTTAGGGATTACAAAAAACATGGGGGTGAAATCATTCTCACAATCAACAAAACAAAATAAATAATAATCAATTAACTGCCACGGCCTAAGATGGGTTAGATTATAAGCGTTAGAAAGATTGGATAAAAAACTAACCTTAATCTCAAAGTGTTTTCCATTCTTCTTAGAGTCCCCCCGATTCATACGAGTTTTAACTGACTCCATACCAAACTCCCGTATAATTTTCTGTTCAATCCTCTTACCATAAGAACACGGTAATAACCTAACATAACAGTCACAAATAAAATCCTTTAACTTTAACCCAAAATCAACATCCTTCCTTTGACCAAATTTAAGTTTCGCCAACTGTAAATAATCCAATACCATTACACCTTTATTTTATATTAGTCAACAAAGATATAACATTTCCCCATTTCTCACAAAATTTTCCAAAAATTTTTTTTGTCCTTGAAGAGGGTAAAATAAAAAGGGGGGTCCACTTTACAGAATAGTAGACGAGAGTAAAGAACGACCCCGTTCATCATACGAGAGTAATTGTTACTTCCGAGATTGGACATAAAAAAACCCCTCTGTTGGGAGGGGGTTATATTAATTAGACTTGAATCTTTTTCTTATAATAACATCTTTTACAGGTAGTCTATAATCTTTCTTTACCCATAACTTAATTACCTTATGGATTTGTTTTTCATTTAATTTAAAAAAATCCATTAACGAAAAATGTATTCTACTGTCATCAGATGAAATAAACAATTCCATAGGTTTCTTCTTATACAAGAAAATAATATTACCATCACTTTCCGAAAAAATAATGTTAGGACCTATGTCTTCCCGTTTTAAATTTGGAAACTCCTTTCGTAACCATTTAAGGATAACACTAAATAACCTCTTCTCACTTATAATATATTCCATAGAAATAAATACCAAACAAAGAACATTTTTTCCCCAAAAATTATTTTTGTCATTGAAGGGACATTTAAAAAGAAGGGGTCGTGTTCCCCGGACCAATACTCCACCCCGTAGGTAGGGTTTATATCCGGAAAATTTCCGGGTAATGAATCATTATTTCCGGATAGGAGTTATTCACCCATTAAAGGGTGGGGGATTTATTCCCCCGACCATCTAACCGGAGGGGTAAATTTTTACCCAAAAATTATTTTATTTGATTTAGGGGATTATCCCCCCTATATGACATTCTGACAGTATAGTAAGGGGGGATACGGGGGGGAGGGGGGCCCCATAGGGGGGTAGACCCCATGCCAGAGGGGTGGTCTGTCAGTATAAGTTATTAACAATGTTATCCCCCCTCCCCATTAGTTATCAACATGACAGGGTGATAAAAAAAAAGTTATCAACATATTACTGTGGATAACTTTATGGTATGATATTGTTTGTTAACTATTGTTCGGGGACAATGAATGACCCGATGTGGAATGACCGACCTTGTGGTAGTCTAAGTTCCACGGGTAAGGCGGGGGAGCTATGTATGTCTTCCATCATCTGATTCATGGGAGATGTGATGAGGTTATCTCCTTCTTCATATGACATGTCCAATAGTAGTGATGGGTATGTGGCTCTATAACCTTTCCCACTATCAAGGTCCCTAGTTACCCATGGAAGGAATGGTCTCTCATATTCATTGGCCATTTGTATTGGGTCCACGATAAGTTCTAAGAAGATTACATTATAAAGGTTTACCTCATCCTCATTTATAATCACATCCTTAATCCATTTGTTCTCATTCATAAGGGCCTTCCTTACAACCTTGAACTCATAGTTGTTTCTTAATTCATCGGGGGTCATTACATTTCTAACTGCCATAGTGTTGTATAATATATTAATGATAAATATATGATATATTGTTTGGGGGTTACATTTATTATCCGTACCTTTGTATCACTGAATCGGTAACCACTCCGACAGGGGGCGCAAGTAAGGTTGGGGAGAGTGGACGGAGCAGCGCTTTATATTTTTAATATAAATCCCCCACCTTTGTTACGAATATCATAATGGTACCTTTAACTAAGAGAAAATTATTACTAATGAAATCCCCCATTCTTTGTGAATGTCATAATTTGTTTGTATATTTGTGTCTTGACGGTGATAGTCGCCGTCATCTCTTACACATTTAAATCATTAGTCATGAAAGGTTTCCTTAAAGCATTGTTTGTTGGGTATGTAGTAGTTGGGGTTTATAACCACCTTACAAAGAAATAACAGAGGGACATTGATGTCCCCCTCTTATTTTACATACTCCCTTATTAGTTCCTGACACTTACCCACTATATCCTTGGGGGTAATGTTGTCCCCGCCATATTCATAGAGTCCTTCTATCTTGGCATCCACACATCCCCACGCATCCATTCCTATTGGTTTACGTTGGAAGGTTTTCTTTGCCCTCTCGAAATATAGAGAACCTAACTCCATTCCCCCACCATCTGAGATTACTATTCTTATTACTCCCTCATCCATTGGGGATAATTCATATGTCAAATTGTCTACTGTTATATCCATAATCATAAATATAGGTTGGGGAACATATAAAATAAAGGTGAAACCATCCGATTAGGATGTATTAACAGTTGGGGTGTTGATAACTTTTGGTCCTGACAGTCTGTCATAAGGAAAAATAAATGTTAATTGTTGATAACTTTAGGGTAAATTATTTGGATTTGTCAAAATGTCAGGGGAGCTCTCGATAGGGGATAATCCCTTTCCCCGCATTTAACCCCCACCGTGGTTACACAGTCTACCACTTTTTACCACCGATAGTGTCATGTGGATAGTGTAAAGACCACTTTTTTCCCCCTGACGACCCCTACAGGACCAGTTTTTTACTATGTGTATTTCCTAGCGAAAAAGGGAGTAGTAAGTGAAAGACGCGTGGAAACGAGTTTACGAGTGTTATAGAAGGACTTTTATTACTTCAACGAGTGTCACAGACCGACCTAAGGAGTGAACCGATACACTATATGTCCCCCTCGTATAGACCATGTAACATCCTTTCGTAGTGGAGACAACTCATTAGTGGTAAGTAGTGGGGAAACTTACTATTCATATCACTCATGTGAGTTTTAAACTGACTACACTGATATGAAACATAAGTTATTATATCATCGTGTAATTATATGACATCACATATAAATGGTCGTAGACCATTACTTTTATATGTCATTACATATAACGATTACTAATACCACCACATATGTCTCTTCGTTTAGGTGGGGACCACATATGTTGGGCGGGGAACATATAATTATTATCGGGTTATAGGTAATAATAAGGTTATAGACTGATAATATATGTTTATAAGGTTCAGGACTTATATCCGTATTTATACGATAATATCCGAAAATGATACGATACATGAATGAACGAAAAAAGGAGACCCGAATGGAGTCTCCCTTTGTAGTGAGTGAATGGATTGGATTATTTTACTACAGTTACAATCTCTTTGTCCCACCCTGTTATCTTATTACCATTTTGTAAATTGGTAATCATATTGGTGGCTTCTATTTCAGTATTGAATGTAAGTGGATAAGATTGACAATCCCCATTATGACATTCCACATCTGTTATATTCTCCCATAGTTTCCACCATAAGAACTTTGATTGACATTGTACTGTATAATGTTCTTTATTTATCTCCCCTTTCTCGTAGTGTGTATGTTTAACTACTCTGTATATTTTCTTCATAACGCAAATATATTAATATTTGTTTTTATTGTCAATAAGGTTTATGATTTTCCTTATTGATATAGTCATATTAATCATTATCTTTGCACATATGACCGACAATCTTAAACATGCTATCTTTAACTTTCTTACCACCGAGTATGGTAATTTACCCCCTTATAAAACAGAGGAATGTGAATATTATGTTTTTTATTTTTTAAAGGGTGAAAAAATAATTGTATACAATTGGGTAACTAAAGAAGTTCATATAAGGTATAGTATTGTTTGGAGATTTTTAGAGAATTTTTTTGATTTATCGTATACAAAAGTATCCCTGTTAATGTCAGAGTGGTTAGAATCTATTTACAAATTAGATATATCTAAAATATCAACAATTAATGACCATCAATTTAGTTGGATACATAATTAATCTATCATATGGTCCGAGGCGTTAATCCCCAACCCCCTTTAAATTAAAAACCCCCACCGTTAAGTGAGGGTTGTATTAATAGAATGATTTTAATTCCATGTACGGCCCCAAATTATATTTGTCTATAATCTGTTTGAAGATTTGTTGTCTGTATCTTGAACCCAATATGTTCTTTTTACTAATGAATCCATAACCAAATCCTGAATCACCACTTAATCCCACCACTTTGTAATATGGTTGGTCGTGAAGATTTGTCGGATATAATCTTGCGGTGAATTTATATCTTAAACCACCCTTAGGTCCGAATGAAAAGTCCCCTAATTCTTTTTCACCACGATGTAGTGGTCGTAAATTATCATTTAGTCCAAGTTTTTCAACCAACGCTTCATGTATGTATAGCGCTGTTTTGTCTACAGACATATAAACAAGTGGTGTATGAGTATCTTCACTGAACATCATAATATCTCCATCATAAAGAACATTTATTAAATTATCAATTCCACCCATTAGTTTAGATGTAATTTGTATCCCTGATTGTTTTAACATGGATTTTAATGCATCTTTTTTTGAATCGGATTGTTCGTTAATAACCCCTCCCATCATTGATTGTATCCTATGTATGTTCTCTTGTAAGTTCATATTATTTAAAGTCAGGTAGTTTGGTGTCTTTAACAAATTTGTTATGTGAAGCTTTATATGATTTTTGAGTTTCATCGTTCACATCTTTGGTGTATTGCCAATTCCAATATAAATCATCGTTTGGTTTGAAACCATAGAACTCATGAACCTTTTTTTGTATTTCAGTTACGTTCTCACCATTCCAATTCTGTCCAACACAAATAAACCCTGTCTCTATATCCTTAACAAGATTTGATTCCCCCAATGTTGCGTGTCTATTCTCAATCCAAGTTAGTCTCTCGATTAAGTTTTGGTAGAACATATTGGTTTGTCCCCACCTGATGGAACTAAAAAATATAACTGCGTCAGATTCAAATAACTCTTTTGATATCTTCCATAGTTCATCCTTTGGATTGTTATAACTTGCCCAACATCTATGGTCACCTGATGGATTTTTCTTCTTATCTTTAAGCATGGATTTTAACACCCCACAACTATTCCCATCTTTTCTTGATACATTCCCTTCACAAGGAACTATATTAAGTTCGGAAACATCAATTAAAACTGATGTATCTTTTAACTCATCGTTAAGGTACATGGCAATCGCCTTTGATTTTGGAATATCTTCGTTCTCCTTATCCCAATTATATCTATTGGAACAACTTAAGATTAAAACTTTCTTTTTATCTTTAAGAATATCTAATGTTTTCTTGATTGATTTCCATGCGTCGGACTGAACCATCTCTTCGGCAATCATCATCTCTCTTATTCTTTGTATGTTTTCTTGTAAGTTCATATTAATAAATATAAAAAAAAGGAGAATGTTATCTCCCTTTGTTTTATTTTACCTACCTTCGTATTCCCATAGTACCGCGTTACAATAAGCATGTACCGCTCCTTCAGTCATATTGGTTTTATGACAATGTTGTAGATGTATCGGATGGTCCAAGAATCCATCAGGGAATAGTTTTAGATTGATTCGTCTCTTTGTTATTCTCTCAGGTGCGGGACTGTCTAATGTCTCCCCACAATACATACATAAATTGTTCTGTTCTTTGATATATTGTAACCTAACCTCTCTTCTTTGTGGCTGAGTTAATTTCGTGTAGTCTATTGGTAAATTCATATGACAATAATAATCATAGGTATTTATTTTGTCAAATTAAAATAGTGTGGTGAATTATAGGTATTTGTGGTGAATTATGGTTATTTATCCCCCACTCTTGTGAATAGTAGTTAAAAATGATACAACATAGGAGTGAACGAAAAAGGAGACCTTGTATGGTCTCCTTATGTAGTGAGTGAGTATGATGTATTATTTTACCATGTTCTACATGCCCAATATCTTGGTTTCCATCTTGGTCCAGGGTTATCACAATTATGTCTAGCCCTAAATGATTTTCTTCTTTCAGGATTATTCTTTTTAATCCTCATTATTTTACCATGAGCAGATTTTCCTCCAAACCCAAAGTTAACCTTTACAACCTTACCCTTATCGTTTTTAACATATACCTTTGACTTCTTAACATCACCTTGCATAATTTTACCAAGTTGGACCTTACGCCCTTGGTATTCAGCTTCGGTTAACAAATCACCAATAACAAAGTTGGTTTCTTCAACTGAACCATACTTATCCTCATACAAAGTTTTATTTTTTGAGGTCTCTTCAATCTCTTCAGATTCATTCTTAACGCAATTTGGATATCTTTTACCAAACATTGTTTTCATCCCTTTTTTGGTATAACCTTTCCAACAACCTTCAGTCATTTCAGTTTCTTCTGCAAGAACACGTTTGATTAAATGAATCAAATCTCCTTCAGTAAGTTTAATAATCTTTGTCATATTATTTATTGTTTTAAATGTTTAAATCTAAATTCTATCTTCGCTCCTTTTGGGTCTTCCGCCTTCCATCTGAATCTCTTACCAATATAGTCTTTAAGTTCTCCCCTCATTTTGATTTTGATTGCGTCTTCCACCTTAGTTGAATCAAGGTTAGGAATCTCCCCCTTTAAATAGTTTTGTGGTGTAGTCACTTGGGTGTTGTTTTCTCTTTTAAGAACATCATATACATCTATGTCCACGAAAGCTTTGTCATCATTCACATCTATATTCTTTACTTGGAACTTTATATTTGTATTTGGAACCATTTGTTCTGGGTCCCGATTCCAATAGTTGAACGTCTTTGCAGTTTTCTTTCTCTTTTTTAAATCAGGTTCAATATTTTTTAATTTCTGTACCTTATTCTTCATTATCTCCTCGTGACTATATCCTCTTTCTAATAGTTTCATCTCCTCAGGAGTTAATGTGTACAAATTGTCAAACTCTTTATTGTCCCACGATACAGGATTGGAATTACTCATTTGTCTACTCGTGGATGAAGAATAATTTGCAGTTACCTCATACCACTTATCATCTTTGAATATGTAAACTGGGTACCATCCGTATGATGCAACTTTGTAGTATGGAATTCCTTTTGGGTCTTCAGTCCAATAACCCTCTAAGTTTGAACCCCTGAAAGGTAATTGGGCTATTGTGTATAACTTCGCATTTGGATTTGATATAACTTTACCCTTTTGTTTTCTTGGGTCAACAAAGTTCTCCTTTGTTAGATTTGAATAGTCACCATCTTTTTTAAAGTTTAACACATACAATTCCAAAATATATTGTTCAAACCCTTCAGGTATTCCCATATATGGCGCCATGTGTTTGATGACGGTCAATAAAGATGCTCTCGTTCTATTTTTTTTCTTCTCCTCGTCTAATAACTTGAATAGCTTGGAAACCACTTTTAATGATGGCTCATTGGACTCTTCCGATATTGTGGTAATTGTTTTCATTATTAATAAATATACGGATAATAAAAAACCCCCACATTTCTGTGAGGGTTATTATTTATTTTACCTCTCCATAAAGGTCAACTTTATATCCTTTTTTGGTTATGATAGAATCCATATGGTACCAAAGTTTTTCTTTGTTTTCTATTGTCTCAATAACAACCTTCGTTCGGTTTGTTGTTTCTTGATTAGGACTTGTGTCAATTGTATAAGGAATATTGTTAATTTCCATATACTTAATATATTCATTTGTTTCCATTACTATTTTTTTATGTCAGACATCTACTTAAGGACCAATTGTGTTTGGGTCGCTCTTAATTTCTTATTTAAATACTTCTTCACTCCGACCTCCACATACCATTTCCTGTTCTGTCTTCTACGCCTTGAGTGACAGGTAGAGCAACTGTCTATCACTAAAGTAATAACCAATAAACATAACCACCACTTAATATTATTTTTTTTCATTCCTTAATTTTCTTTTTGGCGTTGGTTCATAATACTCGTTATCAAATTGAGGAATAATTTCAGGGTTATATTCAACGCCTGTCTCATAGTTATTTCCAATCCATATGTTATATCTTTCAATGTAAGTCAACTCTTCACAACAATCATCTCCCCATCTTTCGTAGAATTCGTCGTCTGTCAATAATTTGGTTATAAAATCTTCTTTGGTTGGGCATTTAACCAATTGACCCGCCTGAGAAGATATTAAATCACTATAGTTTTCACTGTTATACGATGGGTTATGAATAAAATTATCATATACATTATCAATAGTGTTAGTGATTGAATGTACGAATTTGCCAACCTCAACTTGGTAAGACATATATTCAGGATTATGATACCCCGAATTTATTATCTCTATTCTTTTAGGGTTCTCCAAATACCAATAAGCCATTTGGATTGATTTAGTCATTGTATTATAAACATCTCCAAACTCATGGTTATCATTATACCATCCCGTCTGTGTTTTATAGTTTCTAAACTCTATGGAAAAATTTAAGTTACAGCCATTACCGTAATGCTCAGGACTATAATGAAAATATACCCCTAAATCTTCTAATTTCTTGTATTCATCTAAGTTTGTCATTTTTATTTCCTTTAATCTTCATCAGAAATGAAATCCGAAATTGATGGTTTACTATACCAATTTGAAATCAATCCATTTTCACCAATATGTAAATCAATGTAATCACCGTATTTGCCAGGAAGTAATGCGTTAGGCACATAATCTTCCTCAATTGACAATATAGTATTCCCTTCTGAATCTAAAAGAAAGTATGAACCTTCATCACAAACTTTCATACTCAGATGACCTGTTTCACCTTTAGGCCAATCTATTACTCTACCTTCATCAATGTTAATAACTGCGGACCACATATCACCTTTTCTTAATGGAAAATTGTTAGGTATGTCTTCTTCATCATACCTTACCGCAACATCAACTTTTACCATTGTAATTTCAACTTCTTTCTCTACTTTAATTTTTACTTTCATTTTGATTATTTCTTTTTAACTTTTGGTGTTAATTCTGTTAATGGTTTCCCACATTTAATACATTTCGCAATTTTATCCGTGTCCCAAACCTCATCCATCTTAAATGTGTGATTACATTCCGATTCTTGTTTCTCCATCTATTATGATTTTAATATTCGTATCGCTCTGTTGGCACATTCATTTGTTAATCCATAACCTATGTCCACACAATCAGGGTGATTAATATTATTGGCGGTTCTAACAAAATTCCCTCTTTGGTGTTGTAAGAAATCATTATCATCATCAAAGATAACATATTTTTCCACTTCAGGATGTTCATCCAACCAATATTCAACTTCGTGACCTCTTTCAATTTGGTCTAAAAATACAAATGAACCTTCGTTAAATAAGTCATTACAATCCGGTGTGATATCAATAACCTCACCAGGTAACCCTCTAAACTCCCACATATCTTTCATTCTCTGTAATCCGCCAAATCTCCAAGTTGAGGATATCACAATTTTTGCACCTGTTTCTTCGATAACTCTTTTAAGATTATCAACTAAATGTTGATGGAAGGTACCACCATATTCGTCGTGACCTTGAGAATACACATTCAACACTCCATCTATATCTAAAAATATAACCTTAATCTTTTCCATCTTTTTTAAACTTTAAATATTGTTTATTATGTTCTTCTTCTAATTGGTTAGGAGCAAACTCTTCCCAATGTTCTACAATTCTTTGAGCACATACTTTGTGTAATTCTTCTAAAAATGCCACACAGTGATGGTCTTCTAAAGCATCAATATATTGATTGGCTTGTTCTTCGTAGTTTGGTATACTCCATGTTTCACTTGATATAACAGCCTCTTCTAATGTTACATTTATCTCATGTAAAAACACATGAACATATGTACTATTTCCTAATCTAATTGATTTCATTTTTCTTCTTTGGTATTTCGTAATTTTCTTCTAACCACTCAAATAATTCGTTGGGTAATATACATGGGTAAAAATCTATAAAATCAAATAAGATTTCTTCCTAATCGTTTTCATTATTTTCTTCCATACAATATGTTTCTTAATCTTTATTTAATTGTTCAATAATATATTGAATACCTTTTTCAGTTAATTTATAACCATCAGGAAATTCACCATGACCGTCACTTACCCTAAATAAATGAATAGGGTTGATTAAACTTAAACCTTTTAGAACTTTGTGTTGTCGAATCACTCTTTTAGCACCTTCTCTTTTCTCATCGTTGAAAATGTCCTCAATTTTAATTTCTTCTTTTGGATATTGAGCCATTGGTACTTCCATCATTAAATCTTCTTTTTCAACTAAATAAGGTCTAGCATGCCATATACATTTTGAGTGGTTTTGACCTGAATTATTTGGGTCAACTTCTCTTCCCATAGGATTAACCAATACTTCAGTAAACTCAACCTCATCTCCATCATAAACCGCAACACCACTAATCCAAACATAATCAGTCATTGTAACAAAATTTGAATGCAATGGTAACGCTCCTAAAATATCGTACTGAATGAACCAACTACCGTAAAGTTTTACTAATTTACCTTTCATAATCTATTTGTTTTTTAATTGTTCAAACCAATTTTTTACGTCACTTGGAAGTACATAAGGACACCTAATTAATAATTTTAATACTTCTTCCTTACTATAACTTCTTTCTTGTTGAGAAAATAAACTTGGTAGTATTTCATTAACTAATATTTCAACATCAATTGAGTTACCTTTATTGTAACCCCACTTTGCTAGTTCTGTTATAAAGTCCATATCTTATTTCTTTTTAAATTTAAAAATCTTGTCTAATCCGACCCCTAAATAAATAAGAATAAGATATGCAGGAGGAGACAAAATCAAAGAAGTAAGAAGTACAACTGGAGATACAGGTGTAAATTGATGCCCCGTAATACTATATGATATCAAATCAATAATAGTTATTATTAATCCTAAAATTAATGTACCCATGAAACCGATTGCCGTAATTATTGTTGCGATTCTTTCAAACATAACTCATCTTTTTATTAAGTACAAAGATAACATTATTATTTGTCCTAACCAAATATTTTATTATCTTTGTCGTATGATATTAGACCTTACAAAATACAGCATTGAAGACCTTGTTTCTTTAAAAAATGAAATCAACAATCATTTACACTTTTATGTGGATGGATATCTTTATATTTGTAATGTTCGTTCATATGGACGACAATGGAAACAGAATGTTAATAACTTACATTCCCTTCAAGAACTTTGTAACCAATACGATGGTTATGATGGTATTGTGGATATCTATTCCACAAACCCAAACCTTTCTGAGATTGAGAACTACGGCAATGTAATGTACATTGTCTCTGAGGAAGATTATGAGAAATGGAAACAATATGATTATCTTACCTCCACAGTTAGTGATATCAATCATAAGTTGGATGTATGGGAAAGCCGTGAACAAATGTCATTCCGAGACCGACCGACCTTTGCTCCGTATTATAATCGTGAGGAACTTGCAGGTCTTAAGAAAGAGATTGTTGAATATGATATGTCTTTTGTTGCTCCTGTTAGTGTAAAGAGAGTATATGAGGAGTAAAAAAGATTATTACCAAAATGTGTAATAATCTCCATTATTACCAAAATGTGTAATACCTCATCAAAAACTAATTTTTACACAACACTTTATTATAACTTTCACACAAAACAATATTACCTTTCATGGTAAGATAAACCTCATAATTTGGGGTTTATCTTGTGATGATTGGTAATGTATTATCACAGTTTTTTACTTTTTTAACATAAATGTCTGTTGGTTCCCCGACATAACTATAAACTAATTGCCAAATCTCATCAATTATATCATCATACATTTTACGGTCAGCTTGTGTCACAGGAAAATATTTGGTCCCATGGCCACCAATAACTTTAACATCTATTCTGTAATGTGAGAATCCAAATTCTTGATTTGATGCCAATTCCCTGTTGTGTGGTGCAATAACTTTCACACCACAAACAATTCCATCATGTGAGGGTAAAAAATTTGTTTCCAATAACTTGGTTATCATTGGAGATAAATCTTTCTCTGTTTCTTCTTTTATTATTCGTCTAATAAGTTCTCTCATCCATTATAAATACCTTAACGCACCTATTTGTCAAATTGATTTTAATTATCTATCTTTGTAAATATGACCTCAGAGCTCCTGATATTAAATAAATACATGAAGAAACTATTTCCATTTATTTTGGAAGTGGATAGTGTTTATGTTGGTGAGGAACTATATGACCCGTATACATTTAGCCCCACAATTAACCATAGTAGTAGTGGTACCTCCCGAAGAGATAAAAACTTATTAAAAATTAACATTTATGTTTCCCCTCTCCATTTCTGTGAACTTATGGATGATAGGGTTGAGAAGAAGATTGTTAACCACATAATTGATAATTGTTCTTCTTTACTTAAATCAGTTGTTACTTCTTGGGATGGTAATAAACCACGAATCTTATTCTTCCCATCTGTGGGTGAAAAATCAACTATTCTTGAGGGTTTAGAATGGATAGAACAAAATTGAATCAACCAACTAACTATTTATTATTATGATAAAAGACAAATTAACTATTGTAATTCCTGCAAAAAATGAAGCCGATGTAATTGATATTACTTTATCTCATCTTAACAACCAATACGGTATTAAAGGTACTCGTGTAATCGTTGCAGATTGTTCTGACGATATGACTGTAAACATTGTATTATCAGGAAAGTATAAAAACTTAAACCTTGAAGTTATTGATGGTGGTCTTCCAAGTGTTGCAAGAAATAATGGAGCTAAACTAGTTAAAACCGATTATGTTTTGTTTTTGGACGCCGACATATTCTTAACTGATAGACACACAATCTATGAAACACTTAGAATTACTCAAAACAATCGTCTTCATTTAGTTACAACCAAATTTAGAGTTAAAGGGGTATACTCATTCATTTTTCCTGTGTTTGAATTTTTTAGAAACTTAATCGCGTCAAAAGCGCCATGTGCTATTGGAGGTTATATGTTGTTTAAACTATCAGAATTTAATAAAGTTGGTGGATTTGTTAATGAAGATAAATTTGGTGAGGATTTCCATCTTAGTATGAAGATAGACCCTCGTCGTTTCTCAGTTGCTCCACATAAAATATACACAACCGATAGAAGATTCAGAAATAAAGGATTGTTGTATATGATGAAGATGGCATTCTTAGGTTACATAAACAGAAATAACGATAACTTCTTTAGAAATGACCACAACTACTGGAAAATATAAATGTGTAATCCTTTCCGATTTACATTTGGGAATGGCAGATTGTAAACCTAAAAAGATTCTTAAGTTCCTTGAATCCATAAAGACAGAGACGTTAATCCTGAATGGTGATATAATTGATATCGACGCTCTTCGTCGTGGTTCCAAGTGGAAAGGTAAACACATGAAAGTTGTTATCAAACTATTGGAGATGTCCAAAGATACAGAGATTATCTATATCAGAGGGAATCATGATAATGATGTTAAGGATTTATACCATACATTTCTTGGTAATATTAAATTTGTGGAAGATTATATCTATACCGTTAACGATAAAAAGTATTTTATATTTCATGGTGATAGGATAGATGTTACAACCAAATATAAATTACTTACTCAAATTGGTTCCATAGGTTATGACTTCGCCCTTAGACTTAATACTTGGTATAACAAATACCGAGAACTCACAGGAAAACCATACTACAGTATCTCTAAAATCATTAAAGAAAACTTTAAGAAAGCATTATCGTTCATTAATGACTTTGAAGTTAATGCTTGTGATTACGCTAAAACCCTTAATTGTGATGGCGTAATCTGTGGACACATCCATATCCCATCTGTTAAAGTGATTAACGGTATTGAATATTACAACTCAGGTGATTGGGTTGAGAACTTCTCCGCACTTGTTTTAACAAAAAATAATAAGTGGGAATTAAAGGTTTTTGAGTACCCAAATTCATAGATAATTTATTCTATTATCGTATCTTTGTATCTATGACAACAATAGAAAAACACGTAGTTAAATTCATTGAGGATAAATTCGCATTCCCATACCTTTATTACGATAAAGTGGAACAAACATGGGCAAATGAATTCTTTTTATTCGATATTAAATCAGGTACAATGTATGTTAGTGATGAGGTTAAAGACTCCTTGTATAAAAAATATGGTAAAGGATATATTTCTCAGGTTCTCCTTAAAGTCGTTGACGCTTGGTTCTTCAAAACTTATAAATTGACAGTTAATACAATTGAATAGATTAGTTGTATTACATTATATTTATAAAATATGAATAAGTACATTATAACTGAACAGCAGAATGACAAATTGATGGAATTGATGAAAAAATTTGCCAATCAATATATTGAAGAACGAGTAATTCAAACTGATGTTGAAATTGAATATTCAAATGAAAAAGGTGCTTATATTCTATATCCTGTTTTTTATGTTAAAAATAAAGAAAATTTCCCACATCATATTTATAAACATATTTTAGCACAACGAGTTGAAGATATGTTTGGTGTTCCTGTTCATTCCTCATCCGCACGAGTTAAAGTAATTGATTAAAACATATGAGATATATTATAACTGAATCACAATATCAAAAATTACAAGAACAACGAGTTAAAGGTGAAGAAATTACACCAGGAAAATATGTTGTTCATACTTCTAACCCTTTAAATAGAGATAACATTTCTACCACAGGTCTTCAAGTATCTTTGGGTGAATGTTATTTAATTTATGCCGATAGTAATTACGGTGAAGATGAAGAATGTGTTCCCGCAGTATTTGCCACAAATAGTATAAAGAAAAAAGATATGTTTGATTCAACATATGATGATGACATATGGATTATTGATACAGAAATCGCGGGAGTCCAATGGTATAAAGACGCTCATTTTGAGGGTGGTGATACTAAACATATTGTTACCTTTGAAGATATCCCTGTCGAAGCAATTAAATTAGTTCAGGAAGGAACAGGTGGAGACACTTGGAATCACCATAATGATGAAACTGAGTTAACATTAACAGAAATGATTAAGTTAGATATCAAAGTTGGTGACACTCTAATGGGCGGAAAATTTAAGAATAAAAAAATTGTTGTTAAGACAATAGATAAGAATGATAAAGGTGATATAACAATCAATGGTAAACCTCTTTTAAGATTTAGGATATTAAAAGAAGATAAGTATCGATTACTTAGAAGAGAAGGTGATATGAAACATAGAATTGATAATCAACTTATGATGTCTAAACTTCAAAATGATTTATATTTTGTACCGTTAGAACATTTAATTTTACACATTGCAGATAATGTAGCAATTGAGATGTCTAACGAATCTAACTTAGGTGATGATGAGTATATCACATTCAGGAATCAAATAAAACAATATATTCGTAATAACTTTTATGAACATATTAAAAAGTTTTGGGAATCAAATCAATTATGAAATACGTAATACCTGAAAACAGGATGAAAAATCTTGTTATAAATTATTTGGATAGTATTGATTGGAGGATTTTAGAATCAACCGATGAATCATATCCTCTTGAGGTATATGAACATACTACGGATAAAGGTCCAACATTTATAGTAAATTGTTTTAAATATAAGTTTGGAGAAACCTGTAATTTACTAATTAGTTCACTTTTTCACAAAAAGTTAATAAGTCTGTTTGGTAAAGAGACTGTTAGTGGCGGTGAAGATGGTGAACCAAATGTTTTAATTATGGATTGGTTTAACGAATACTTTAAAACTAATGTTCACGATTATCGATATGTAGATAGCGATAACTACGCAATAAATAATGATGAATATTAGTATGAAATATATTATAACAGAAAGTAGATTGAATGGTATCGCCAATACATGGTTGGATGATAGATATGGCGATTTACGAAAGCGTAAATTCCAAGGTTACCCAAATGATGAGTTTTTATCAACAAATGAGGGAATGTTCTTCATGAATTATCATAAAAACACTAAAATCATTGAGGTTAAACATAAAATCTCCGATGAACTTGAGGATATGTTTGGTTTTGACCAACAAATGTCTCGTGAAATACTGATACCTTGGGTAGAAAATAAGTATGGTTACAAAATTAAACGAATGGTATTTCATACTGATGTGTAAATTATGAAATACATTATAACAGAAAGTAGATTGGAGAAAGCAATCATAGAATATTTGGATAAAGAATTTATTCCTGATTACGGATGGTATGAAAATGGCCGGAAAGCTGGCACTTACCAAGATGATGTTGATAAATGGGGCGACCTTGTTTTTTTCATAGATGATGTTGATTCTTACATTTATTTTGGCTGTAATGCAAACAATGGTCCAGAAGATGAATTCTTCGCGGATTACGGTCATTTACATAATTATGAATGTCCTTTATTACTAGTATATCCTGCAGTTAGTCAACAATTGAGTAACTATTTTGGCGATATGTGGAAACCCATATTTAAAAAATGGTTTGAAGAAAACACAGGATTAACTGTAAACCAAATAACTGACGATTACATTTAAAATGAAATATATTATAACCGAAAATAGAATTAATAATTTAATTGAGAGATTTATTCTTGAGAGATACCCTATGGTTAAAAGGGTTACATTCTCAACAATGGCCAAAGGTTATACTTGGGGTTATAACAATGATAAAGTCACATCTGAAGAGAATCCAATTCATAAAAATGTAATTACTGTTGAACTTATTAGTGGTAAATTAACACATAGTCCAAGTTATACCTTAAAAAAAATTAAAAATAATATCAATCCTATGTTTGGTCTTGATATTGGTAAACAAGATTCAGATTGGGGAATTGATTATAAAAATGTTCTTGATGAGTCAATAACATTGAAACAAATTATAAAAGAGAACAAACTAAATGATTTTATGACCCAATATTTGGATAGTTGGTTGTCAACAAAACACTCATATGATTTTGACCAATTCATTATAATTGAAGATACAATTGAAACTCATGGTGGAAGCTCTGGTATTATTATGGAACATGATAATGAAGATGGTAGATTATGGTTTGATACAGATTTCAGAAAGAACCTTATAGATTTATTTAATAAAAGTGCAGAAGAAATTAATCACTTTATTAAAGAATGGTTTGAACATAAATTTGGTGTTGAAGTAAAATATGTTGACTAAATGAAAGTATTAATTAAAGAAAATAAATTATTCAATCCAATATATCAATATATTGATGATACCTACGATTTATCAACAATTGATTATTTTCATCCAACCACTTGGAATGATGATGAACATGATGACAGGGAAAATCCATACATACGAGAGTATTTTTATAAGGATTATATTGGGGATTACGATGAAAATGGAATTGCTTTCATCTATATTGAAAAAGAATACTATAACGATAGTCCTTCCGACAGTAGTTGGAAAAGTAATGCCCCTACATTAATTGTTGGTGGTCACGAATATCAACTATTTAGTAGTATGTTTGGTAGTTATTGGAAAGAACCAATGAGAAAATGGTTTGAAGACAAATTTGGATTACCTGTTAAAACAATAACGATAGATTAATCATGAAATACATTATAAAAGAATCACAATATGATAGATTATTGGAGAATAAATCCAATAAAATGGAAATATTCCAAGACTTAATTAATGGTAAGTTAGAATATATTAAAAAACATTGCGACGAATATAATGCTGATAATTATCCAAACGATATCTCATTTGATTCTTGTGATGAAGTTTCAACAATTGAAAATATTAGAGTTGTTAACTTTGAGTATGCCACTTCTAACCATCACCCTTACAATGATTCCACAAAAACAACATCAATCATATTACATCTTATAATTGAATATGATTTTATGAAATATAAGTCTTATGATAATGTTATTGAGGATATTAAACAAATGTTAATGAAATCAACAGGTCTACCAATTAGTATACAGTTTGACACCAATAATATTAGAAAAGATTTTAATTGGTAATCCTAAACATTTTTAATTCTTTCTCTCAACTCTGTTGAACTATACCCGTGAGTTCTTTTATTATAATGGTATTCCATATGTAATTCCCTACCCGTAAAGATTTTATGTTCATATTCATCACCTAATATTCTAATATCAATATTGTAATTCTGTAAGATAGTCAGTAATTCACTCTCACTACTATAAGGTATTACCTCATCCACATATTTCACCGAAGATAACTGAACCCATCTTTCATAAAACGATTGAACTGGTTGGTTTTTAGTTGGTCTATCAATTGTTGGGTCAACCTGTAACGCAACAATAAGATAATCACAAACCGATTTTGCCTCTTTCAACATTAAGATATGACCTGCGTGTAATAAATCAAATGTACTAGCAGTTATACCTCTTTTAACCTTATTATCCATTGTGAGATTCTATTTTTGAATTTTTGAAGATTAATATACATCCAATTATTAATAAAACTAAACCACCAACTTTACCAACCGTTTCTTTCTCAACAAATTGATTTAATACCTGTAATGTGATTAGACTTATAGTATAAACAGTTGCGTTTTCTCCAAACAAAGCGTTACATCTTTTATAGATGGTTGTGAAGTTAAACCAAAATGTTGGAGCCAAAATCACCAAACCTAAAGTTAATAAACCCATGTTATTTGTACCTATACCGTAACCCAAAGTAAATCCGCCCAAGTAAGCGATAACTGATGCTAATAATATTCTAAGGAAATAATTTAACCCAGAAATTGTTCCACTAAACTCAAAAAACTTTTTTATTTTTTCCATCTTTTTTTTTATAAAAATAGATAGAATAAATCACATTGTAAAATGTTAACAGGATTAAATTTTACCGATTAGAACTTTTGGAGTAATCCCTAAAGCCGCTGCTGTTGAAAGTCTTGTGTTACCGGCCACTAAATGATACCTATCCCCAAACTGTAATATCATAGGAGAGTCGTAATCACCACTAAGAAGTGCCTTTTTAAGTTTTAATGGTGATGTTTTATTGTATTTTAATGCAAGAGCATTAACTTTTTTGATATCACCTTTTTTAAACTTATTAGATTCGGTGTTCTCAAGTTTAGACCATATATCTTTTGTTAAATCAACTTTTTTGGCTTTAGTAAATGCAGATACAACATCTTTAACTGTAGTCTCAATATCACCATCTCTACTTAAGTCTTGTACTGCTCTTTCAATCTCATCCATCTCACCGTCAATGTACTTATCTTTTTTCTTATGAATCTCGTTTAATTCATTTTTAAGTTCTAAAAACTCTTCATTAGTACCTGTGATAACATAGTCCTCTAATCTATCAAAGTTTTTAAACCCTAATTCATTCATGACATCAGGATTTTCTTTCATTAATTTTAGAAACCCTTTTGTTCCATTGGACTTTGATAAAATAGATTCATTGTAAACAACTTTATTTAAATCAGGATATGTCTTTTGAAATTGTTTCATGAATATACCTGACAATACATTAGACATATTCTCTTCAGGACCACCGATATCTTGGATTTTATCGGTATCTTTATACCCCATCTTTTGATGTTGGTACTCATGTACCCATTCATGTGAGATAGTCCTTAAGATGTCAATTAATAGTCTTCCTTTGGATAATACATGAATGGTATGATTAGGTAATCTAACACCTGTAGTCATGCCATTATTACGCTTATCAACAAAGACAAATTTGACATCATCAGTTAATGATAATTTGTTCTGTAAAAAATTAAGAAACTTCTTTATGGTAGAAGTACTTTTTTCATCTAAAGACTTATCTGTTTTTTTTATGGATACTTTCATTATTTATAAATATAACAAAACCCCCGATTTCTCGAGGGTTTCTATAGTCAGGTTGGAAGTTCAATAAGTAAATCAAAAAGAGTTTTAAGTTTTGACAAATTAATTTTGAACTGCTGAGTGTTGAGGTTTGAGTACTTTATCATCATCAAAACGTCGAGGACTCTGTTAATAGTTTGTAGGTAATACGGAATAGTCCATATACATTACATTATATTCCTCCCGAACGCCGAACTATACTTTAGGAACCCCACACTCGAAACAAGTTCTAACAATGATGAAATATCCACCTTCGTTATACAACTTCAAATATTCCTCAGGGTTTTCCGGCTTAACATATTTGGTTGGTCTTAGATAAGTTCTCTCAATCGGTTTTTCTATATGACAAAAATCACATTCGTCAAACTCCACATCACCACTCATATTATATTTCGGTGATTTGGTTATGGTAATCCAAAATATCTTGAATTTCTTCAATTTGTCCTTCCATATGTTTAACCATCTCGTCTCTTTCAACAATTGAGATTTCCGTCTCTTTCACCGCAGGTGTCTCACGATTTCTTGAGTAGTAATCTTGAACAATCCCCTCATTACAATCCAAGTTTTTAATTCTCGCAATCATAGACTTCAATTCCGACAATCTAAAAATGTGTTGATACACTGGACCATTTGCTCTGTGGATGTTTGTTTTAAGTTCCACTAACTCATTACTCTTTTGATTAAGTAATTCCATTGATTCTTTTGCCGAATATGGTCTAACATTACCAACCTCAACCGAGTTGTATGTTGCCACTCTAGTGTGTAAATCTAAAATCTCTTTAACCAATCGGTTTTTCTCTTTTAACGCCTTTTTAATATTCATATTTTATTTTTTAATTTATTAAATTAATAACTATAAAAGTCGCAACTACTCCTAAAATTAATCCAATTGTAAATGCCTTAATCGAATCGTTTGATTTAACCGGCTCTTCAATCACCTCAACAGGTTTTGGTTTATTGTATCTCTTTTTATAGTATGGTTTTTTCTTTTTAACAGGAGCAGAATACTCACCATTCTCAGTGATGTTTTTAACTATTTTTGTTTTTGATTCTTCTGATAAAAAATCTTTAGAATCTTTTACAATTTTAGGTGTGTTTCTTTTTTCTTTGTTGAATAATTCTTCTTCAACGTGTTCGCTTAATTTTCTTGAACTCATTTCTTTTGTTTTTTTTATTAAATTTAATGGTGGTAGTGGTATCAATTTACTTCCTCCTTTGGACGGTTTTAAAAAACTCCAATAGTTCTTTTGGAAATTAACCAATTGTTCTCTGTAATCCTCTATTGATTGTCCTGGATATGGTACAGGTAATAATTTCCCCATTGAATTTTCTAACTTACTATTCAATAATAAAACAATAAATTGTATTTGTCAAATATTATTTAATCATCCCCATCAGAATCCCATTCAGTTAACACAAATTCCAACCTAACACCTTCAATATGACCGTAACGATTTTTCCATGCCGTTGCTTTAAGTCCTCCACTTGAACTGTGATACTCACAATCAGCAGCAACTTTATTTTCCTTATCTTTAACACCATCTATTGCACTCCTAAGTCTATTAACCGCAGAACTTTTTAACATCTCTATAGTTGGTACTCCATCACCTCTCCATTGCCAATTAAGAACCTTCATGACCCCATAACATTTGAAAAAATCAAAGTTTTCTATTATTTCATCAATCATTTTATTTTCTTTCAAATATGGTGAAATTTTTGTCATCTGTTTATTAAAGTTAAAATTATTAATCTAAAAAAAGGGGAGTTAAACTCCCCTTTTGAATTACATTGTTCTCACAATGGCTTCAGTCATACCTTCCCATTTTTTGATTTGACTTTTTGGGATGGTAAATTCCATCACTCCAATCTCCTCAACTCTTTTTAGGTAATCCTCACGAAAACGAGTAGCTTCAGACGCATCTTTGATATACTCTACTTTCATGTGTTTAGCACAAGTCTTACCCATACCTGTTAACATTGAAAACTCATCAGTCAAGTCTCTCATACAAGAAGTACAAATTTTACCTCTTTTAATTGTCATTTTTCCTGCGAATTTGACTTCTCTTGGTCCAACACCTAATAAACGGGTGATGTCAATTAAAGTTGGGTTAAATTCCAATCCGTAGGTCTCTTTCAATTGTTGACCAATTCTACGACCAATAATTACAGTTTCACCTGGCGTTGGCCAATTCACTTGGATTGTTCTTTCGTTCGCTTCTTTTTCAAGAATCCTAACAACCGCCGCGTCTTGGTTTGGTGTTAAACCACCGTACTTTGTAATAACATCGTTCATTTTAACAATGAATGAATTAGTACCTTTGTAATTTTTAACTTTGTCTGATGTAGTAGTAGTCTGTGTCATAGTCTTATCGTTTTTGTGAATACAAAGATAATCTTTTTTCTAAACTACTCCTAATTTATTTTTATTTTTTTCCACCTTTTTTTAAGTCTCCAAAGACTCTCTCTCTTACCGCTCCAAACACAAATCCGATAAAAAACACTACAATATACATCATACTCTACTATTGAATTAAATCGTCAAAGGCTAATCCGTATTCACCCATTATTTCGGATACTTTTTCTCTAATTTCTTGAGCCATTTCATTATCTTTATACTTGGACTCACTTCTAAGATATTGGTCAATATCCCAAAGTGCCAATGATAAATCCAAAGCCTTAACACATCTTTTGTGAGCTGTTACATCATCAGGCTCGTTCAAATCAAACTCTAATATTCCTTTCATATTTTTAGTCTTTAAATAAATTATTCAAATATCTAAACATTTCACCATATGGGTGATTCTCTTTTCTATCCCATCCTAACTGAACGATGAAATTATCATTCTCATTTTTATACATCTCAAACATACGAGATTTAGTCATCTTTGAATACTGCACATTTGCAATACGGTCACAAAGTTTGACGAACACCGCACCTGATGTGTTTCTAATACCTTCGTAATATTTGTCTCCCGCTCTTTCTTTACGGTTCTTACCTTTGTCGTTAGTCACCGCAAAGACAATATCTGCAGCTTCCTGTCCAATTTGGTTCATAACATCATTGTAAGACACTCTACAGTCCTCTATAAGGTCATGACCCCAAATGGCTCTCATACAAGCAGCTCTTAAAGTAATTTGGTCTTGTAATGGACCACGAAACGGCTCTCCCGTAAAATAGTCCAAAGTACCATCCAAAAGATGTTTGAACTCTTTACCAACTTCATTAACCATTCGTAAGTGTATCTCATATGGAAGATAGGTATCGTACATATGATTTGTTTTTCGGTGTTGTTCAATACACCATTGTTGCATATCCATAATCTTATTTATTAATTTTGGGCGAATGCTTTATCCGCCCAAGTTTTAGCTCCCATTCTACCCCATAATTCCATGTCACACATGTCAGGGAATGATTCTCTCATTGTTCCTACGGTTAACACATTCAAAAACCCTTTGTCAATTGAGTACCATTTACCGCTTTTAGTTGTGTAAACATTCATCCAATGACCGTACTCATTTTTTACTTGGATGTTAACTAAAGAATTTTTTCCGTATCCTCTGATAACTTCAGATGCAGTTCCTTTAGTATCGTGGATATTGATGAACCCCGCTTGACATTTATTTGCAATACGGAATTCGTAGTCTTTGTCTTGGTCTTTGATGTGGTTAGAAACCATTACAGAAACTCTTTTGTTTTTTACTGTAGTGTTGAAAGTGCCGTAGAATACATCTCCAGCTAATGTTCCTTCTGTTACTTTGATGATGGTGTTTGTAGTTGTCATAGTCTTATCGTTTTTGTGTATACAAAGATAAGGTTTAATTCCGAACTACCAAAACTTTTATTTATTTTTACAAATATGTTCTTGGTAACAACCTTGACCAGCACCTTCAAGATAACCATCCCTCAAGTCTATGTGTGTAGATATTAAATAAGGCGTATCTTTACCGCATATTACACATTTATCATATTGTGGTTGTTCAGAGTTTCTCTTTGCCTCCCAATATTTATTTCGGACTTTTTCACCAAGCATCTCATTATTTGGTGTTTCCAAAATTTCTTTTTCTGTTAAAGTAACTAATATTTCCATAGTGATAATATTTTTTTATAAATATAGAAATTAACTATTAGAAAACAAAGGTATTTATTAATATGATTAATGAAGAAATTTTAACAGAAAAAATTAAATATATTATAATCTCTGAATCAGGAAAAGAATTTGAGATTATGGATGTCTCATTAGAAATGGATTATTTATCTAACGACAAATTAACAATTGAATCGTATCGTGTTTTTGTTAAATTTGATTATAATAATGCTATTGACCCTGATTTACATTATTTCACTAAAGATATTACAAGAATGTCTGAAAAAATGCGTAATATTATTAGCAAATATGTGATAGACTCCAAAGGTAAATTAATACAAGGAGGTGAAAATACTTCCATAAGTGAAGGTGATATTTGGACATTAGATTTCGCTGCAGATGAAAGACATATTTTTGATATGTCTTACCTAATTGTACCAAATAAAGAAGATTAATTATGAGCGAAAAATTACAAAGACTATCAATAAAAATGGCGGAATTATTCCCCAAAGATGCTTCATCACCTCAAGTATATTATGATTTATTTAAAGACATATACAAACAACAAAAAGACTATTTTTTTAATTTTGACCCATCAGATATTATTAAATTAATATTCTACATATACTCTTACAACAAAACAAATAATTTTAAGTTAGCCGATTTAATGTTAAACAAAATAGGGTTTGCTAGTTTATTTATAACTCAAGGAGATAATTACCTTGAAACTTGTTCAGATTGTGGTGGTAATGGTGAAGTGGATTGTAGTAGTTGTGACGGGTCAGGGGAAGTAGAATGTGATGAATGTTATGGTACAGGAGAAGTAGAATGTGATGAATGTCTTGGTAGTGGGGTAGATAGCAATAACCCAGAAGAACAATGTTCTGAATGTAATGGTTCAGGTGTTAGAACATGTGGTTCATGTCACGGAGATGCTGAGTTAGATTGTGACAATTGTAATGACGGAAAAGAACTTTGTTATAGTTGTGATTCAACAGGTGAGATTGAAACCGATAAATTATTATATGACTATTATGTTATTTGTACTTGGGACACATTTATTAAGGACCGATGTGAATTAAGAGCTGAGACCCTTGAACCAGCTTTATCTGAATATGATTTTGATAGATTAAGAGACGATTTTATTGTATTAGGATATCAAGAATCTTATCAAAGATTTATTGACGGAATACAAACTAACGAAGTTTATTGTTCCAACTATAGTGATGAACCAGAATTACATAAAAGTTATTCATCAGATTATAAAATTTGGATGGATGATAGTGATATGATACGATACGAAGGATAATTATGAGTAATATAAAAACATTTTTAAAAGTCTTAAATAAAGTTGGTTACCCAAATCCTGACTTAGATTCTATTTTCAGAATGGTAGATTACGACTTATATGATTTATTACCTGACTTAGTTAATGAGGTTGGTGAAGATGGTGCCAATGACTTTATTGAAAGGGCTATAAGTAAAGTTTATAATGGTGGTAAAGGAATTAGAGTTACCGTTAATGATGGAGACTATGGTGAATATGCATACATTAAACTTGAAAACCCTCATGTTTCTTTAGAGAATGACGACACAACAGTACTTTCAAGATGGAGTTGGGGAGAAACTAAATTATTAACCTCAGACGAGGATGGTAATGAAATTTACAAAACCATGGACCAAATATCTGAAGAGACTGACATGGGAGATTGGGGAGAATATGAAGAACTTGTTGAATACATAAAAACTCAATGTAATGATTTTATGTATAGAAATTGTGGGTTTGGCATTTGGTGGGATGAACAATAAAAAAGAGAGACCGAAGTCTCTCTTTAGGGCCGTACCGTTTTAGTACAGATTCCACCACCAAGTTTTATCTAACTTGGAAATCATTATCTCTAAAAATTTGATTCACTAATTCTTCTAATCTTTTACCCGACATGTAACCAGCAACCTCTCCATCATCAGGACAAAAGAAATTAGTCATAAATTCACCCGTTTCCAAATTAATAATTGCTAATTCAAATGTATTAATAAAATCCCCATATAATCCTTGACAACCACCTACAATAGAAAACTTAATAACATCGTTACTAATAACCGTAATTCGCCCTTTCTCTCTTACAGGATGTTGTTTTGACCAATCAATTATATTTTGAATTGTTATCATTTTTGATTTCTAATTTGTTTTAACTTAACCTCTAATAAATCAATATTAAATCTGTCGTTTTTACTTTTGTTTGGTTTATTTCGTAACTCCTTAATAAGCTCAATAACAGTTTCTTCCTCTGTTTTTTCTTTAACTTCCTCCTTAATCACATCCAAAGGAATGATTGGTTCAGGAATATTTTTTTTGATTTGTTTGTTAGCATGACTCTCACCAAGTTTATATGCTCCGTATAGAAGAGCTCCCGCTCCTGCGATTTTAAGGATTCCTCCTAATAATGTGTCTCTACTCATTTTGTTTCTAACGCCTCCATTTTAGATTTATTAATAAGATGTTCTGCCAGTGTGTAATTATCAACATTAGTTGTGATAATTGAATTAACCAAGTGTTTGTGAGGAACATGAACTAAAAAATCAGTTCCGTTAAAGAATGTTAAATCATTCTTAAGTTCAATACAACCTTGAACCATTTTCAAAAACAGTTTGAATTGAGTCGCGTTTACAAATGTTTCGCTCAAAAGTACACCGAATGTTTCGTGTTGAATCTTAATGTTATGTGAGTTCATGTTCATATCCCTTTGTTTAGATTACAAAGATAAACATTATTTCTTTAGTAAAAAAATAATTAAACAAAAAAAGGTGTTACATCACTGTAACACCTTCTTGGCTAATACGATGAGAATACTCGTCTTATTGAGAATCTTTAGAAGGATTATTGTTTCCCTTCGTTTCCACTATCTTTTGGATAGTAATCCTCATTGCCGATTAGTTAGACTAATCACTCCTTAAGGTAATAACCACTCTCTTACTACTCTACTCTCTTCAACCTTGCGAGCTAACTCAGGATTCGACTCCTTAGAGGTTTTTGGTAAAAATACGATTGAACTTGGGATTCTTTCGTGCCACGGACCGCCCGTGACTGTGTAGGCAACTTTCGTTATCACCTGACGAACACTTTTCCGTTTTTCTGTTAGTTTTTCACCTATTGAAAAGTTTGGTTTGTGTTGTGGATGAGTCCAAGTAGAGGTCCGTCTTAGGCTTCGTTATCTTTTGAACAACAAAATACCTGTCTACTCGGTGAGATATCCCTATCTCCATATTTTAAGATTACTTCAAACGAACACCTTGGTAGATGTTTTGTAAGGTTAGTAGCGACACCACTCGTTCTCTAACTTACCTTTCGGTTTTAAGTCCCCTCTCATATTGGAGTCCGCAATAATATTGTTGGAACAATATTTTTTGCTTGACCCCTGTGACTTATTCTTATTGTTTTTCCAAACTCAGTTCAGGAACCCACATTCCCAAACCATCCAACCACTTTCCCTAAAGCGTCGCCCTCAATACTCAAGGTCGGATGATATGTCACTTGTATACTCGAGTTCCATTTCTGAAACCGCAATCCTGTTAACACAACAGGTTCACTTTATCCCCCTTTCGAGGTTTATTTGACGACCATATACAGCCGATTATCGTTTATTAAATTAGTCTCAATGTCAACCCGAAGGTCTTGATATCAACATCTAAATGGATAATAATATTTTCAAAGAACGTAATTCATATTAATGAAGGAAAGGTCAACCTTACCGAAGTGGGATTTTAACCCTTCCTTCATTTCAATTGTTTTACAAAGGTAGATGAAAGTTTTGACACTGTCAAATTTTTATAAAACTTTTTTCTAACAATCTTACTCTGTTACTACCGATAGTGAGATTTGATTTCGGTGATTGTTAAAGACCAAATAGTGTTACCCGTTTGGTTTACAAAGATAAGAAAGTTTTTTTGAACTGTCAAATCTTTTTTTAGAAATTTTGTGTTTATTTTTTTAATGACCAAAGTCAAAAACCATATTTTATAACACACCCTCTTTCATGGTCTTGGGGTTATCTCCAATTGTTTTACAAAGATATGAATAACTTTTCAATTAATCAAACACTTTTTAAAACTTTTTTTTAATTAGTAGCGGGAGAAGGACTCGAACCTCCGACCTTATGGTTATGAGCCACACGAGCTGCCAACTGCTCTATCCCACGATGTTTGTTGTTAGTTGCGTAGGGCCGGAAACGAACCGACTTGGACTGGCTTATGAGACCAGTGAGATACCTTACCTCCCCCTCGCGATATATCATTATTTTAAAGAACTTCAGATAAAAAATCCCACAAGCTACAAGGGTTTTCTCAAACTCACACTTGCGGGATTTGTTTCACAAAGATAGGAAAGTTTTTTTGAACTGTCAAATCTTTTTTTAACCGCGAAACATTTTCTGGGGTGTTTGTCCTTTCGGACATGAACATATAAATATGTCCTTTTTTTTAAAAATACAATAATATTATTGAAATGTCAAATAAAAATTCAAATACTATTATGTTTTCTAAAGTATTTATTTGATATGAAGGTAAGAATTAACGATAACAGTTTTAATGTAAAAACATTAATTGATAGAGAATCCCAATCAATTGGGATGATGGGTAAAGCATTTGATGGAACTTTTAATGGATTGTTATTCTTAATGGATGGTAAGAAACAATGTTTTTGGATGAAGGGTTGTGTAATTCCATTAGACATAATCATTATAAAGAACAATGTGATTGTAAATATACATCACGATTGTCCTCCATGTAATAATGAATTTGATTGTCCTTCCTATTGTGGAAACGGTAATATTGTATTAGAACTTGAGGGTGGTTCTTGTGAAATCCTCAACATTCAACCGGGTGATAGTATCACTTACGACTTATCTTAATCCTCCGAAGAATTTTTAGACTCCTCAATTTTTTTCTTTAATACTTTTTGAAATTCAGTAGCAATCATTTTTGTAAACTTAACTGATGGTGAATCATCTTTCTCAGAATCATACTTATACTTACCTTGTGGTGGTCTTTTACCTCTACCTAAATAATTAAGTCCTGAGATATTGGTAATACATTTGTGACCACCAGAATTAGACTGAATTAAATCCCAAGCATTAATACCAATTTTATCCATCAATTCAAGTTCTTGTTCAGATAATTCATTGAATGGTTTTTCCATCATTCTTTCAATTTTTCCTAAGGCTTCTTCTCCACCGTCCATGAATACAAATTTTCCACCGTAAAGAGCGTCAAAGTCTTTAAAAGTAAAACCAACACTTTCAGGTCCAGCACTTGTTTCACTAACCCATTTCATAGTTGACAAAGGAATTTTCCTATCCTTTAATTGAGATTCCCATCTAACCAAAACTTCTTGAGCTATCTCCCCAAGATTAACCCCTTTAAGTTCTCTTTCTTTTTTAAACGGATTACAAGATGCTTGAACAAGACCCATCGGCCAAGCCATGATAAGAAAATCCGCCTCAGGATTATTTCTGAATGGTGTATATCTGTCGTAAGACCCAGGCTTAAACATACTACCCCCACCGTATTGAAAAATAATGTTATCAGACACTGTTGGATAGTCTGCCATTTTGTCTGCATAATCTTGTGCATTTTTTTGTAAGTCTTCAGGTTTGGCGGCATTTGTTTTTGTCATCCAAGCTCTAATGTTATTTAGTATAGACAATAAAGAAGGTTCAGAATCCATAACCAATCCTTCTAAAAATCCTGGTTTGTTTTTAAAAGCTAAAAGTAATTTGTTTATTACTAAACCTAATAACATTTTATTCTTTTGTAATGAAGAGTCTTTATCTATTCTGTAGATATAATTAACCACTTCTTTTGGTGTAATATCATGTTTTGCATAATCCGCAGAATCCACGGTATTAATCAATAATATATCAGATGATGGGAATAAATCTGTTGGTGAAACTACTTGAGAAATAGTCTCAACATTTGAACGAGCCCCTCTAAATTGTTTGGAGGTACCCTTTTCAACACCAACTTGTTTATCGTGATGGTCTGTGTGAATCACAAACATTGGTTTACCATGAGCAAAATCTACTAGAACAGGCATTGTATCCCCTTGAGCGTCATTCTTTTTAACCGAGAACTCCTTATCACCATATTGTATAATATGGGCACCAACAACATCAATACCGTTGTCTTCAAGGTATTTTTTCATCGCAATCGCTGTTGTTACCCCATCAAGGTCTTGGTGAAAATAAATCTCAGCTTTTTGATATCTTTTCTTTAAGGCGTTGATATTTCTCAACCCTGATTCTGATATAATTCTTTTCATAAATTAAAATAATTTACTTATCCAAGCAACAGCTTTATCAATAATGTCTTGGTCCAATCCTAATTTATGTAATGCTGTATATGTGTCAGGTCCTGGAATTCCGTCAGGGTTAATATTCTCTTTTTCTTGGAATTTTTTAAGAGCGTTAACCGTAGTTGGTCCCCATTTTTCATCCACAGGTATTTGGAATAATTTACCATTCACCCCAACTTTTTTCATTTTAAAATAATCATTAAGAGCCGTTTGTAATTCAAACACTTCTTGACTACTTAGTTGATTTTGTTCTTTAATAACTCTTCTAACTAATTTAGTTAAATCTGATTCTGTTAATCTTATAATTCTTTTTGCCATTTTATTTTTTAATTTGTATTAATTTACATTCCAGGGATTGGATTTACTTGTCCCGTGAATAAACCTCTTAAGAATTTAGCGAATGGGTCACCTGTGACATTGTCACTTGACACACTCTGTGATATATCATCTGCGGTATTTTTGATAGGGTCTACTGGTGAGTTTCCTTCTTTAAACGATTGATTAAAATATTCTTTAGATTCGGGAGTTTTCTGATAATCTTCCATTGACTTAATCATTTCATTTTCACTACCTAATTTTTTAATAACTTCTTCCGCTCCTACCCAATTTCCAATACCAATATAATCCAAGAACCCTAACCACCATTTGGTTTGCTGCATCATAATCTTTAATCTTCTACCTTCAGGGCTTCGGAACACTCTTGGAATTCCTCCGAAGAATGTTTGACTCAAAAATCCAGGTTTAGATAGTGCCGCAACATCAAATACTTTACTATCTTTCATCAAATCTTTAAGTGCCTGAATATCATGAATTTTAGCTTTACCTAACTTCATGTCGGCTTCTAATGATTTTGCCAAACCACTAACACCTTTACTTTTAGTACCCGCTCTACCCAATAAAGTGAAATAATCCATAATAGTGTTCTTCATACCTTTGAATGGTCCCACAGGAAGTTCTTTTAAAAAACTATTAACTTTTTCTGCCCATCCACCAGTACCACCAGCACTTTGTAAGAATTTACCAACAGGTCCTGGGTCTTTAGCAAGACTTGAAATCATTTCAGTTGCTTTTGCAGGATTAGTTTTAGATAGTTTTATTGCCGCTTCTAATTCTTTTGTTGCTTTGGAGCCAATTTTCATTGCTCCCATAACAGGCTTAGCGACAATGTCACCAACAAAAAATGGAACCGCAGCTACTAAACTTAAGACACCAAAAAGGGTATCTCCTTGTATAAAATAAGAAATAGCATTGATTGAATCGGTGATTGGTGTTGGGTCTATGATACCGACAATATCCATCACATTGTTATACCACGCCTCATTAATTGTTTTCTCACCATTTTTATCTTTAATGATGGATTCTTTAATTAATTTTAATTGGTGTTCAGTAATTATAATTTCACTCATTTAATCTTTTATTAATAAATATTCGTAGAAACAAAAAAAAGGGTCAATGACCCTTTTATTATAAATCTAATTCTATTTGTTTGTTTTTATCTATAAAGTGTTGAACTCTATCAGTGGCCACTTTGGTATAATTCTCACTTAATTCAATCCCTATCCATCGTCTTCCACTTACTTCAGCAGCAACTAAACTAGTACCACTACCTGTGAATGGGTCCAAAACAATATCATTCCTATATGTTAATATTTTGATTGCCTTTAATGGTATATCCATTGAGAATGTCGCTTTGGTTTGTTGTTTAGTATCTGCAAAATATTCCCATTGTCCATATACTAAACTCATAAACTCTTTCTTATCCTCATCTTGATACATCATCTTTTGTTTAATAGTACCATCCTCTTGTTCTAAATCAACCAATTCTCCTTTCCATTGTGATTCACCCTTAACCTTTTTAATACGGTCTTTCTTATAGGCCAATACTACACACTCTTTTGGATTATAAATGTATGGACTACTTGGTGACATCCATGAACCCCAAGCTGTGGTTTTACTTCTGTGTGGTGAGTTCTCATCAAGGTCTACAAGCCCATAGAATTTAAATCCAACTTTCTTCATCACCGCCCAAAATTCAGACATAAATAATACTCTACCACCTCTATCTTGTACATTTACTTCATAAGGTATGTTTATTGCAACTCTACCATCATCTTTTATTAACCGATATGCCTGTGTCAACCATTGTTCTGTAAATTCCCAATACTCATCCATCATCATTCTATCGTCATGACTATCATAATCAATACCAACATTATATGGTGGAGAGGTTACAATTAAATCAATAGTTGACTCAGGAAGTTTAGCCATCTCAACAATACAATCTCCTTGAATAATTCTTTTTGTTTCTAACATTATAATTTACCTTCTTGTTTTAATTGTTCTCTTATTTTGGTGGCTGAGATATCACTCACTTCTTGAGGTGGTAAATGCTCTATTATATCGTAACCAACTCCTCTTCCAAAATTTACCGATTCAACATCAGGGATTACCATAACCTTAACTCTTCCCTCAATAATTAAATCATATAACTTGATAAGGATATTTTCATAAACTTCTTGTGCTGTGAATGGGTTCTGTTCGTTAGGTTCTATGTCTCTAACACAGATTAAAACATTCTTACCTTGTTCAAGTCTTTGGTCTATCAACCATCTGTGCCCATCGTGCCATGGTTGCCATCTTCCAATAAACATTGAGAATTGTTTACCAGGGTTATTTTTTAATTTTGGGTCTCCTTCTATGTGTATCTTTTCCATATTATTTTTTAAATATTTTTTCAACACATTCGGCAACAGTGATGTTGTCGGTGCACATGTCAATGTAATTTTCTGTTGGTGGTTCATAGTCTTGAACAAAGAATTGTTCCCTACCTCTTACCTCTGAAGTATAAACATAAACTTCTTTTATTGCATTTTCAAGTTTCTCTTTGAATGCATCTCTTTGTCCTTTGTAAGGAGACACTAATGATACTAAAACATTTTGTCCTTTGGAGTGAAGATATTGAGCCAAATGTTGAGCTAATTGTATATTCTTCATTCGTCCTTCTTTTGAATAATCTTTATTATCAAATAATTCTCTAATATCATCACCATCAATATGGTACCAATTATTGAAGTACCTTAACTCCATAATTGATTTTGCCAATGTTGTCTTACCTGCACCAGGTTGTCCTGTTAACCAATAAATCATTTTTCTAAGTTTTTAATTTTTCTCTCCAAATACCATAAAGCTTTCTTTAAATCTTGGAGTTCTTTATCCGAGTCTTTTTTACCCGCTCTCGCAACATACTTAACAACATTGAAGATGTAAGCATCTTTATCAAGCCCCCAAGCCTCGCAAACTTTTACAACTTCATATGGATTATCCTGACCACCGTAATGTTCTGGGTGGTTAACCATTTCTTTATTTTTACTCATAATTTCACTATGTAATATTTCCCCAATTTAAGAGACTTTTTATGGCCATTTCTAACAGAAAACAATGGTTTTGTGGTCACATTAATTCCAAACCCATTATTAAATCTAATAGACCATCCTGATGGTGAAGTACTAAATAAAATAGAATAATCAAATACTCTAATCACAGTTTGACTACAACCACTACCAATATAATATGTTTTCTTAGATATACACATAATGATTATTGGTTATCACTTCGTTTTCCTCTCTTAGTCGGTACTTGGTCGGTTACTTGGTCGGTTACTTGGTCGGTCTTTTTAACTTTACCTCTGTATTCTTTCCAATCTGATTTTGGTGTGTAAGCCCAGTTACCACCTTTTACTCTAATTCCAGCGTCATAGTCGGTAGTTCTCATAACTTCCCCTAATTCTCTACCTTTTGTTTGTCTAATTAATTTAATGCACTTCATTGTTTCCTCCGTGTTTTTTATTGTTAATAATTATAAGAATTTCTTTATCTGACTTACCTTTACAATATAACTTATGAATAAAATCACCCATCTTATCTTCAAAGATTAAAGCATCACTCTTACCATAATATTGTTTTAGCCTACCATTGTTTAAAGCATTAATACTTCCTTCAAGAGTAACCCATCGTTTATTAAATCCCATAAGTAATTATAAGAAACTTATTTTTCAGAGTCAAAGGAATTCATCTTTTCAAGGTTAACAATTTGAAAAATGTATGCCATTAGTTTTCTTTTCATGATTGGAATCATGGTTTGTTCCATTGGTAGTTTTTGAGAACATTTCATCTCAAATATTGGAAGGTCTTTATAAGAATCTGTATGATTCCATTTTGTGAAAGTATTGATAACACTAGTTAGTGTCATCCCATTCAAAGTATTATCGTAAATTAAATTAATATAAGTTTTATTATTATGAGTATCCCCTTTTGGTTTTTTTATTTCATATTCCCAAACCATTAATTTTTCATTTTCTTTATCAAAATAAAACATATAACCCATACCAGAGATTAATCCTTTTTTGTTTTTTTTAAGAAAAATGTCTGTACTATCATAGGCTAAATTCCATATTGATTTTGCAATATTAAACGCATCAAATAATTTTCCACCTGAAAATGTAAGAGTCTTATCTAACTCACTTTCTTCATCATTTGATAATTGTCTTGGTTTTTTTGAAATAAGTTCTTTAACAAGGATTTCATCATCACACGACTCAAATTTTTTATTAGTCAGTAATAATGTATTTTCTTTAACAATAGATTGTAAGTTCGCCAAATGTAGCGACAATTCAACAAAGTCAGGATATATTTCCAACTTATCAAATCCTTTTTCACATTTTTGTAAGTAATCTAATAAAGTATATTTGTTATATTCAAAATCAATAGGCTCTTTGAACATCCACTCAGGATTTAACTTAAATGATATTTTTTTCTTTCTTCCCATTTTTCAATAATACAATTAATGATAAATTAATCAATTCTGATTACATAAAATAACTCATCTTTCACATAAATCTCATCAGCACTACCATCATAACTACTTATAGTTGCACCATACCCATCAGCATTTATCACTCCTTGGATAAAATCATCTTTGTCAATATAATTCTCCCAATCTAACCCATAATTTTGCATGAATTCTTCCGGGTCATAATTAACATCACGAACTAACTCATTAATCTTATCTTCAATCATATCCTCAGGGAAGTCTCCGTCAGGATTGGTTTCTATTTCTTCAATCTCTTCTTTAAATTCTTCAATAAGTTCATTTAATTCATCAATCTTGTCTTGAATACTTTCATCTCCTTCACCACCATCCATATGACTTTCCATGTCATTAATATGGTTTTCAAGTTTTTCAATTTTATTATTCAAGATTTCAATTTTTTCTTCTTGGTCTTCAGATAACATTCTATCCTCATCACTAAAATAAGATTCAGGACTATCTCTCACATCATTTTCATAAACATCTTCCGCTTCTTTAACAATAGCTTCGGTGTCCAAATACCCTTGAGCAAATCCTGAGTTAAATCCTGTATAACCAATATCATCAATTAAATTATCCACGTAGTCATAACAACTTTTTTGCATATCATCATCATCACCAACCCCATATCTTCTACCATCTAAATCAGCATCAATAACTTCAAATTCAGTTAAGTCATAATGTTGTCCCACAGGAACAATGTTGTACACATCAATATGTCCATCATAAGTTGTTAATTCATCCTCAAGAGCTTCAATTTCATCTAATATTTCAACATTTTCATCAGGTTCTCCTTCTCTTTCATCATCATCATATCTTCTTTTAAGTACCTCTATCTCATTATTAATTCTTAGAATATCCGCCCTGTCATCATTAGTTAATACACTAACATCTGAATTTTCAACAAGAAAGTTTAGTAATGCATGGGCCTCTAATCCTTCATCAGGACAATCACCATTCAAATCCCATTCCTCATCTTCTCTTCTCTCTTGAGCGTCTTCCCTCATTCCTTGAACTCTCTGTTGTTCTCTTAATCTTTCAAGTCTTTCTTTTTCTTTTTTGGCAGAAGCAATATCAGAATATATTTTAAGTTGTTCTCCGTATTCTTGTTGTAAATAAGAATCAACTGAAGATATTATTTCATTAATTTTGTTTGTGTTGAGTATCCATCCATTTTTAATTGCCTCATCTTTCGCGTCATAATAAATTGTACCCCCATCAAATTTTCTTAATAACGCAACTTTATACAATGGGTCACTGGTTGCTTTAGTTCTATCTAAAATGTAGAATAACTTTCCATCTTCATTATATCTTTTGAATTGGTAATCAGATTCTGCCGCAGTACACCACTTGGTACCTTTACCATAATAACACGAAGCGTCATGTGTTAATGGATTAACAACAAAAAACTTTCCATCATCATAAACAACATTACCACCCTCAACTTTTTTAACATCTCTCCGAGCCCTATTATGATAGTTCACAATTGAGTTTATTAATTCATCAGCATTTTGATATTGTGTAATATCAGTTTTTGGTAGGTTTGTTGAAATCTTATCAAACCTTTCAAGAGCATCTACTAATTTGGTAAAGTTCTCATCAAAGTTAATGTTGTCAGATACCTTGCCTACCCACTCAAAATATTTTTGTGGTACTTTCTCAATAATTTTGTTCAAATTTTCAGGTGAAAATTTCTTTCCATACTTGGATTTAAAGTCATCAACTCTTCCTTCTTGTATTAATTTTAAAAAATCCATTAATCTTTTATTTAATAAATATCATTTTTATATTATAATTAAACCATAATCACTATTTATAGTAATAAAGTTATTGTTTAATATGGTAGGAGGGATTTACAAGATAGAAAATTTAATTGATGGTAAAGTTTATATCGGAAGTTCTATTAATATTATTAGCCGAAAACAAAAACATTTTTGGATGTTAAAAAAAGGGATTCACGATAATTGTCATCTCCAACATAGTTACAATAAATTTGGTGAGGATTCATTTATATTTGAAGTATTAGAAGAATGTAATAATAAAGATTTAATAATTAAAGAAAATTATCATATTTTTAAATATAAATCTAACAATAGCGAGTTTGGTTATAATTTGGCAACCGTAAATGAATTTAGAAGAAATACATATAATAATGAAGTTAAAGTTAAATTGTCTAAATATAATTTAACCAAGAATGGTAATTTTAATACATATTCACTAACTAATATTCAAACTAATAAAGAACACACATTTAATACATTAGTTGACGGCGCCAATTATTTAATTCAAAATGGATTTGCAAAAGGGAAATCTCGGAATGTGAGAATGAAATTATCAAACTCGCTTAGGGGGATTAAAGTTAACAATGGAAGTAAAACAGAAACAATAAGAAAAACTTGTTATAAACATAATTTTAATATAATAAACTAAAAAAAACGAATCACTATGTCGTGTGGATGCAAAAATAAGCAAAATCAAACACCTGAGCAACAAACCGCTCAAGTTCAACAGGCACAAGCTGTTAAACAACAACAAACTGAAAGCATTAAACAAGCTATCAAGAAAACTGTTGAGAAGTACTACAATGTAAATAAAACCTCTAACTAAGGAATTTTACATAAATTAACAGAGGGACAATGAAAATTGCCCCTTTTTTTGTATTTATACATATGGATTTTAATGATATAGTAGAAAAATTTAATAATGGAGATTTAGATGTTGAAAAATATTTTAACGACTATGAGACTTTCTTCAGTGTATTAAAGAAAAGAGGTTTAATGAGTGAAATAGACCCAAATAATGCCACTGATGGTGACCAATGGCAAAATGAATATTTGTTATGGTTATACCATAATGATAAAACCGCCTTTAACAAATGGGTACCACCTCTATTGAATGATGTTATTTTTAAAGACGGTGTTTATTATTTGGATGTTGATGATAGAGGTGAGTTAAGTAAATTATTTTGTGATGGTAGAAATGATATCTCACGAAGTACTATTGAAGGTATTCTTAGCGGTGAAAGTGATTGGGACCCTTATTGGAACACAACCGATGATGTTTACAGAGATGTTGTTGAAGAGCTTAATGAAGACAATTTAAAACTTCTTGGTGAATACATTGTATCTAATCTTGAGGGTAAAGAAATTGAACCAGAAACCGAACTTTTGTCTGACATTGCAACATCCCAAGGAACTGAAAATCCAATCATTAATTATGAGAATGTTACTCAAATAATTAGAGACGAAGAAACATTAAAATATTTGTGGGACACTGGATTACCAGAACTACACGGAGAATTGTATAGTATTCATAGTCAATCATATAATAATGCGTATGAAGATACTGTTTGGGAAGAAGTTTGGAATGAACTTAGTACTTACTTTATAGGTCATGGCGAATGGGTATCAAGACCTCACAGATATAAAAAAGATACCGAAGTTCAACACTTTGTCATACCAATAGCCAATTTTGAATCCGATATTGTTAAATTTTTAGAAGATAATAAAGGTTACGGTAATTCAGGTACTTTAGAGTATTGGGGTAGTTACGTAGATGTTTTAAAAGAATGGGCTGATTGTTTGGGTGTTCGCTCACCAGATTACCCTGATTTTCAAAAAGTAGATAAAAATATAAATGAATTATTTCCTGATTATATTTAATATTTTTATAATCTTCTATTCGTTTTATTTTTTAAAATCCCTATTATTCACTCAATAAATAATAATTTAACTTATTGATGAATTTAAAGAAAATCGGAAGTAATATCTTTGCAACAAATTTATTTGCAGATTTCATATTATCTAAAATACCAAAAGAAGAACAGTCTATCATAAAAGTGATTGATTGTACCAACTTCTTTGTAATTAAAGGAAAAACAACTTATAATGAAGTTTTAGACATTTCAACTTTAACTTCAGAATTTGAAAAAAAATACAAATCAATAATTAAAGATGTTAAAATAAGTCACTCGATTGACTTAATTGAATATGGTGTTGATATGTCATCTACATCAGAGATTACTCACACTTATTATTTTACCGACAATTGTGCTTATAATCAAAAACAAATTGATTTATTTAAGTCTGAGGATTGTACATACACTAATGAATATGTCCCTAAAAAAATAACCAATGAAGAATTGGTTACTGTATCTGAATTTCCTCATGGATATTCTCTCGGCCAAGGTAGATTATTATATTACTACGGTAAACACATATTTTATAGTATTCCGTCAGATTATTCAACACAATCATTAACATTCAATTTAACCACATTAAAAGATGAAGATGGTGATAACCTACTTAAAGTGTTTAACCCATATCTTGGAACCAATGACGATAGATTAGTTTCCGCAATTTTAGATGTTTTTGATTTTGATATGTCTTGGTTAAGTACTGAAATGAAAAAAGTGGATTGGAGTATAGAACTCACAAATCCACTTAAAGAATATTCTGTAATTAAAGAAAAAAATAAAGATTTAATTTTATTCTAAATAATTCCTACGTTTTTTCTATGTTGATTAACAATATCAACCGCTTCTGTAAGTTCATAATAATTTTTATCAGGAACATATAAAAAAGATTCATGGTTTTCACCATCACCTTCAATAATTAATAATGCAGGAATCATATCGTTTTCAGTTATTTGACTGAATGTGTCATATTCATCCTTATAGACCTCAATATCTCTATCAAAAAATTCAACACCTTCTTTAGTTAATAACTCTTTGAACTCTGTACAAAATGGACAACCTTGCATCGTGTACACAATAACATTTAAATCTTTCATTTTAATTAGTTTAACAAAGCAAGTACTTGGTCTGGTTGTAAAATCCCCGCTTGGGAGAATGTTTGCATTCCTTCCTTGAAGACTTTTATTGTTGGGACGCTTCTGATTCCTAACTCTCTCATATAATCCATATCACTTTCGATATCAAATTTATACACCCCATATGTAGGTGTTCCTGTAGATTCTTTAATTAACGATTCATTAACTTTTTCTAAGTTAACTAACATTACTTTACATGGGCCACACCATGTTGCGAATAAATCTAATACAAAACTTTCTTTGTTAATAATTTTTTGTTTTAATTCTTCAGATGTTATTTGTTGCATTTTTAAATTGTTTTAATACTTGACCAATAAATAAGTCAAATTCGTTTGATTGTTCTTGTTTATAGTGAATAGTTACTTCAATCATTTGTTGTTGACCAGTAATGTATTCATGTTCTCTAAATAAATAAATATAAAACCCTTGTGTTGTTTTATACAATTTTTCTTTATAAATTCTTTTACCATCTGTATCCATAGTAAAATGACTATGAATTATGATTACCTTTTTACCTCCAATAAATACATCAAATTCAATTGGTAGTGATAGAGTCATTGTTGAGAATATTTCTCCTTTCTCCTCAAGTTTTAATATGTACTTAGATATATTCATTAGAAAAGGTCCCACATAGATTTTTCTGCGCCATCAATATTTTTATAAGACCATTTTAATTCATTGTTTTCCCAATATGAATCAGAATTAAGTTTTATACCATTCTTACATTCCTTATCAATTTTAACCGTTTTGAATCTTTTGTCCTTTAAACAAGATAATACAACATCATCTAATTTAAATAGAATATCATTCCATTCTTCCCCTAATTTATTATTAAATCTACCTAAACTTTGGATTCGTTTAATCTTAACTTTATCATCTTGTTTAGTAATATAATACTCAATAGTCGCTCTTTCGTAATTAGACTCATTTCTGAGAGATATAATGAACGAACTCGCCTTTCCAATGTATGCCTTCACACAGTTTGATTGCGTTGAGCTTTCCTCGTTATATTCGTAACTGTTGGTTAATAAGATTGGAGCGTATTCACCAATCTTATTTTGTATTTTATTCACAAAATATTCAGGGTAATTTCTTTGATAAAACCCTTGTTTATAAAACTGAGCCTTATCCGTCCAATCCAAGTGTTCTCGTCTGAATTCATCTCTATTGTTTTCTGACAACCATCTTAAATCTCTCTCCCCGAATAATTTTAATTCAGTGTACATTCTTATGTGGTCTTGAAAGGAATATGAATCCATCACCCCATCAACATAGACTCTTTTAAAAATAGAATAGACTCTTTTTAATTCATCATTAGATATTAGTGTTTTAAATTCCACAGGAATATATGCATTATATTCTACTTTTGAACCTAACAATTTAGTAATTACGTCTCCATCTTGATTTAACCAATCATCACCAAACATATCTTTAGCGTGCCGGTACAATCCAACATTCAAACTTTTACAAGTATGTAGAGCGGTCTTTAGTTTTTTACCTGATAATCCCTCACTAATCATAAACGACTCAACAAGTTTATTACCATTTTTCTTTAATACTTTTCTTATTTTTGGACCAACAAGAATTGTTGAATAACAATCAAAGTTATTAGGATATTTTATTTGTCTTTTATCTAAATAAAATTTAAATAATCTTTGACTAAAATCCATATCTCCAAAATCTTCTCTACCATCTAATTCAAACATGAATTTAGAAATGGCTTGGATAACAATATCATTATTACTATTACCAAAAATCATTGATAGACTGTTTTTAATCTTTGACTTCATTAAATTAATTGGGTCGTTACCAAAATAATTTCTATTAATTTTTTTAGAACACTTTATTTTATTTTGATAATTGTGAATAAATCCAGTATAAACATCACCAGTTCTTGTATTAACACTTATGTAATCAATGTTTCTTGAAATCTTAAACCAAGTTTTACCCACTCTTCTATGTCTAAAACCATTGAAGAATTTTAAGGCAAGTTTATCCCCATTTTTTTCAACCACAACCATTGCGGTATATTTTGTTATTTCATACATTGGATTACCATAATTCTCAACATATGTTTCCTCATCTTTTGTGGTTTTTTCAACAATAAATAATGGGTGTTTTGAAGTAGGTGGATTAAACTGATTAAAAGAAATTTCATCGTTTAACCAATCATCACTTGACGCAAGTTTTTTGTCCCCTCTCCAATTGATAGGTGATATGGATTTGTGTAAGACATTGGTATAAACTTGGTAACTTTGTTTGAATAGTTCTACTTTCATACCACAAAGATAATGAAAAATAAAAAAGGAGAACAAATTTTGCTCTCCTTTTTTAATATTTTAAGACATTTTTTTTATTTCGTCTCTTATTCTTGCAGCTTCTTCATAATCTTCATTCTCAATTGCCGTATTCAGTCTATCAGTTAAGTCATAAACCGTTTCAGTATTTGAACTTTCAAGTCTTTTTTTCTCATTTAACTGAACACATATTTCAAGAATTTGTTTTCTAGTTAAAACATAGTCGTCCCCTTTTTTATAATTTTCAAATGAGAACTCTTTTAACATACGATAAAAATCTCGTTCCTTATCCTTTGGGACTAAACTAAGTAAGTCTTTTGGATTTTCTTTGAAAAATTTGACGAGTCCGCTTATGTAAACTTCAACATCAACATTCATATTATTTTAATTTAAAAGTTAAACAATTAGTCTTGAAGGTCCCACATTCCTCCACCCATGTCAGTTCCTTTCGCTTTGATTGCTTCAGGTACCTCAACATTATTACTTCCTTTTAAGTTTAAGAAATATAAGTTTGGTAAATTTACAATACATTCAGGAATTGTTCTTAATTCAGGATTGTTAATCAAAGCCAAGAATCTTAATTTAGGTAGTGTACAGATTGAATCCGGTATAGATGTTACACAATTATCCAATAAAATCATATTCAAATCTTTGAATCTTCCAATTTCTTCAGGAATTGTAATTACAATACCATTACCTTTATTATCTCTATTTTGGATTTGAAACTCTTTTAATGTATCTGGTAAATTACCAATCAAATCATCTAATCCGTAAAGAGCAATAAACTTACCAATTGCCCCGTGACTGAAACTATCAATAACTAATTTCTCTCCACCCACAGTAAGACCTTTTGCAAATTCAGGTTTAAAGAAGTCTTTTAATTCTTGCATTGGTCCGTTTAATAACGCAACCAAATCTTGTTGACGGTCATCTTTATCCATAAACTGAGCGTCAGGGAAATGGAATTGATATCTATTCTTAGGTAAACCTGTCATTGGGCTTACATCAGTATCATTAGGATTAAAAATAACATATAACGGACCCTTACTAATATATCTATCGAACCATGATGCGCCAGGAGCTGATGTACACCATCTTGTTTCTTGGTTATTACCACCATAAAAACATGCTGCTTCTTTACCTACTGCGCCCTTATCATTAATTTCAATAACTCTCCAATCATCACCATCAAAAACAAGTTTACCACCAGGGTGAACTTCCGCTTGTTTTCTTTCAGACTTAGTTGTTGTTGCCAATGTTAAGTCAAAATCTTTAACAGCATCGTATAATTGGTCAATGGTCATCTTATTGATGTCTTTCTCTCCTTTAATTCTTGCTTTAAATCTGTCAAACTTTTTAAGGTCATCAGTAACTTTATAAAGGTCTTCCATAAAGGTTGACTTTACTTGTGCCACTTCTCTATCGTATCCGTTATCACCAGGTTGTCTTTCTGTTGATGGTGTTAAATAATTTTTAATTAACCATTGAACATACTTACCAGCTTTTACTTTAGATAGGTCTTCAGATTTTGCGGTATCAATATCTACATTATTTAATTTAGTTGTAGGGTCAGCTTTAACTAAATCAATAAATTCTTTTTTACTTAATCGAGGCTTACTTTTAACCCCACCTTTATTTTCTCCTGGTTTTGTCAAAGCATTAAATAATACTTCAAATCTTGATTGCTCGGATATAATAGTTCTTAATAACGACGTAAATTTCATCTATTTTGATTTATTAATAAATATATTGTGATTGCAAAAATATGCTAATAATTTAAGATTAACAACTCTTCCCCCATATTTTGTGTTTTTCCTTTTTTTGCCGCCGCAGCTTTAGCAAACTCTTTCTTTTCCCATCTGTATTGAATCTGAGGAAACCAAGTGTGTAATTGAGGAAAATCATAATAAGATAAAGAGAATTTTCCTTTAATATCTTTTAAACAATCTGCTAATCTCTCGTGGTCTGTGGTATCAAAGTCGTGGTTGTTATAGTAGTTCTCTGTTTTCCAATATGGAGGGTCAGCATAAACATAAGTTGATGGACTATCATATTTCTGAATAACCTCTTGGAAGTCCATATTTTCCACTTTAGTAATCTTCAAGAAATGTTCTACCCATTCAGGTTTAGATAACTTATCTCTAAATGTAAGGTACTTTGATTTGTACTTCCCTTTTAAGTCAATAAACGAACTTGTTTCAGGTTTAGACCCCGAGAATACTTGAGCTAACACATAAGCATATTTAGCTGCAACAACGTAATCGTAAGCTTGTACGCTGAAATTGGTTCCAAATATTTCAGCTTGAAACCTGATAAATTGTTCTTTATAGATGTCAGGTGTTGGAAACTCGTCCCTTTGTTGACAAGGAATATTATTCACTTCCTCCAATAATCTTTCAGGATTTTGAAGACATTGGAATAAATTGTAATTAAGTGGATTAAAGTCGTTATAGACAACTTCTTTTAAATTTGGGTACTTGGCTAGGTCCATGTTAAAGAACACCCAAAACATACCTGAAAATGGTTCTACATATGTTTCAATGTCTTGAGGTATGAATGGGACAATCCATTTACCTATTTTAGATTTCCCTCCGATGTATGATAACGCCATAATTTTGTTTTTTTTAAAGTATAACAAATAAAAAATAAAAAAGCAAGTTTCTCTTTCAAATATTTTTTATTATATTTTAAGTAAATTAATATTTATCACTATGGAAACAGTTGAAGGACAAATTATCGAAGAACAACCTAAAGAAGGATGTAAAAAATGTAATCAAAAACCAACATCAAGAAGACAGTATGCAACAATTGCTTTAGGATTTTATTTATTAAGTTCTGCAGTATATGGCACAATCGTTATGATTAAAAATTTAATTTCTCTTTTTTAATCAACTCGTTCAAACTTAACATTTAATTTAACATACATATCACCACCATTATATCCTTTATTTTTAAGTCTTAATGGTTTTGATGTGTCAAATAATTTAGGCGACGCCATCTGTAAATCACCATCAGGATGTGGTATTAAAAATTTGTCTTTTTGAACTTCTTCTAAGTTGAGGTATAGATTATAAATTAAATCATTATTTATTTTTTCATACCCGTCTTTTGGTACCATTTGTATTTGAAGAATCAAATCCCCATACTCACCATTTTTAAAATCTCCGGCATTGGCAACTTTTAAATATTGTCCATCATCAACCCCTTTAGGTAATGTCACATTAATTTCATTTGCCACAGATTTTATACCATTTCCACTACAATTATAACATTTATGTATTAGGGTGTATCCTCTTCCAGCACATGTTGGGCATGTTTGTCTAACTTGTTGTGTCATAAATCCAGTACCAAAAACTTTAACTTGGAACCCTTGTCCTTTACAAGTTCCGCAAGTTTGTTGGTCACCACCTTTTCCATTACAAGGTTGACAATGATTATCCTTAACATAACGAATAGTTTTTTGAATACCTTTGTAAGACTCTATTGGAGACACCATCACCTTAACAATTTTGTCAGGAGCGTTTTTTCTCATAGGTTGTTGTCTAGATTGTTGAGATGCCCCTCCAAACATTTGGTTAAACATATCCTGAAATGACGAACCACCCCCGCCGCCAGCAAATGGATTATTTTTGGCTTGGTCGTATTGTGTTCGTTTACCCTCATTACCTAAGGTGTCGTAAGCTTCCGCAATATCTTTAAATTGTTCAGCGCCTTCAGGATTTATATCCGGGTGATATTTCTTAGAGAGGGTTCTGTATGATTTTTTAATCTCATTTGCAGACGATTTCTCTTCAACTTCTAAAATTTTATAGTAATCTTTCATATATGGAGAACTACCTTGTAGTCTTGTTCAAAAATAAGACAAAGAAAAAAATAATAAATAAGTTCATCACTTATAATAGAGCTAAATTATTTTATAATAAACTTGTTAAAGAATCTCAAGACATAATATTTGATGTTGAAGTTGAGTCGGGTAAGGAATGCAAATATGAGATTGGTATCATTGAGATGAGTGGTAGACAACTCGTACCTGTGTATATGACCGATGAGTATGGTAGAAGTATTAAAGTAAAATTAAATGAAGATGGTATGACTCTTTTTGAAATATCCCCATACAAAAAAGATGAACTCATTTACGACATTAAAGAAGGTAAAAAAATTACAACCCAAGAATTAATTAAAAAATATCTTAAGGGTGATGGTATGAAAATGATTTCCGTATTAAACAATAAAATTGTTGTACAACAAGAAGAAAAGTTTTATTTATTTACATTAAAAACAGAACAAGAATCCGCAAGATTTGTTAATTGTTTATCTTCTTACTTTTTTAAAATAAAAAGAGGAGATTGTCTTTTTGTGAAAGACTACTCCTCGGCTCAAAGAAAATACCTTTATGGTATTTTAGAATCTAATGGTTTTGATAAGAAAGTACTTTATAGAAAATTTACTTCTCTACCTCAGTCAAAATAAAATGAAAATCAGTTCCTGAAATATCAATTGTAAATTGTTTGTGATGTCTATCAACTTCTCTAAAGTGATTAATAACACTGGTGTATTCACCTTTAGGTAATTCAAAAACTATAGTCGCCTTACCACTAAAAATGGTTTGACAAGATTCAGCAATTAATGCTAATTTTTCTAATTCCCCAAAAGGATGATTTTTATTCTCTTCCATAAACTTATTTTTTTTGGTATAGGAAACATTTCTTCCTTCTTTAATTTAGTAATTTGTGAGATGTAATCCTGTTTAATTTTCTCAACTTGTTGTGAATCTTTTCGTTCCTCACTCTCTATCATTCTCAACAGTCTCTGTGATTGGTCTGTCTTGCTCATATGTTTCTAAATTTGGTTCTTCCTCCTTAATCTCTAAACTTGTGTCCCCTTCATCAAAATCAAAATATAGGTTTTGAAGTCTATCTAAATCAGTTTTTTCAAATGTTTGTTTTAATTGGTCAACAGTTTGTTTAAACAGTCGTTCTTTTAATTCCCTTTCTTTATTTAACTTAATAATTTTGGCAATCTTTGTCAAAGTTATTGAAACATTATTTTCATTAATCTCGGAAACAAACGAAATACCTTTTAAATTTTGGTCATCTGAATCAAACCCAACGATTTGTCCCTCATCAATAATACTTTTTGGTAATGCCCATTTAGTTGGGAATAACATGTCAAAACTCAAATAAGTCTTTAATTTTCTTATTGAGTGTATGTATTCAACAAACGGTGCTAATTCTTTATAAAAACTCATTTTGCGTATAGATATGTGATTATGTAACTAATTGATAATGCAATGTAAATAAGTTCCCTGTTACTATAAACCAATGGTTTTGGTTCTCTAGATAACAGGGCTCCTATGAATTTTGTAACATTTTTCAATGATACTAATATTGTAAAAACAAATATAAAAAAATATATTGTGTCAATATTATGCATTCTTTTCTGATTTGCTATGTTCTAAAATTTCTTTTCTGAATTGTTGAAGAGCGTCTTTCAACTCTTGAGCAGTTTTTCTAGTTCTAGTTCCCGCGCTTTTATTTCCTTTATAGAATTTAGTAGCATCAACTGATAGTAACTCAGTTAGTTCTTTAATTTTTTCTAATGTTTCCATTTTTAATTTATAAATTAGTTTATTGTTTATTTTAGAATATTAACTTTTCTTACTCTGGTGTAAATAGAATTAAGGTTTTTTTTAACTAACACTTTTTTCCAACATCTTATAAATTTGTGTTAATATGTCTAAATCAGATTTACTAAATGGTTTATAAACATCAAAAACTTCAAATAAAAAATTAGGGATAGACTCTTTTACACCCTTATCAGGATGATTATAAAATGTGTCAATAAAAAATGATTTGAAATATTCTCGGTGTTCTCCCGATTCTTTAATAATGATATCTTCTTTTTTAAAGTCATTTATAACTTTGCCCCAACACCAATCAAAATGTGATTCATTATCTTCTTGAGTGAGTAGTATTTTAGTCTCATAACTACTACTTGTATTACCCATGTAAGTGTCCGCGACAATATGATTCAAAGACTTGAATATATCACCGTACAACTCAATTTTTTCATAATTCATGTTATGAATATTAAACCAAATTGTTACTTCATCATTGGGGATTACCTTAGACATCCAATTAAAAAAATTCTCCATAGAGTTCATCTATGGAGAATATAATAAAATGATATTAAATGTGAATTTTTATTGAGTTTTTCTGTCGTAAGAAATTAGATTTTTCATCTTATTCATTTCTTCAGATACTATTTTTAACTTTTTATCTTCAACAGATTCAAGTTTGTTCATAATATTTTGAGCCTTAGCCGTAGAACTTTTACTACCTCTTTTGCTTTGTAATGAACCTGATTCCGTATTTTCCCCTGCAACATCAACAGGTTGTGATTGTCTTTTATAAGAAACATTCATTTGTTCAGCACCATATAGATTCTCATCATAATTCTTTTTGAATTTATCTCCAAGTTTACTTTTACCTACATTACCTAATGCCTTTCCATCTTTATCAGTAACCGCATTACCCGTTGTTGAATCCCCTTTTAAGTATTTATCTATTTTCTTATCGTCGGGTTTAATTTCGTCATAAACTAAATTAGTCATACCAGGATAACTAAAAGCATCAATATACTCATCAACCGCCTCTGATGGATTATATTTCATCACTTTAGCGTCTTTATCCATTTGGTAATTACTTTGTGGGAAATCGTCAGGATTTTCGTTGTACTCGCCACCACCCATGAACATATCCTTCATATAATCTTTCATTTTCTTAACAACCTCTTTAGAATAGTCATCATTTTCTTTTTTGTCTAAATCTAAAACTTTGTTAGTTTTTTTAAGACCTTGAGGTTCTTTAACTGAAATATTGTTTTTCTCTGCTATGTCTTTAATTTTTTGTTCAATCACTAAAGTCTCAATCATATCAATTAATTCTTCTTCAGTTAATTTTAAAGATTTTGTACTTTCCTTAACACTTTTAAGTGTTAATGCTAAATTAACTTGTTTCAACAATGTAGAATCAGATGCCGATAATTTTTTATCTCCCTCACTTTTTTTCATTAATTCCTTTTTTAACGATTGTAATTTAGCGTTAGGGATTTTGTCACCTTCAGGTATTCCTAATTTTTTATGTAAAGCCCCTTTATTCATTTTAGTTTTTTGAATCCAATTTTTATCTTCCTTAGACTCATACATTTCGTCACCGCACTCATTACACTCATCCTCATCTATATCGTTATTATCAAAGAAAAATTCTTCAACTTCTTTCTTATGAGATTTAGCATCTCTTAATTTTTTGAAATCCGCAGCAGTGATTTTACCTTTTGGTTCGGCAACATCTATCTTTTTTTGACCACCTTTAAGTTCTTCTCCCATTTCAATTTCAGTCCATTCACCTTCATTGATAGTTTTTGATAATTCTTTAACTTTACTCTCAATTTCTTCGTTTAGAATTCTTGAAACAAGTTTGTCAATATTTTTGTTAAAATTACTCATCATTATTGTTTTCTTATAAATATATTTAATTGTGTCTTTTATTCATTTTTTCGTATTCATGTTCCAAAATAGTCTTAATAACATTCTCACTGATACCAATTTTACTAGAAACATTCTTGATTGCCTCTTTAACTGATTCGTTTTTACTAATTTTTACATTATTAATATCACCTTGATTACAATACGGGAATTTAGTACACTTCTTTTTTATCTTAACAAATCCCCCACCAGGTATTTGAGTTTTTCTACTTGGACCCCAATCTTTCTTTTTAGTTGATTTAGCCCACATAGATGGTGATTCATACGCTCCACTTGAACCTGTAGTTGTGGCTTCTTTCGCCTCTACTTTTTCAACATCACTCTCTTTTAATTTTGGAGTTTCTCTTCTACTTCTTTCCCAAAATTCATCGTTACCTCCAAATACTGGTCCTGAATATGCACCTGAAGAACCTGAACCTGTGGCTTCCTTAGTTTCTTTTTTCTTACCGTCACAATGCGCTTTTTGACTAAAACCTTTTGGGTTTGAACAATTTATGGATTTTTTATATTTTTCACTCCACTTCTCGGTAACCTCGTTTTTATCACTTTTCATCCCTTTACCCATATTTGTTAATATAGTGTTTAAAACATCTGTAGTTAAACCAGGCGTTTTACCTCCAGGATAATATTTTGAATGACCTGTTTCGTCTTTAGTCTCTTTCTTTTTATTAAGTAAAAATTTCTTAATACTTCTTCTAATCATTGGTGTTTCATCTTCTGTTTCATCTTCTTTAACACCTTGTCTATAAGATGCATAATCAGTCATAGTTCCCTGATTAAGATTAACACTTGTATATGCTTTATCTAACCCGTCTTTGAATACTTCTTGTGCTGTTTTTGGCATAGTTATGCGTTTTTAAGTCTTGGTTCCCAATAACTTCTATTCATCCACATAAATTGGTAGAACTCTCGGAACATTCTTAATGTGATGTCTTTAACATCACCTTCTAATTTACCTCTTTTGATTTCTTTACCGATTCTATCCAGTAATTTATCTTCAAATTGTTTAAGAGTATTATTTTCCATAAAGCTTTTTATTTCTTTACGAATTAATACTTCCATCTCTTTAACTTCAGAACTAGTTAACGCCATTATTTAGTATTAGATATGTTGTTGATATTATTCCAGCAAAAGTTCCAACTTTCCATAAAAAAGTTTTAGTTCTTTGACTTTTTAATTCTTTATGTAAACTATTAGTTAACTCTTCAGACACTTTTAATTGTTCATTTTTTTTTACAATCATGAATTGATTATTTTTATCTTTAGTTGTTAATAAATTAATAATCGTGTCTTTTTGAGAGTCTTTCTCATTAAGTTTAAAAATTTTATCATTTAATAATTTTACTTCTTCTTTATACCCATCAAATTTCAATAAATCTTTATAGATTAATCTGGCTGTTTTGGTTGGGAGTATTACTTTAGTTGTATCTTGCTGTGAGTAACTGCTCCAGCTCAACATTACCAAAGTTATTAACATTATTAACTTTCTCATTTGTTTTTTCTTTTACTATTGTTAAATTATTATCAATGTGATGAATTTCTTTTGTAATATTATTTACATTTTCTTTCACCTCAAAAACTTTATCCTCAATTTTTTTATTTACAACCTGAACAGAGTCTACCTCTATTTGGATGTTTTCTATTTTTTCCTTGTAAGACTTAACATCAGTTTTAATACTATTTGTATTAAAAATGTTCCAAGCGACCAATACAATAACGATGATTAATAAAATGGTTTCTTTATTATCTTTCATAATTAATAAATTATTGTGGTGATTCTTTAGTTTTCTTTCTATTAGCAAGTACTTTACCCCACTTAGATTTAAATTTTTGGTAAAATTGTTGTAATTTATTTAATGTGGTTAAAAAATCTTCATCAACTTTAATCATGGTTCCATTGATGTATATTCCACTATTCTCACCTATTGATAAACTAAATTCAATGTCATCATCTATAAGCTTACCTGACCACTCTACATTATTTTGGTAAACATTTAATGTATTAAAATCTGCTAAGTCAGAAACCTCATTAACAAACTCGTCCATAGTTTCTTGGAATGCAATTTTTTCATCAGATGTAATATCTAATTCACTTCTATCTTTACCATGTAAAGCTAGTATACCACCAGAAATTCTGTATTTTTGGGTTTTATCTTTTTGAGTTGGATTCTCACCATTCTCAACTTCTTTGTCGGCTGTTTCATATTCGGCATCTTGTTGTATTCTACTTTCAACATCCGCGCCAACATTAACTTGTTGTTCAAACAATAATTTAGACCTCTTTAATAGAGATTTAATTTCATCGTATCTTTCGTTATGCAAATTGCTCATTTTCTAAAAATTTTCTAAAGGTTTCAAAATTAAATGATGGGTTTAGGTCAGTAAAGTTTGAATTAAAATTACTTCTTGTAACAATCCCTTCAAACTCGGAAATACCGTCAATTTTTACATTATGACCAATACATCTTTTATCTATTTTATAATCACTAATTAATTGGTTACACAAATCCGCAGTTGATTTAATCTGTAAATCTGTATAGGGTTGCCAAAAAAAGTAATCTCTCCATTTTTTCTCGTAAACCTGTTGATTATAAATACTTCCTTTCCAGTTAATATAATAGTTGGTTAAAGGTTTCTTTTCTAACCATCCTAAATTCTCTAAACATATAATTATAGAATTCCTGTTAATGTTAGATTCTTGAAAAAAATTGGTGTGTGAATCGTCAGAGAGTAGTTGTAAAATTTTACCTTCTCTTGTAATAATGTAATTGGGTATCTTATCAAATTTCCCATTATACCTAAGTTTAAGGGAAGTTAAATATTCTTTAACCTCCCTTGATGTATGACATAGGATTATTTGTTTTTTTTTCTTTTGTTTACCCGTAGGTTTGAAGTTTCCATATTTTTGGATATCAATCATTTCTTTTTGAATAACTCAAGACTTTTTTTTCAGTCCCATTTATTTCTTCTGAAGTGGTTAATGTTGAATCATCGGGTCCATCGTTCCCTATGGGACCTTCAAGCGAACCAAACTTTTGTTGGTTTAATTTCACTAACTCTTCCTCAAGTCTTTTTAAATCATCCTCAGTTGGTGTATACTTTTGGTTTTCAATTTCTCCTTCCATTTTTCCCGCTTGGAGACTTAGAGCTTCAATATCTATTGTTGGAGTTTCTATCGGTAATTTTTTTTTATCTTCTTCTTCAAATTTAACTAACATGTGTAAGAATGAAAGTGAAATTAAAGGTAACATTCCCCCTGAAAATAACGCTAAAAATCTTTTGTGCCCCGAAATATCTCCAACTCCAAGAAAACTAACTAGTGGGTCAACTAAATCAACCCAATCTTTAAACGCTTGACTATTAATATCAATATATTGGTATGCAAAAAATATATTACCTATAAATTGGATTAAAGTAACAATACCAAATGGGAAATACACTTTTTTCCCCATCTGAGCAGATATTGCGGCCAATGCTGACAACGCAGCAATTTCAATACCAATTGATAAGTAAATTGCCCAACTAAAAGGATTAGATAATCCATACCATTTCGTTACATGGGAAATTGACACAAACGCAACGGTCAATATTGGAACCAAGAATGAAATGTATATTATTGTTTTAAAATTCCTTTGGAACCAATTCATTATTTTTTTGTGTTTAATTTTTTTATTTCATTCTCAATTTCAGTTTGTCTTCTAACATCAATAAGTTTTCTATCAGTAGCCTGAATCATTCTTTTTTCCGCCTCAAGTCCTGATATTTGTAATTGAATGTTTAATTCTTGTTTGGTGTATGTTGAATCTTTGATTGCCTCAATTTCTTTTTTAATTGATTTTATTTCTCTTGAATCTCCGCAACTTTTGAAGAATCCTAATACGGCAATCACTAAAATAATTACTGTGAAGTTGTTTTCTAAAAATTTTTTCATATTAATTTGATTTAAATTTATTATTAAAATATAAAAGGTGTATTAAATAAATACACCCTTTACATCAATTTATAAGTAGTCAAATAAAATTGCCGTCTCATTTCTTAATTTTCTGAGAGCTTTTTCTTTAATCTGCCGAACTCTTTCTTTAGTTAAATCAAAATCATTCCCAATATCTTCCAATGTTCTTGTTGAACCCGATAACCCAAAATAGTCTTGAATTATCAATTTTTCTCGTCCATCTAAAACATCTAACATAGAAAACAGTTTATCTTTTAAAGTATCTTCACTAGATAATCCAGCATCTGCCAATTCAGCATTAGGGTTGTTTAATATATCCAACAATGTATCTCCATCTTCATTCAATGGATTATCTAAATTAACGGTATATGGTAAATTCACAAACTTTTCAGGTAATTCAATACCAGCCCTTTCCAAATCTTTTTTGGCCCTATGAAGTTCTTGAACCACATTAACAGGTAGACGAATAGTTCTAGCATTTTCATTTAATGATTGTAAAATAGATTGTCTAACCCACCAAACAGCATAAGAAATAAATCTCAGTCTTTTAGACCAATCAAAATTCTCAATTGCTTTCATTAATCCAAGATTACCTTCGGCAATTAAATCAGATAGTTCTAACCCTTGATTTTGATATTGTTTACTCACAGTAATTACAAAACGTAAATTACCCTCTAACAACTCTTTTTGAATCTCTTTTGTTTGTTTTTCGGTTACATTTTCCGATAGCATTATTTCTGCTAACTCTCTTTCTCTTTCAGGTGTCATAACTCTTAATTTCCTAAGGTCTTTAAGATAGTGACTAATTTCTTCTTGATTAATTGGAATTGACGATTTTTCTTTCATATTTTATTTTTTACTGTATGTTTCTAAAATTTCTTTTTCAAACGCTGTTAATGAACTTACACCATCACAACATATCTTATCTAATATTTGGTCTAAAGACGGTTCTTTAAGTTTGTCTTTTAAATTTAACCAAAATTGTGCCATAACTTCTTCATCTTCCTCTTCTTCAAATTCTTCCATAAAATCCAAATTATTTTTAATACGAGACATCTCTAATCTCATATTAACATCCCCTGTAGGACTCTCCAAGTCAAATAAATTTTTTTTCGCCTCCTCAGGTAACGACACTGACACTTTGTCAGACATCTCTGTTAAAATAAATGAATCCGAAATACCATATAACACACCTGTTATGTAGTCAAACAATTCAATTTTAGCAACCTCAGACGCAAAGTGATATAACATAACACCTTTAGAATACTGAAATTTTAAATTAGGGGAATCTACAATTGGTGTAATTGATAGAGCAATTTGTCTACAATCTTGTTCTGATTCAAAAAAACCGATTACGGTTAATAAGTAGTTAGTCATATTAATTATTATAATTTATACAAAGATATGAATAATTTTTGAAATTATCTTAACGAATAAACAATTTCACAATTATCTTTAACCCATTTTTCACTGAATGAAATGTGATTTGAAGATTTACTCATATTTTCAATTTTAACCTTAGCCTCTTCCAACACTATACTTGTTTCACATTTCCATATTTTTTCACAAACAAGTCCACTTTCTTTATTGAATGATGCGAAAAAAAACTCATCGTTTCTTTCAATACGATGAAGATTATCTTTGTGGATTCTGTCTAATTGGAAACTACCACCTTGTTTACAAGACAAGTATTCATATTTTTTATCACCCTCTAACGAAGTTGCGTCAGGACCATGTTTAGTCTTATGACATCTATGCCCTAAAATCTCAGAGATTATCCATTCTTTTAAAAATCCTGGTGTTAAAACATCTTGGGTAAACCCATTATCATTCTTTAATTGATTAATCAACCCCAATAAAACATTCAACGGATTGTCCATTGTTTTAATCTCTTCATATATTCTTTCTTCCATAGTCTATTGTTATACGAGCAAAGATAAGACAATGTTTCATAATATCCAAAAAAAAAGTCCCACATTATTGTGAGACTTTTGAAATGTTATCGGTCTTATTAATTTTAACCACATTATCAGCCCAATTTGAAATTAGTGGGTTATGACTAATCACAAATATTTTTTCAAAATAGTCTTTAAGTTTCATAAAGAAATCCCCAACCATTTCAAGATTATCATTAGATACTTTACCCCAAGTCTCATCATACACTGATATGTTTGGTTTTGGTAATGAACATACTTTTGATAGTACCGCTCTAATGGCAAGTGCTCCAATTGTTTTTTCATACCCTGAACCTGCGGTCATTGGTTTTTCAACACCAGTACCATTATCAATCATTATGAAGTCAACCTCATTCTTATCGTTGATACGAATCTCCAAGTTAAAGAAACAAGAGTCCTGAAGTAACCTTTGAAGTTCAGAGTTGATTAATGGCATCATAGTTTTCATAATGATTTTACTAATCCCGTTCTTACCATAGATGTCCACATAGATTTTATAAATCTTTTCTCTTTCAAACTCCTCGGCAATCTTAAGAATAACACTATTGTTTTTCTCAATACGTGCTTCAAGATTTTCAATTTGAGTTGAGTTGGTATTTTGAATTTTCTCATACCCTCTTTTCTCTCCAATCAATTCATCAATACGCAAACCAGCTTTAATTAATTGACCATCAATCTCATTGTTCTTTTTGATTTTGTCCTGAACTTCTTGATACCTTCTAAGTTTGTCCTTAACCTGTTCAAGTTTTAAGTCATTTGCTTCTAAAGATAGTTCGTGTTTCTCCTTAATAAGTTTGTTTCTTTCATACTCATCAAAGTCTTTCTTAAGATTAACAAATCCTTGTTCTTTGCTGGTTAAGTCACGCATTAACCCCTCTAATTGTCCTTTATGCGTGATAAAACCGGCAAGCTCACCTATTTTTGCGTTGGTTATTGCTGCATTCATCAGTTCAATACCACAATGTTCGCATTTGATTCCACCATCAACCGAACTTTTAAGTTCTTCAATAGTTTTAATCTTTGCGTTGTTCTCCGCTTGTTTGGTAATCAACTCCTTAATCTCCTGTTTTACCTCATCGTGTTTGTCTTCGTGGTAAAATTCAGATGGTTCAACAACTTTAATCTCTTTGATTTGTCCTTTAATTCTATCACTTGAAGTTTCAAGGTCTGAGATATCTGACTGAAGTTTAATTGGATTTAAAATAATCAACTCTTGGTCTAAATCCGCAAACTTAGAATTAAGTAAATTGTCTTTGTAATCTTGACCTTTCTTAAGTCTTTCATCAACATCTCCAATGTTTTTGGTCATCTCTTTAATTTCATCCTTTTTTTGGATAATCTCTTCACCAGAAGTTTCATTGTCTTGTTTCAAAGACTCTGTGTTATAAACATTGGACATCATTCCTTTAGAAAATTCAGAATAAATTTCTTTACCTGTTTCTTCTTTCTTTTTAAGAAACTCTAATCCCAAAAATCTACTCAATACTTGACCACGAGCGGTTGGTTTTGATTCCAATAAGTCCTCAAGGTTGGATGCTGTTGTTACGATTGTCATTAAGAAGTCATCCATTGTTCCAATAGATTTCTTCATAAAGTCTTCCGTTTCTCTTCGTTGTTCTCCTGTAAAGTTTTGAAGTTGACCATCGGCAAGTTTCTTGAAGAACTCAAGTTCTGTTTTAACATTCCATTCACCAGCCTTGGACTTCTTTCGTTCAATCTGACGAGCAATAATGTATTCCTCACCGTCAATTACGATGTCACCCTTAACACTAACTTTGTTAGAGTCTGTAAACCTATTAAAGATTTCTTCTGCTTTCTGGGTCTTCGTAGTGGTGTTAAAAAACAAGAACAATAGTAAGTCCACCGTAAGTACAGTCTTACCACCAAAATTAGGTGGGTCTGACTCAACAACAGTAATACCATTACATTTCTCAAAATCAATTACTTGGTTATCACCATAAGATAAAAAGTTACTGAACTCAATCTTTTTGATATACCATCTTTTGAATGGAGTAACCTCAACTTCGTTGGCCGCCATTCTGTTCTCCACCGCAAGGTCAATGTTCATAACTTGGTCTAAATGTTGTTCTTGCCCTTTAGACTCAAGTAATGATTTAATCAATTCCTTTTGATAATTTTTATCCATGATGTTTACAGAAACATCAACAGTTTGTTGGGTCTCATCAGTTGTCTTCACCTTAGTGATAACATTGATGTTAGAGGAGTTATACTTCTTTATGAAGTATTGCTTTACCGACTTAATTCTCTCTTGGGTAAAGTTTTCAGGAGTATCCTCCCAAATGACTTGGATGTAGGGATTCTCCAAAGCAGATACATCTATTTTGGTGCTCATATGGTTATAATTAAATGTTGGTTGTGGATTGAATAAATCCCATGTCATTTTATACGGTTGGAATTTGTTCTTTTAGTTTATCCTCGTCGTATTTCTTTTTTAACTCCTCCATTTGTTCCTGCATTGACTTTTTAAATAAGTTTTGCATTGCGGTTTTTTCAGCATTAATTTTTTGGGTTCTTGCTGCCACTTTTTTTGCGTGAGCTTTATCTCCGCCTCTTTTTTTAGATTTTGCCATAGTTATTTAATTGTTATTTAATTCGTTATTCATTTCTTCTTGTATTTCTTCAATTGTCGGTGTTAGTTCGTTTTCAACTTGGTCTTGAAGTTTTTGAATAATCATGTCGTTAATTCGTTGGTATTGGTTATGATTATCTTCTCGTATTTCATTCTCGTTAGGTTCCTCTTCATCATCCATATAGGAATTTAACCATTGAGGTCTCTCAGGAACTTTAATTGAATCTATTTTTTCAATCATCAGTTGAACTTCAGTCTTACTTCCTCTCAACATTTTACCCATTTTAACTTTATTCTCAAGTCGAGTAAAATCTTTATAAAACGCATCCCCACCAATAAAATTAATATCAATTTCGTTATTCTCCAAATACTCAATAATATCAATCATGAGTTCATCATCATCAAGAATTCCCATATTATTACATAATGTAAATAAGTCAGTTGCCTTAATAATCCATCTTTGAACTTTCTTATCATTAAGTTGTTTAACGATAAATTCATTTAATTTTTCCACCCTACAATCCTTTTGCGATTATTTTAATTTGTTCAGTTATTACTTTACCATCAGGGTCAAACATTTTCCCATTCAAGTATTTTTTTAATTGTTTTTTTCCTAATTCAATAATTTTTGTATTAACATCGGTTTCATCTGAAGTCCACATTAAGTCTTCAATTTTCACTGATACCACATACTCCGCAGATACTCTTTGCATATTATCCTTTTTTTGGTCGGTTTTCTTCATACCATTCAACAATTGCATTAATTGCCCATACTGAACCTGAACCTAACATCCCGTCAAAGAACCATGATGCCCATGAACTAACTCCAAGCATTTCGTGTACTGGTGAATATAAGAAAATTCCAAATAAGAATCCAACCCATACCGACGCACACATCATACATTTAATCATATCACTCACAAATATAAAGAACCCTCTGAAAGGAAAATGTGGTGTGTTTGATGCTTTATTAATGGAGTTTCTTGGTCCATTAAAGATACTTCCGTAAACGATTATGTTGGTCATCCCATACGCCATAATCATCCATAATAATAGTTGTGTAATCATATTTATTTTTATTTATAAAGTTTATCGTCTAAATTAGACCCTTTTAAGAACATCGCTCTTTTATCGTCATTAAACTTTTGAATGTCTTCAATCGTTTTTTCGTATTCTTTAATCTTTTTGTCTTTGTCAATGTTATCTTGTTTCAACTTTTGAACTGTATTTTGAAGGGCATCAAGTTTTGGTTTTAAACTATTATCAGTTGTCTCCTTTTCTACGACAACTTCTTTTATCACCTCTTTCTCTACAATGACTTCCTTAATAATTGGTTCTTGATTTTCCAACTGTTGTATTTTTAACAACAGTTCATTTACTTTAGTTTCGTCCCAAATATTGTCTAAATTTGGGACAGACACTTCTTTAATTACTTCAACAACTTTTTCTACTATAACTTCCTTAATGACTTCAATAGGTTTTTCAACATCAACATATTCAATCCTAATAACCTCTTTCTCCTCAACCACAGGAATCTCAACATACTTAATAATTTCTTTGATAACTTCTTTTTCAATAACTTCTTGGCCAGTATTCAAAAGTCCATATCTTTCTATATTAAATCCAACTGTAAAGGAATCCTTGACAACTGAACTAATCAGTAAATCATTTAGATTACAATAAGACAATAAATCTTTATGTTCAGTAGTTGAGAGATTAAGTTTTACTTCCATATTAATAGTTAACTAATTTCTCAGTCCCTTCAATTAAACAATCAATTGAGTTAATGTAGAACGATAAAAATGGTTTAGGGTTTGGTAAATCAACAAAATCATATTCATCTTTTTCAATATCATACACACCGTACCCATGTTTAGTTATTTTCTCCCCAAAGTTCTGTTGGATAGTAGAGCCAATCATATACGCTTTCTTTTCACCAGGTATATCAAACACTTGTCTCTTATGAATATCTCCACATAAAACAAGGTCACATCCTTTAAATTTACTGGTGTCAAACCCATCTTCAAATTTATATCCAATATCAGTATAAAGACCTTGTATTGGTCCATGGAATAATCCAATATTTTTGTTTGTTGATTTTTGAACATCAGGTGGAATGTTATGTTCCATTAATGAGAATACACACCAATTAACATTGTCATCCTCATACACTCCTCTGTTCTTTAAATAGACAATGTTATCATTGTTAAGTGAATCAATGATTGGAGTTAAGGCATCAAGTCTGGTGTTGTTGTTCTCAAGGAAATCGTGATTACCAATTATAACAATAGTCTTTGCAATTTTGGCACATTCTGTTAATATCCAAGCAACAAACTCAATAAGTTCGGGTGTCATTTGATTTTTAGAATGAACTAAATCACCAGTAAAAACAATTCTATCAGGTTGAAGTGTTTTCCATTCTTTTAATGCGGACTCAAGTATTCCACGATATAAGTCGTGGTCTTTAAATAACCTAACATGTAAGTCTGAAAAATGAACTAATCTATTAATCATTAATTAATGTTTTTTCGTTTTCATCAAATGGATTAAATCCTTTATTTACATGACCGCAAGATTCACATTTATAAATCGGGAATGGTACCGTAGTATCTTCTGATGAACCAGTCATAAGTGCGGGAACTCTTTTAAGATAGATTACCTCATTGAAGTAAATCCCTTCACATTTTTCACATTTAATTGTCGGGCAATCTCTTAAATTAATTTTTGGTTGCTGTAATTCGCTCATATTTTTTCTTTTAAATTTAGTTATTTTTTACTTCTTTGTCAAATATTTTTTCATATCCATACTTAAAATCATATTGATAACCTCTTGAGGTACTTTATACTCGTCGTACTCACCATCATCTTTCAAATGGGATATAACACAACCAAGTAGTTTGATATCTTCATATTTGGTCCCTTTTAACATCTTTATAAGTAATTTACCATAGAATGGTAATTGAAGGTAGTAGTGCCCTAATGCGGTGTCAGGGAACTTATTAAATGGGACTTTCAATCTTTTGGTATAACTGGTCTCTTGGAAATTCTTTTTCTTATTTGTTTTCCAATCCGTAATAACCAATCCAAATCCTGTTTTGTCTTTGTTCATCATTAACCATACCTTATCGGGTTGACCTGTATAACCTAATTCAGGGTCTCCTAAAACCATCTCCGTATCTAATAACACAGCCCCTCTTTCTTCCATCAATTTAATATATTTATCCCCCGCACTAATCATCGCATCTCCTTTCATAATTTGAACCGCGTCACATTCAAAGATAGGTTGTCTAACTTCTTTGTAATTTCCATTACGTTCAATAATGTTTTTCTCCAATACAAAATGGACCCTACTACCCATATTTGTGGAGTAAGTTCCTGCCGCCGCCCACTCTTCAATTAACTCTTGTTGTCTTTGCGGGTCACCACCAGCTTTATTATAAGATGCTTGTTCTAACGGAAATTCTGTGTAAAATTTCTTAAGTACTTTTGACACAGAAGGATAATCATTCCTACCATTCATTGTGTATATGTGGTCTGCCTCTTCAAAAGTTAACCCAAGTTCATTTTGTCTTTGAGATATTAATTCTCTTATCTCTTCGACAATTTTATTTAATTTCATAATAATATTCTTCAATTTGACCTTTTAAATCACAGATGTCTTTGTCACCAGGTAATTTAATAATCTTTATTTTATTGTATAACCTACCACCATTTAATTCATGGTATAATTTTAATCCGTCAGCCCAAGCATCACCGTCAACACAGATGATAATATTTCTTAACGCCTTTTCATATAAAGTTTCAAATAACAAAGCACTCATTTTCTTACCCAACATAACAATTGAGTTATTTAAGAAAAACCCATCAAACGCACCTTCAACCAAATAAACATCTTCAAACCAATCAATAAGACCTTCATTAAATATGATTTCATCTTTAGGTACTGTTGGGTTTTTGTATTTCATTTTGTTTGCTACCCACGCTCTTGCAACAAAATAGTTAAGAGCCCCTTCTGTATTAAATGATGGTACTATAATTCTATAGGCGAAGTCACCAGATACGGTGTATCCAATTTTATACTTTTCAATAATTTCTTCAGTAATACCTCTTGAGGTAAGATACCTCATGGCCTCAATGTGTGGAATAAATCTTGCGTTGGAATCCTTGAAGGTGGTGTATCCTTCGGGTAATCTTAATTTAGGTCGTTTAAGTTCTTCTTTCTTTAACTCCTCAGGTTTGATTAAATTATAAAGTTTCTTTTGTGCTTTGGTTCCATGTTTGTCAAATAGTTTACCAAGAGGTCCTTGAGTTCCGAATGTTTCCCCACAAGACCAACATTTATAAACATGTTTTCCATAATTAATCTCAAGGTTACCTTTACCATCACCCCCATCTAACCCTTTTTCATCAGCACACACAGGACAGTCAAAAGATATTTGACCTTTAGATTCGTAATGTTGTTTGGGTCTTCCCAATACATCCGTAAGTAACTCAACTAATACCTCAATTTCGTCTGACATATTACAAATATAGTAAATTATTTAGGATTGTCATCTTTTTTAGTAACACCCACAATATGTTTTCTCCACCATTTCATAACAGAACTATCTTCATCAAAATATTTCTCAATTGTAAATGCTCCGAACACAAAAAGAATTGTGACGAAAGCCAAAAATAACCAAATAAATAAAACTATTCCCATCCTACTTTATTTATAAATCCGTAATCTTTTATATCAACATTAAAATAATACATTCTGTTTTTTACTTCCCATAACATATTTTTTCTTAAAAATCTATTTAATTTAATTTTAGATACTCTATATCCCTTATGTTCAAGAATGGATGTGTCATACCATGTTTTATTTCCATTAACAATCTTTACAAAAATCTTACCTTCAAAAACAACATCTATTTCATCTCGTGATGTATATTTACGATAGTTTTTAATTTTTATAATACCATCAAGATTTCCATCACAAATAGGGATTTCACCCAATTTTGGAAGTAACTTCTTAATTGATTTAGTTTCGGAATTAACAATGGTGTATCTTGACATAAAACAAAGATACAAAAAAGATTTTAATCTACCAAATTTCTTTCATCTTCATATAACCTAAAGCGGCACTATAAGCATCTGAAGAGTCAAAATTTTCTTTTTTAAGTGTATTGTTTCTGGTATAATTCCAAACAATTTGAGGTTCTCGTTTGGAGACTTGTTCCCATATTACGACTTTTTTATCAATGTCTTTTGGTAGACCACCGAATAAAACATATTTTCCTTTGTCGTTGGGTTGTACTAAGTGTGGGAAGGCAAATTTTCTTGAATTGTAAGTAGAAATGAATTCTGGCACAACACCTAATATATCATATACTTCTTTACAAACAAGGGTATTAAATCTTAATAGTGTTCCAACGGTATAAACATTATTTGAGTTTAAAAGTGGCTCCTCAATAATAACATAGGTGATTCCCATACCGACGTACGCCAAAAGTTTTTCTCTGAAGATGTTACTTTTTAACATTAACTCTTCAATCTTATTTTCAACTTTAGGTTTTGGTGTTGGAGAAACATGAGTAAGTTCCAATAATTGTTGTGATTGAATATCAAATAACGCAAACCCAATTGTTTTTGTTGAAACATCTAACCCCAATACTTTTGGAGTATTTAATTCAATTTGTTGTCTATTTGTCATAATTAGAAAATTTGGGCTTCTATTATTCTCCCGTATTGATTATAAATTAACAAAATGAAATTGATTGTAAAGTTCTTATTAAAAGTCTAATTTAACAACAAACTGTTGAATCCCTTGTCTTAACTCAGGAGATTGTAATTTTGAAATGACAATAAGGTCATAATTAGAATCATAAAGAGCTATCTCGGTTACATATGATTTTGTCCCTTTTGTCCATGTTGGGTTTGAAGTATTTGTAAATTGGTTACGATTTAAGTTAATAAGGTAATTCATTTCATAAATTGTTGCGGTGATATCTGTTTCTAAATTCCCATAGAAATAAAACTCATCTCCAAAATTCATTTGACTAGTTTGTCCATTAAGAGGTAAACTTAATATTGGTCCTAAATTGTAATAAGTTACACCAGTAGTTGGATTATAGTTATTAGTTGTAATTTGGAATGTTGTCCCTGTTATTGCATCCTGAGTAATATATCCGTTTGTTAAAGTCATACCTGTAGTCACATCAATAACTCTCCAAGCAGTTGGTGATGGTCTTGTATCACCAGTAACTATTTGACATAACAATTTCATTGAATTTGCCGAGTATCCTGAAAATTCTACTTGTGATAAAAAATTAAATTCTGCTCCAAATCTAACAGCAACATTTAATGTGTTAGCAGTAACAGTTACATTAGGTCTAATTAAACTGTAATAGTTACAATGTAATGAGCTTGTTGCTCCTGAATTGGTATCAAATCTATATGTCACCCACATTCTTTCATCAGGGTTTGTTAAAACACCTGTTGCAGTTGCATTATCAAAATCACAAGTATTAGGTGTTAATAATGATAATTTTGGGGCTGGTAATGTCCAGTTTCTATTTGATTTGTATGACATTGCTGCAATTACTTCTTCATCATCAATAACTATAGTTTCTTGGTCAGGGAATACTTTACCAATTCTATTTAAATTACCATTATCATCAGGATTTGTATCCCACAAATGATAATATCTAATACCAGGGTCATTCATATCAAGATTTTTTGTGGATTTGATATAATATGGAATACATAACCCATTATAACCAGGTGGGTCAATCCAAAATGTTTGCCCAATAGTATTTCCTGAAGATTTATGCCACATTAAAGTAGGGATAGTTAATTTAAAGTGTCTAGCTAATCCAATATCATTGGTAGGGTTTTGAGGGTCGTAAGGTTGTGTTGCGAATTTTTCCCCATAAACATTATCAATATCTTGATTAGTATAATGAATAATTGCAATTGCCTTTTGGTCTTGAGGTCTAACTAACATTGGTTCATCAAATGAATTAAAATAGTAAACTTGACTAGTATCTGTTTGACCACTTGGTTCTTGGTAACCTAAATATTCTTTAGTTCCAATGTATGTTGCGGAATTATATTGAGTAAAATCTTCATAAGTACTTGCATAAACACCCGCAGGACTTTCACTCCATGGAATATTCATATTCCAAATTAAAGTGTTTTCACGATTTCTTACATCACAAGGAGATTCAAAATTAAGAGTGTCTGTTTGCCAAAAAGGGGCTGGTGTTATAAAATCATACAATTGAGTCATACCTGATGGATAAACATAAATCCTAGCGTAATAACTATCAGGAATTAATCCTGTATATGTTGGTAACTTCCTATCTAATGTTATTGTAAATGTATCACCAGTGGTCCCTGTAACAGGGTTCATCCCTTGAATTTTATAGGTTAAAATTTGATTTGTACCAAAGTTGCCACACCCTCCGTTACCATCCAAAACAATAGTTACATAATCATTAATTTGAGGAGTTCCTGTTGTTGTTTGATTACAAGTATTAGGGTCAAACTCAATATTAATTGTTGTTTGTCCTGTCATTGTTGACATATCAATCCAATAATTTGATGTAATTGTATAAGCAGAAGATGTTTCTATTAAAGTAGATGCTGATGTAAAAAACCCTTTAGGTCCTGCTGCATTATAAACAGATTGTATTTGGTTATCCATAAAAGGAATACCGTAGGTACCTCCATTACTTCCTTCAACATAATAAGGATATTTAACATTTTGTTTATTTGATTGTGGTGAACCAGTATCATTTTGAGCGTTAAATGCTGGCATCAAAATATTATTATTTGTTTGGTTATAAGCAGGAGACGCCGACTTTAATGCGGTGTAATTCACCTCACTATCTCCTATTTGAAAATAAGAAATAGTAAAATTACCTTGAGAGATATTTCTTCTTCCAACGTCGGTTAACCTTGTATTAATCAGCCCTGCTGTATTTTTAATAATATATGCCATTGTTAATAAATATTTGTTATATTTTTTTATTCTAAAAGACTACAATTGATTACGTCAGAAGGACAAGGGTCTAATTGAAAAACACATCCTTGACCATAATCACAGTAGTAACCTCCACCATAAGTACAACCAACCTCAACCGCTAAACAAACAACATTTGATATGTCATTTTTGTCTCTAATTGCAACATAGTTAAGTCCATTAGGTACTGATGTGTATGTGTTACTTCCTGTAACATCAACAAACGACCCTGCTAAAGCAGCTCCACATCCGGTGTAATAAGTACTTGTCATTTGATATTCACCTGAACCTCCTACAAAACGATTAAAAACTACTGAAGCTTCTTCAGTGTTTGCACAATAGACATTTGATTTTGCATTTACTGATAAAACAATATCATCAGACCCTGGAGTATAATCTAAAGTATTTTCGTTAATTGTTAAGAATTGTGAATCCGCAACCACATCACAACAAGAACATCCTAATATTGATGGTGTAATCAATTGTGCATATATCAGTTGTGTTAAATTAGTCAAACAATTATTAGCTTCTTGTCCATCCACAATTGACAATGTTGAGGTATCAAGAATAATCACAGGAGATGTTCTACTTACCTTTAAATTATAGGTGTCAGCTTCAGAAATTATTGTTTGTTCATTCGGACTACAATTAGGTCTTGTTGTTGCCCCATCAGATATTGATTGTGTTAAAGTTGGTGTTTTAACAACACCTCCTTGTGTTACATTGAATGTATCCGTAATTGTTCCAGTACCTGGCCCATTATAAGTTTTTTGTGATGATAACACTAATCCAAATTCTATTTCAACACCTATAGGTAATTCAGGAACTGTAATAATTTGTACTGTTGTTGTTCTTGAATTAAAGTTTGGTGTTACACTACTAACAACATTGTCAGTATTTGCGCTTACTGTTAATTGGTAAGTTACAGGTATTTCGTCATAAGATACTGTAATTGTTTGTGTAACTACGGTACCAAGAGCATCTTGTACTGTTATTGTATAAGATTTAGGGCATAATCCACCAAAATAATTATTACTTTGATATGTGTTACCACCATCAATTGAATACAAGTATGGAGCTGCTCCATTAAACGCTGAAACCGTGATTCCACCATTACATTTAGTTCCGGTATTACAACTACTATTTTCTGCCATTAATGAAATTTGTAAAGGTATTGTTGTAGGGCAAGTCCCTTTAGTCACTGAGATTGTTCCGATTGCTTTTCCTCCATAATAATTCCATGAAGAATTAGGTATTTCAGAAGTATTTGTACTTGCAAGTATACTATCCTGTAATGTAAATAACTCAGTTGTACCAAGAACATAAATTTCCCATCTATTATTAGTTAAACTCCATATTATTTCATTTCTACTATCACTCCAAGTAAATTTACCATTTTTATATCCATTACATACAAATTGATAAGGCCCTTCAGTTGCCAACCCACTACTGTCATAAGTTATTAAACAAAGGTTAACACATTTCAATGGTGACGTAGGTGTTGGAGTTGTCGTAGGTGTTGGAGTTGGAGCATTAGTTGCCGCCATTAGACTACATATTGTTGTTGCAGTATAATCACCATAGTAATCAACCACCGTTACCTCATAATCACCCTGAGCCATCCCTACCAATGTTTGGCTTCTTTGCCCACGGGCCCAATTATATGTATAAGGACTTGTCCCTCCTGTCACAATTAAAGATAAAATACCATCTAACGACTTTGAATTACTCGGTTGTACAATAGGGTTACAAGTAATTCCCATTTCAAATAAAGTAAAAACATCACAATTATTTTTAAGTTTACGAACTTGACTATTTGTTGGTGTCTGTGTTGGAGTTCTTGTTAATGTAGGTGTGGTTGTACTTGTTGGTGTTACTGTTGGAGTATTAGTATTAGTTGGTGTTGGTGTTTGAGTTCCTGTTGGTGTTGGTGTTGGACAATTTACTGATGCCGGGCTAAATAATTTAGTAACTCCATTAGATGAACTACCATAATTTAATGTAACCAAAATACCTACCTCAGTTCCTTGTATAAAATTCCCACAACAATCCGTGTAATAGTAATTACCTGTTGTAACACCTTGTCCACATGATATTGGTGTTGTAGATGGTGTTGGGTTAGGTGTTCTTGTATTGGTTGGAGTACTTGTATTAGTTGGAGTATTAGTTGGTGTTCTAGTTAAAGTTGGCGTTTGAGTTGGTGTTCCTGTGTTAGTTGGAGTTTGAGTTGGTGTTTGAGTTGGTGATAACGACGGTTCTGGTTCGGGAGGAGACCCATAACAATCAATAAATGTAGTACAATTAGTTTCTAAATTTGTAAATGTTACTGCAGGTACATAAACATTTGGACCGGTAAACCCATATCGTGTTGTAGGAGTCAACCCATTACCAACACAAAGATAAAGTGTATATCCATCTGCACCGTCTATTAAAGGAAATGTGTAAAGACTACTATTAGTGTAAAATCCATTACATTGTAAATACCCAATATACAATGGATTACCACCACTTTGAGCGTCATCTATTGGTACAAAGACTTCAAAACAATTACAAAATTCTATTGGTACTGCTGCCATTATTAATTCCTTTTATTATAAGTATAATCTTTAGTTATTTTATCTGTAGATTTTATTGTTATTAACATCCTGATGGGTCTGAAGAAGTGATTTGCCCTAACCCTCCTGTCACAACATATATCGCAGTTCCGTTTGAATAATAACCATTCACTGTAGGGATTGTTAATCCTGAATTAGAGTATAAATACTCTCCAATATTTGGTCCGATTCCTCCCGAGACTGTTCCATAAATTGTACTTGGTGATGAAATATAATCATTACAAGCATCAATTTCATTTGCACCAAAACCTAAACTATACACATAATAAGACCTTGTTGGTGTTTGAGTTTGAGTTGGAGTTTCTGTATTTGTAGGTGTATTTGTAGGAGTATTAGTTGGTGTTTCTGTATTAGTCGGAGTTGAGGTGGGTGTTAATCCTATAGTAACCGAAGGTGTTGGTGTTATTGTTTCAGTTGGTGTTGGTGTCATTGTTTCGGTTGGTGTTGGTGTCTCTGTATTAGTTGGAGTGTTTGTTGGCGTTTCAGTATTAGTCGGAGTGTTGGTTGGTGTCTCGGTATTAGTCGGAGTGTTTGTTGATGTTTGAGTATTAGTTGGAGTACTTGTAGATGTTTGAGTTTGGGTAATAGTTGGCGTTGGCGTTTGACCAATAGTTGGAGTATTAGTCGGTGTTGACGTAATAGTTGGCGTAGGAGTAATTAAATTAGTACAAAGTACATAACTCATAATTTGACCAGATAAGTTTATTTGAACTGCGTAATAAAGACCTCCCCAATACATTAGAATAAATCTATCTTGACCATCATATGGTGTGTATAAAACTCCATCATATAAATTTTGATAAACAGTAACTCCAATAACAGGAATTAAATTCGCCTCATTTATGTAAGTGTATAATACAGTTAAAGATAATGTATCACTACAAGTGTTTGCCGAAGTGGTAAAAGTATTTTGACCAATAAAATGTGAAGAAGCAATTGGTGTTACTGAAGGAGTAGGTGTTTGAGTTGCAGTGTTTGTTGGTGTTGCAGTGTTTGTTGTAGTATTTGTTGGTGTTTGAGTTGGTGTTGATGTGCTAGTTGATGTGACTGTAGGGGTTTGTGTCATCGTAGGTGTAACACTAGCGGTCGGAGTTGGTGTGATATAAACAAATTCACCATCAATACATCCGTTAGTATCAATAATTTTAATTAAATAAGTAGAATTGTCTACAGGGTCAGGAACTTCAAACGTAAATGGTACTACCGAGATTGTTGCAACATATACACAATCTCCGCTAGTAGGCCCGCAATAGTAAATTTCGGCCGGTGTGTTTGCAGTTATTGATGTTATTGTTACTAGTTGTCCCATTATTGTACTATTGTTGTTCCTACTATGACACAGTTATTTGAATCGATAACTTTTAACATATACGAAGGTGATGTATTATATGGCGCTGGTATATCAAAAACATATGGTATTACAGATGTTGTTGAATAGTAAAAACATCCCGTACCATTTGCTTGACATACGTAGATATCATAAGGTGATTGACCTGTTATTGAACTAATTGTTACCTGTACCGCCATTATTTATTTTTTTTTCTTCTTTTTTTAGATGTTATTAATTTATAAACCATGACAGAGAATTTATTACCAACATAATGTATCAATTTTCCAAGTTTATTATCTTCAGGTAATACTCCCATCATATAAGCCATGTGTTCAGACCAAGGTTTAGTTATTAAATAGAAATATTTAGAATATTGTGGATGTTTAGTTAAGAAATTAACCACAGGTTTTGCCCAAGTTAAATAACCAAACAATCCTTCTCTATTTGTTTTTAACATTAATCTACCAAACTTCTCATCCGCTTCCCAAATTTCTTTAGGTAAGAATCCTTGACGATATAATAAATCACATATGATTTTTGAACCTGTTCCACCCCCTATTGGACCTATTGGCCCAACTATAATTCCAACACAAGAATTACCTATTTCTACAATAGTACCTGTGTTATCAATTCTAAATGAACCGTAAAAAGACAAGAATGACCCCGAAGCTGCATACCAACCAGGTGTTGTCACTAATGTTGGCGACCCAAACAGTGGATTATTATAAAGTTGGGAACCAATTGTAATTCCATTAGTAAAAGTATAAAACCCTAATACAGCTCCTGCGGAATTACCTGCAAAACAAGCTGCTGAATTACCATCATACGGACCAACTACGTTATAAGTTTGTACAGGTGCTGGTGGAGTATAAGTTAAACAACTATTACAATCATTAAAAACATTTGAAGTATATCCCGCAAAGAAATCAACACTAGAAGTTAATGGGAAAACCGTTGATGGTGCAGCATAACCTGTATTAAATCTTCCAAGATAATTCCAACAAGTTCCATAAACATTAAAACATTGTCCTTCCGTTGTCACCAAAGGAGATTTTACATCTTGAATCATTTGTGTTTTAAGAGTATTTGGTGATATTGGATTACAACTTTCATACACATAAACATAATTAGGTGTTGTTGAAGGTGTCGGTGTTACAGTTGGTGTTGTTGTCTGAGTTGGTGTTTGAGTTAATGTTTGATTAGGTGTTGGAGGTGGTGTAGTACCTATCGTTGCTGTTGTTGTTGGTGTTACAGTATTTGTTGGAGTGTTCGTAGGTGTTTTAGTTTGGGTTGGAGTTGGCGTAGATGTAGAACTAGACGTTACTGTAGGTGTTGGTGTTGGATATACATTACAATTACTACAAACCGCATAAATCTGAAGTATACTATTAACATTTGCATTTGACGATATATTATCATTATCACTAATATAAGTAACACAATGCAATCCACCAGCAATTTCAACTAACATACTCATTCCAATGACAACAGGTACTCCCAAATACACAAGACTATTTGTAACATAGTATTCTTGACCTGATTGACAATCTATAAGTACTTTAACCGACACACAAGTAAATGTTTCATCTAACATTTGGAATGTTGCTTGTCCTGACGCATTAACAGTTCTTGTTAAAGTAACCGAAGGTGTTAAAGTAACTGTTGGTGTTACGGCTGGAGTATATCCACTCATACTAAATGAAATTCCAACACCATTACAAATATCACCCGTTGGTGTAGGTGTTGGCGTCACCCCTAAAGTATCAAATGTAAAATTCACATCGTCACATGCAATACTTGGCGTTGGTGTTGGTAATGGTTCCCAATCACAATCAAAATATGCTGTAAAATCAAAAATAGAACAATTAACCGCTGTTGGCGTTGGCGTTGGACAAATACCTGTAGTAAAACTATTGGCTGAAATGTCAGGACAATCTGATTTACATGGACTAGCACCTGTTAAATAACAAGTACCTCCTAAACTATTAGATAAACACCAATATGTTGTTGTGATAGAACTATAATAATAAATTACACCAGCACTCGTACCGTCACCTGAATAACTCGGAAAACCATTATATGTTGACCCTGCGGTATAATTTCCACTATAACCCGATAATGATGGCAAAGTTGTGTAAAAACAAAATTGACTATATTCACATGCAAAAGGTGTTGGGGATGGTGTTGGAGTGTTACCCGGTGTTGCAGTATTTGTTGGTGTTATAGTGTTTGTTGGTGTTGTGGTGTTTGTTGGTGTTGTGGTGGGTGTAGATGTATTGGTTGGTGTTGGTGTTGGACACGCCATTTGACCAATAAACACACTACCAATAGATGGATATACAGTTCCAATAGCAGAATAAGTTATTACCGTGGCAATGCCATTAAAATAAGGCCCTGTAATTGAATATACATCACCAACAGATAATGTACCAGGGACATTTTCAAATCTAAATTGATTTGAAGGATTACTACATTCCTCAAATAAATAAATATCGTATGGTTCACTTGGTGTTACTGTTGGAGTCGCAGTATTAGTTGGTGTTACTGTTGGGGTTGTAGTATTAGTTGGTGTATTTGTTGGAGTTGCAGTATTAGTTGGTGTTGGACTAGGTGTCGGTGGTGGTGGCTCACAATCACCATCTGCAGTACAACCATCTCCTGCAAATATAATTGCATTTGTTAAAGTCACCGTTGACCCTAAAGGCCCATAACGAAAATATGGATATCCCCCTGAGTCGGTACATATGTAATATGTGTTATAACCAGGATTTATTGTAGTATTATATGGCATTGATGTAACCATATTTAATAATATAGTATCCCCAAAATTATTGAGATAATCTACATATAAATCATCAACACCATCCGTAAGCTCCGATGGATAGACTCCAGTCCCATTAGGGATTTCAAGAGTAAAACATTTTCCAATTGTACAAGGATAATAGTCTATAAGAAGACCTGTCCCACCACTAATAGTATAACAACCATAAGGTGCAATACCTGTTGCAGAACTATAATACCCATCTGGTAAAACATTTGTACAAGGACTATTATTATCATAAAATATTGATAGACCTACTATTGGCGGGTTATAATTTGAATATACGTCAACAGAATTATCAATAGTACAGGCGGTATAACAACTAATTGTACTATAATTAAATTTCTGAAGATAAATACATCCAGCCTCTGTTTGAGTTGGTGTATTTGTTGGCGTTTGAGTCGGAGTTTCCGTTGGTGATGGTGTAGGAGGAATACAAGGGACACCAGGTGCTTCTGTACTATTAATTGCACTAACAACTATATCACTATTATAATAATAAAGGTATGGATACCCATATGTAAAATAATCGGTACAAGCTGACGCAGTATAAGGACCTGCAACCGTAAACGGTTCCGTAACTACATTACCATAACAATCATAATAGTCAACAAATACAGTGTTATCCAAAAAAGGATACACATTACTGTTTGATGTTGCAGCAGCAATATCAATACTACTAATCGTTAATTCTAAATAAGTACAAGCCATAATTTTTCCCTTACACTATAAATAACCTAATATTGGTTTTTATACAAAATAAAAGATAGAATGATTATAATTTTAATAAAGATGTTATTTCTGTTATTTTAATTAAGACATTTAGACATAAATTAGCTCCCTCAATTGAAGTTATTAAAGAGAAACTATTGTAAATTATTGTACCCAATCTATCCCGCCTTCTCCTTCTGAACCTGCATCACCAAACCAACCAAAATTTACTTGCCAATCATAAGTACCTGCTGGTAGCGTAAAACTTGTTGAATACGCATTTCCATCATTTGGAGGTGATACTATCTCTACATATCTATTTGTTGCCGGGGTTGCGGTACCTACCCAAATATTTGTAGATGCTGACCCACCTCCAACAACAAACGGTATGTATACATAAGCCCTAAAAGTAACAGGGTCACCTATTATTTCAACAGTCCCATTTAATTCAGTACTCCCTCCTGAAGGGTCTCCTCCATAACCAACGTATGGGTCACCAAACCACTCTACTGAATTAGGTGGCGGCGTTGTTGAAGGTGTTGGTGTATTAGTCGGGGTTTGAGTTGGTGTTGGGACGTTTGGTGGGCACCCAACTAAAAATGTCCATGCGGTACCTATTATCGGAGCAGTAATAACTACCAAACATGTTTCAGGTAATGCTGATGTTTTTGTAAAACTAGTACTTCCCGACCCAGGACCTGACACGTTAGGATAACCCAAAGCATTTAACTCTGAGTTATAGTATGATTCTCCTCTAAACCCTGTATCAATAACTAAACTACCGTTATAATAAATTTGGAATTGGTCAGGCACGCTATACGCATCATATGTAAATGGAATAGTACCCGTCCCTCTTCCAAGTTGGATGGTATATTCAAAATATCCCCTTCCTCCACTACCACCATTTACAGCGACATTACATACTCCATTACCCGTAATAATCTCATATGGTGTTGCAGTTGGTGTTACTGTTGGAGTTGTAGTGTTAGTTGGGGTCGGACTAGGTGTTGGTGGTTGAAATCCACAGAAATAAACAGAATTTCCATTATATGTTACCGTTGTTGGTGTCACGCCTGTTATTTCCATTGTTGCTGTACTTGCTCCACCCGTTACTAACACATTATTAGCGGTTTCACCAGATTGTTCTAATGAATAAATCGTTATCGAGAAATCATATTGATTTGAAGGATTATCGTCATCTTTAATATACCCTGTAACAGTGACATTTTCTGAAACAGGCCACGGGTCTAAAGCGACATTTACGCCATAGTAATTATTAATCCCAGTTTGGGGAACTGGAGATATTACAGTACCAATAAGCGATATACAATTAATAGGTATTGAAGTTGTTGAAGGTGTTGGCGTATAAGTTTGTGTGTTTGTTGGTGTTTGTGTAGGAGTTTTTGTTGGTGTTGGCGAGACACAAGCAGTCCTAATAATACCAGCTTGAGAAATAACTGATGACGCATATATCACTATTGGAGTATCATCCCATATATTAGTAAGACTAATTAAAACACCATAATTATTATAATAATCAATATATCCCCCTGTCGGATGTGCCGGGTCTGGATTATTGTAAATCCCTATAACATTGTAACAAGTCACAGACAATTGAGTGACTGTAGGTGTTCGGGTTGGAGTTGGTGTTAATTGAGGACAATAGGTTGGAGTTACGCAAATATTTGTATCTGACCCGTTATATCTTGTCAGTAATGCATTATAGTTACTTACAATCTCATTGGATGTTAATCCTCTATTAAAAATTTGAACTTCTGATATTATACCATTATAATATTCAGTTGTATCTGTTAATCCTATTGTAAGATTATTGGCGTTAGGGACATTATGTCCTATTGGTAAATCAGAACCAATTAAAACACCATTAACCCAAATACTTCTTGTTGTTCCATTAAAAGTTGCAACAGCGTTATACCAATTACCATTAGTTATTGTTGTTGTTACATTCAAATCATTTGAACCCCATGAATTAGATAAACCTGTTGTAGTAAGTTTAAACGCGTTTACTTGATTTGTAGTTCCATAATTACCCCACCCGACAAGACCTTGATTAGATGATATTGTATTTATGAAGAACCAAACACTTATTGTATAATTTGAATTACCAATAGGAATATTTGTTGGCGTAGTAAAAGAAATATATCGATTGATACCATTAAAACTTAGATACCCTTTTGAACCTGAGTTGTAAGTAACCCCATTAACCAATGTTCCATTATTGTTGGGATTGTTAGTTAAGTCATACCATACAGTACCTGTTTTTGGGTATGAAGAAGGTAATCCTGCGTCAAGATTTAATGTATTACCACTTGTAACAATTTGTGGATAGTTTTGATTGGTCACAAATACTCCATTTGTTATTGCCCAATTCATCGCTGTTGATAAAGTTAGAAATGGACCTTCGGATTTTGCTCTTGCAACTCTATTAATAAGATTAATCAAACTATTATCAGACAAATCACTAGTACAATAACATAACATAAATGCTTCCGCCTCAGTTGTCTTATTCATAAAATAAGAATCAATTAGAAGATTATAGTTATTACACACCCCACAAGTCGGACACCAATCCAAATTAGTTAAATTAACAGAATTGTTAACCGCGACTGAGACCCTACTGGTATTTAACGCCCAATCTTGATTACTACCTGCGTTATACGCCATCAAACTAGTACATGCCATCTATATTATTTTTTGTTTTTTGATACTATTATAAATAACGCGATTTATCCTTTTTCTAAAATTTGATTAAGATTCTTTTAATAATAAAAATAAAGTGAATGATGTGAGGTATTTATGGTATATGAAACTTCTAAAAACCATAGAAAATATTATTAAAGAAGCTGAGGAACAATACAATGCCGCTTGTGATAATAATGTGTCAATTGAGGAACTTGATAGATTGGAAAAACATTATAAAGATTCTTTAAAATTAATGAATCTGTACAAATCAAAGGAAATAAATTCTAATGAAAACAATTAATTTAATATAATATTATTTAACCGCCTCACAAATTCCACCTTCAGAATAAGTTTGATACCCTCTTTGTTGTAACCAACTATAGATTTCATCTTTTTTATCTTGAGGTAAATTATAATCCTCAAATATTATAAAATTTGGTAATGTAATTTTAGTTTCATCAATACCCATAATTAATTGAGCATCCAATCCTTCAACATCAAGGTGCAACCAATCTATTTGACCACCGCATTCATTTAGAATTAAGTCTGTAATACTAATTGAATCTCTTTTGGTTGAATTGATTTCTTCCGTTTCCCAATGTCTAATCACATTTTCAACAACAGTATTTGTATACCCCTCACCTCCTTCAAAAAATTCAACTTCACCACCATTTGGTGTAATTAATTTTTGAATAGATTTAACTAATGATTTATTTTTGTAGTTATCTTTTAATTTTTGAAATTGTGTGTCGGACGCTTCAACTAATACCACATTACATTCTCTTTTTTGAACAATTGGTACCCATTCTCCAAACTCACCGTCGTGAGTCCCAATAACCAATCCTTTTGGAAACTTACCATTAGACAAAACAGATTTATTATACATCCATAAAGATTTATAGAAATGATTTCCATGTTCCATAACATCCCATACTTTTGTGTAAATAATCCTATCTTTTGAATCCGTGATTTCAACATCAAACATTTCAGTATTTGGGTAAGACCCAAACCAATTATCATTTAATTTGGTAGACCATTGTACCTCACCGCTAACATGTTTTTTTATTTTTAATTTTAAAGGTAAATTTTGATTATATTTATTAATCTGACCAACATTAACCCTAATACCTTCTGAATTGTATGTTACTGTAATCATTTTTTATGTTTTTCTATAAAATGGTTTATATCTTGACTCCACAGTACCATGGCTTCTTCTTTGATTTTACTTTCTTCCCAATCCCACCAAGCAATATCTAGTAGGTTTTTAATTTGTTCTTCCTCAAATCTATATTTTATATGTTTTGCAGGATTTCCACCAACAACAGAATAAGGTTCAACATCTTTGGTAACCAATGCACCCGCGGCAACAATTGCCCCATGTCCAATTTTAATTCCCGACATTATTGTCGCTTTCGCACCAACCCAAACATCACTACCAACCGTAATATTACCTTTACAAGATGGATGGCCCATCTCCATGTGCATACTTGCAATCTCAGGAGTAACCGGTCCCCATAATTGAGAACTTGTTGTTATCCAATCAGGTCTATGATTTGCGTGTAAGAAGAAATTACAATCTCTTCCAATGGAACAATATTTCCCAACATGAATTTCATACTCATTACTCCAAGAAATTATGTTGACATTCCTATCGTAATAAGTTCCTCTATCTGATTTCCATAAATGTATATTCTCTATCATGATTTTATAAATGTGTTTTCTCCAATATTATTTACATGATGGCTTAAATCAAATGTTTCACCATCATTTGTGATAATTAATTCATCTGTATTTAAAAATGGTAATTCAATTTCATCCCATTCCCTAACTTCATAATTATTTTCAAACGAATCTGTTTTAACATTAAAATGTTTTATTCCACCAAAATCATAGAAAACAATTTTCATATTATCTGTCAGAGTTTTATGAATGAAACATTTAAATTTATTGGATGGAGAACAATTAAAAAAATCTTTATTTGATAGGAGATATATTAAATCTTCAATAGGTTGTTCTTCTATTACACCTGGTATTAATTTTACCGCTCTATGTAACCACGAAAAAGCGTCAAAATCACTTTCCACTAAATAACTTTCTTTGGTTATTAACATTTTAAATTTAATCAAATGTTCCCTATCCAACGAGATTAAATGTAAACCAATTGCCCAAGTCATACCATCTCTGTAAGAAGGGAAAAAACTATTTTTTTTATTGTCATTAAAAACTGATTCAACGTATGGTGTAATGTTTATATCATATATCATTGGGAAAAATATTTCGTAGTCCATTGATAAAGCAAAATCTGCCATTCTTTTAAATTGTAATAATCCCGCATATCCGTAATCCGGATATGTTGTTGTCATGGTGAGGTTAACTCCATTAAAATTACCGGTCCACCACTGAAAATAAGACTTTTCAGGCCAATTTAACACCGGATTTTCTTTTGAAAATATTGCATAATCACAAAGTTCAATAACTTCATCATTTAATTTTAAAGGACTTATTATCATTACATCAACACCTAATGATTTTATTTTTTTTATATTTTCAATTAATAAATCAAGTTTTTCTTGATTATCACAAAAAGTACTTATCAATGCGATTTTTTTCATTATTTTGTTTTTTTAAGTATAAATTGTATAATTTGTTTTTTTAAAAATTTCTCGTAAATTCTTATCAAATTTTATTTCATTTTTCTTTTTTCCATTAACTAATGTGATTATTGAATCAATATTGTTAATATCACCAATTTCATCCATTTTCCATTCAAATTTATTAACTTCTTTAAATGTTATAATTTTTTCATTGTTAACAATAAAATTAACATTTATTGGTTCGTCATCTTTGTTGTTCCAAACTATTACAGAAACTTTATTTTCTTTTGTGTTATAAAATGGGACTGTCCAATAATTCATAGTTTCTTTAGAAGTATTATTAGATAATGCAAATTTTATATCTTTTAATTTAACATGGTCATAATTTTTAATATGAATGGTATTACCATTCATATTCATAATGTCATTTGTAATTTTTTCATTAGTTTTTGATGTACTATTAAATAAAATTTCTAATAATTTTTCTTTATCGTAAGATGTTAATAATTCATTTATTGAATCCACTTTGAATGACATGAAATTACCAATAGGCCATGCAATGTTTTCTTCATAACCCCTTTCTTCTTTTTGAATAACAACATTATCATATTCATCCAACAATTTTGAATTATCATATAATTCCGATAAATCATTCATAATTGTATCATACTCAATATAATGTACCTTTTTGTATTTAAACATTTTTGCAAATCCTAATCCTGCCGTAACCAATCTATAAACTGCCAAATATGTACTATTTTGACCGATATATGTTGATAGGATAGTCATTCCTTCAATTGGTGAAAACCAAGGTTGGTTTAGATATTTCAAATCAGTAATTAAATCATTATTCTTATCATAAAAAACATAATCAACTTTTTTAGTAATATATGATGGTATTTCAGTATGACTACAAATTAAAATATCATATTCATTACGACATTTTTGTAGTGAATTAACACACTCATTTAATAGGGATTCTCTCTCGTCATCGGGACAATGTGCACCAATTAAAATTAATTCTTTCATATTATTTAATTTTTTTTGCAGGGCATCCAACATAAACACCACCCTCTTCAATGTGTTTAACAACTGCGGAGTTCATACCAATCGTAGCTAAACTATGAACTGATAACTTTTCTCGTATTGATGAGTTACTACCCATATAAACTAAACTATAAATTGTAACATTACCTGAAACAATTGCACCAGGCATTGCACTAAAATAATCTCCAATTCTACAATCGTGTCCAATGTGATTACCCCTATTTAATATTGAATGTTTCCCTATTTTTATATTTGTTGTGAGTATTGAATAAGCCCCAACAAAACTTCCCTCCCCAATTTCAACATCTTCCATTATTAATGCGGTTGGATGTATAAAAGTGAAAAATTGAATCCCCTCGGGTAATCTTTGTGAAATGTCAAATCTATCTTTAGAATCTGAAATTGCAATCATTACAATGTGTTTGGTAGGGTCTAATTTAGACAAGGGTTGTGTATCATCATCAACATATTGTTCATCAACAAATCGGTCTAATTTACACCCCATTTGAGCCATAACTTCTCTCGCATGACCCCCATTTCCAATTAATACTTTTATCATCATAATTTTTTAATTATTTTACGATAGTTTGAATATAATTCAGTAATATAATCCGCAAAAGTTAACATAAAATAGTCCACCGATTCTTTTGGTCTCAAAGTAGTTGTTCTATCTAATCCCCAAGTATAGTCATCAAAAATAAGAATACCCCCTTTTTTTAATACCCCCCAAGACATTATACTATCCATCATAACATATGGGGCGGTGTGATTACCATCAATAAAAATTATATCATACATTTTTTGTTCCGTAATTAAAGATGGTAAAATCTTATTAGAAAACCCTTGTCGTATAATAACTTTATCACTATCACCACTTTCAATAATATTATGTAAAAATATTTCTTTAGTTTTTCTCTCGGTTAACATCCATTCATTGTCTTCGTTATTATAGGAATTTAAACTATCATGGTCTTGACTATAATTCATCCAAGGGTCAACACAAGTAATGGTTGAATTTTTATTTTGTAAAATATTATCCAAAAACCATATGGTTGATTTTCCTTCAAAAGAACCAACTTCAAGAATGTGTAATTCTTTTTTAACCCCTAATTCATTTAAAATTGATAGCCCGTCATCGTTAAACCAATTTTCTGTAAAAGTATAATTTTTCATTTTTTGTAAATTTCGTATTTTGATAAGTCAGGATATGGTAATTCTAAATCCTCATTATGTTTTTTAGTTCCGTCTAAATTATAAAATTGTGTCATCATTAATATCCCTCTTGCCGATAACTCAGGCATCATATAGAAATTCCATCCTAACATATCAAAGTTGTCATCATGATATGAACATTCTCTTCTTCCGCTAAATCTTGCTCGTTTAAACCATAACATCGCTTGATAATCATCGGTTAAAATCGCGCCACCTTTACTTAATTTTAAAGTTTTATATGGGCCTGTGAATGAAACACACATATGTGATTTTGGGACATACATGTCAGCTGTGAATCTTAACGCTGAGTCCCAAACATTACTTGGCGATAGTTCGTAAGCCCCTTTAATCTTATCACCCTCAACCGGTGTAAAATTAACTTTTAACCCTGCGTGAATTATTTCACATGGTACCGATGGATATGTCTTTGATGGACAATCTATGGTATCACCAGTTAATGTTTTCTTTATATTCTTTTCGTAGTATAACGCTAAGAATAATGCGTTACTCATATTATCTAACGCAATTGCGTGAGGAGCTCCTGTGTAATCGCATAATGCTTTCTCAAAATCTTCAGTTATTTTATGTACTCCTTGTGCCATTTTTAATTAATTGTATTCTTATTAATATAAATATTTTTATCTGTTTTATTAAAATCTATTGAATTTCTTAGTGTATTGTTAACTAATATTATAATACTTTGAATACTGTCAATATCACCAATATCTCTTAAAATCCAATAACCAGGTTTTACCGTGTAATTAAGTATAATTGAATCATTAACAATTAGTTTAATTTCCATATTTTTTATTTCATCTTGACCCCAAGAAAATAATACCATCTTTTTTGAATTATTATCATAAACAGGCACCACCCATTGGTATTCCGTAATATCACTATTTAATTGTATTTTTACTCCAATATTTTCTAAAAGTTTCATGTCTTTTGTTAAAACATTATCACTTTCATTTATTAACCCCATGTGATATTCTTCTGCGGCATTTGTCATATCACCATTAAAATAATTCATTAATTTTTCTTTTGATGTATTAAACCATGAATCCGATATTTTCAATAAATTATATGAAACTGGCGCGGTTGGATACGAAAAATGTTTCCATTTATACCAAATGATTGGGTGTATGTCTAAAAGTTTAGAATTGTCTTTAATTTCAATATCACTTTTAATTTCGCAATCGTACTCAAAAAAATGGACTTTAACATAATCTAAATTTTTTGCGCTTTTTAATCCAAATAAAAGTAATCTTAAGCACGTAAACCCATGATTATATTTTTTACATTCAGTTGTCTTAACAGTAAAATCACTATTAGCGAAAACCATCTTATATTTTGACTTAATATCAGTTAATAACAAATTTTCCTTTTCATAAACAATGTAGTCCACTTTATCCGAAATATCTTGTGGAACAAACGAATGTGTTGCAATCATAATATCAAATTCATCATTATTAATATCATTAACTAAAGTTCTTAATAATTCTTGTCTTTTGTTATCAGGAGAATAATTTAATATTAAAATCAATTCTTTATTTTTTTCCATGTTAATGAAAGTCAATTACGTTTATTATGTCCTTAAAATATTCTTCAAATAATAGTTCATCTCTATCATATACTAACATTTTTTCAACATTATTTGGTAAAGCGATATATGACCAAGCCCCATATGACCCAAATTCTTGAATTATTTCTTTTTCAGTACCATCATTAAATTTAACAAGTATTCTTCTAAAGTCAGGTTCTGATTTTACATTTTTACTATAAATCACAATCTCATCAGGATGGTCTTGTTTTAAATAAAATTTTGTTACACATTCTTTATATTTTTTATCATCATAAACTCTAGTTTGTTTTGTATTCCAAAGAGTACTATCAAATTCAGTAAAAAATCCTTCTTTAATATAAATCTCATTAGGATTTAATTTTTTAACATTTTCATACATGAATCTTTCCATTATTAAAAAATCACGATTACCAAATTCTGATTCTAAAAAATTAATATAATCTTGTTCGCAAGTTATATTCGAAAAATTATCTAAGAAATAATCAATCTCACAGAAAAAATAATGTACTGACATTGATGAATGGTCCCCATGATTATCAACAAAAAAAACACCCTTTTTACCACTTAAAATACATTCATCATTTAATCCTTTAATTTTAATTTTAGTTTTTTCAGTTAATCTAGCGTCATATTCCATTTTATAAAAATGAGTATAACCCAACTCTTTAGCCATTCTAACCGAACGAAATAAACTAATTAAAACAGATAATCCATGGTTTTGAGTATGAGGAAAACAATTTGAAACTTTAAACCAATCGTACTGTGTCCAATAGTTTACATAATCATATTTTGAATATTTTTCTTTGAATAATTGATTTTTTTTATCATAGAAAAAATAATCAACTTTATCTTGAACTTCTTTTGAAGTTGTTGTATTAGACATTAATAATAAATCGTCACCTATTGTTTTAACCGAATCAATAAAATTTATTAAGATACCTTCTTCTTGTTTGTCAGTAACAAATGCATCTAAAATTATTATTGGTCTCATTATTTTTTAGTTAGTATTTGAAATATAGACAATATCCCCTATATTTCAACTAAAATAATCACATAATAATGAAGAAAATATTTGCACATGGTTCTTACATTGGGAACACAGGTTATAATCAACATACAAGAGACTTTTTTAGACATTTATCAAAACATGCCCAGATAAAAGTTAGAAATTTTACTGTAGGTAGTTCTTGGGATGGGATAAGTCCTGAACCACATAATAACGAGCCGTATTTTAACGATACAGATAGAAAATTACTGTACGAACAAATCCTTTGGAATACAGATAAAACAAGAGGTAATCATAAAATTTATGAAGACCCATCAAAAGATTTTTTCCCTGATGTTAACATTGTATTATGTGAAACAAACCACCATTTATTTTACGATGAATATTATGGACCAAAAATTGCATATAATGTTTGGGAATCCACATTACAACCTGAAGGTTATTTCAACAAATTAAAAGAATTTGATGAATTATGGGTACCATCAAAATGGCAAAGAGATTGTACTATCTCTCAAGGTTATGACCCAAGTAAAATTAAAGTTGTTCCTGAAGGTGTTGATGTTAATACTTTCTTTCCTGAAGATACTTCACATGAATTAACCTCAGATGGAAGATTTAAATTCTTTTTAGCAGGTAGATGGGATTATAGAAAATCAATTAAAGAAATTATTGAGACATTTCTTAAAACTTTTGATAAAGATGAACCAGTTGATTTAATTATTTCTGTTGATAACCCATTTTCAGGTGATGGTATGAAAACTACGGAAGAAAGATTAGAACATTACGGATTAAACGATGACAGAATTAAAATATTACATTTCCCTCCAAGAGAAGAATATATTAAAATATTAAAATCTTGTGACGCGTTTGTATCATGTGCAAGGTCTGAAGGATGGAACCTACCACTTATTGAAGCGATGGCTTGTGGTACACCATCTATCTATTCAAACTGTTCAGGTCAATTAGAATTTGCTGAAGGTAAAGGTTTACCCGTTAAAATTGTGGGTGAAAAACCAGTTGATGCCAGTACCTATAGTCATTTTAACGATTCTATTGGAAACTACTACGAACCTGACTTTAATGATTTAGGTAAACAGATGTGGAATGTAGTTACTAATCACCAACACTATAAACAAATAGCATTAGAAGAATCTGAAATTATTAGAAAAGAATTTAATTGGGAACATGTTGCAGAAATTGGGATAAAAACAATTAACGAATTTTTGGAAAAAACTCTTAAAGTTGAGGACACTAATAAAACAATAATTACTTACTTTGATGGACCAAGAGTTGAAATTAAAGGTAATCACAATAATAAATACTTTGTTGAATTTATTGATGGTGAAGGTAAAGTTAGATTTTCAGACACCATAACCAACAATATGTGGACTTCTTGTGGTATAAAATATTATGTTCCATGGACAATTAAAATAAATGGTAAAGTTGTTGAAAATTTTAGTTTAGACAATAAAAAAGTTTTAATCAGATTTGAATCCAAATCAATTGGTGATACTATTGCTTGGTCACCATATGCAGTTGAGTTAATGAAACAAAGAAATTGTAAGGTAGTATTATCAACTTTTCATAATGAATGGTTCAAAGGTTTAGATTCATATAAAAATATTGAATTTATTAATCCAGGACATTCTTCAGATTGTGACGTTATCTATAAATTAGGATGGTTTAAAGATGATAAAACAGGATGGAAAAGATTTGATATGCACCCAAATCAAGTAAACTTAATTCCCCTACAAAAAACAGCAACAGATATTTTAGGTTTAGATTTCAAAGAAATTAATCATGGTGTTAATTTCAAATTATCTAAAAGACCAATAAAAAACAAATATGTTGTATTTGGTCCACAATCAACTGCCGGTTGTAAAGAATGGGTTTTAGAAAATTGGATAACATTATCTAAAATGTTAAAAGAAATTGGTTATGAAATTATGATATTATCCCTTAATGATTATAAAATAGATGGAGTACATGTTAACACAACTAAAGATTGGAATGAAGTTATGAATTGTTTATATCATTCAGAATTTTTTGTAGGTTTAAGTTCGGGACTATCTTGGGTTAATTGGTCATTAAATAAAAAAACAGTTATGATATCAGGTTTTAGTGAAGATAGTCATGAATGTCAAACCAATGTGACACGAGTATCAAATAATGTTTGTATTAAATGTTGGAATGACCCTGTATTAGTATTTAATCCTGGTGATTGGGATTGGTGTCCTGTTTATAAAAACACCGAAAGACAACATATTTGTCAAAAATCAATAACGCCTCTACAAGTATTTAACTCATTACCAATAATTAAAGATTAAAAAAAAAGGGACTTAGAGTCCCTTTTTTTATATTATTGCTTTATATTCTAATAATACTTTTTCAACATCTTTACGTTCTGCATATATTAAGTAGAACACATTAATATTATCACAAGTACTATCAATGAATACTTTATTATCTTTAACTTCAACTACATAGTTTTCACAAGGATATCCTATTGATGTTAAGTTTACCGTAAAACTATCTTCGTGGACTAATCCAATCCAATAATCAGGTAATTCAATTACTTTATCAGTTGCTTTACCTCTAAAATAAACTCCATGTTCTGGTCCCTCTAATACACCGTATCTTAATCTATACCCCTCTTTTGTTGGGTGGGGAATGTCAAATGATTTTGACGCCGCTGTTAATGCTCCTGTTATTGCAGTATCACCAGTAACTCTTAAAGTACTTCCATCAAACCTTAAATTAACCTCACCATTAATAACACCTGATGTTCCAGTTGCAGTTATTACGTAATTGTCAACATTATTTAAAATAGTTGCAGAACCTGATGTTCCTGACGAACCACTTGAACCGCTAGTTCCTGACGAACCTGATGAACCTGATGTACCACTTGAACCTGAAGAACCTGATGTACCACTTGAACCAGATGTTCCTGATGAACCAGATGTTCCTGAAGAACCGCTTGAACCGCTAGTTCCTGATGAACCTGATGTACCGCTTGAACCTGATTTACCTGAAGAACCACTTGAACCTGAAGTTCCTGAAGAACCACTTAAACCTGATGTACCGCTTGAACCTGAACTTCCGCTAGTTCCTGACGAACCACTTGAACCGCTAGTTCCTGACGAACCACTTGAACCGCTAGTTCCTGAAGAACCTGATGTACCGCTTGAACCTGATTTACCTGAAGAACCACTTGAACCTGAAGTTCCTGATGAACCAGATGTTCCTGAAGAACCACTTGAACCTGAACTTCCGCTAGTTCCTGAAGAACCGCTCGAACCTGATGTTCCTGATGAACCTGATGTACCGCTTGAACCAGATGTTCCTGATGAACCGCTTGAACCTGAAGTTCCTGAAGAACCACTTGAACCGCTAGTTCCTGAAGAACCTGATGTACCGCTTGAACCTGATTTACCTGAAGAACCACTTGAACCTGAAGTTCCTGAAGAACCACTTGAACCTGAAGTTCCTGAAGAACCGCTTGAACCTGAAGTTCCTGATGAACCGCTTGAACCGCTAGTTCCTGATGAACCTGATGTACCACTTGAACCAGATGTTCCTGATGAACCAGATGTTCCTGAAGAACCGCTTGAACCTGATGTACCGCTTGAACCTGAACTTCCGCTAGTTCCTGACGAACCACTTGAACCTGATGTACCGCTTGAACCTGATGTACCACTTGAACCAGATGTTCCTGATGAACCAGATGTTCCTGAAGAACCGCTTGAACCGCTAGTTCCTGATGAACCTGATGTACCACTTGAACCAGATGTTCCTGATGAACCAGATGTTCCTGAAGAACCGCTTGAACCGCTAGTTCCTGAAGAACCTGATGTTCCTGATGAACCTGATGTACCGCTTGAACCAGATGTTCCTGAAGAACCGCTTGAACCGCTAGTTCCTGATGAACCTGATGTACCGCTTGAACCTGATTTACCTGAAGAACCGCTTGAACCTGAAGTTCCTGATGAACCACTTGAACCTGAAGTTCCTGAAGAACCACTTGAACCTGAAGTTCCTGAAGAACCACTTGAACCTGAAGTTCCTGAAGAACCACTTGAACCTGATGTACCGCTTGAACCTGATGTACCGCTTGAACCAGATGTTCCTGATGAACCAGATGTTCCTGAAGAACCGCTTGAACCTGAAGTTCCTGAAGAACCACTTGAACCGCTAGTTCCTGAAGAACCTGATGTACCACTTGAACCAGATGTTCCTGATGAACCAGATGTTCCTGAAGAACCACTTGAACCTGATGTACCGCTTGAACCAGATGTTCCTGATGAACCGCTTGAACCTGAAGAACCGCTTGAACCTGAAGTTCCTGAAGAACCACTTGAACCTGATGTACCGCTTGAACCTGAACTTCCGCTAGTTCCTGACGAACCACTTGAACCGCTAGTTCCTGAAGAACCTGATGTACCACTTGAACCAGATGTTCCTGATGAACCAGATGTTCCTGAAGAACCGCTTGAACCGCTAGTTCCTGAAGAACCTGAACTTCCGCTAGTTCCTGATGAACCTGATGCACCGCTTGAGCCAGAGGTTCCTGAAGAACCTGATGAACCGCTTGAACCTGAACTACCACTAGTTCCAGAAGAACCATCTGTACCGTCAATACCTGAACAACCTGTTACTCCACTAGTTCCTGATGAACCGCTTGAACCTGATGTTCCTGAAGAACCGCTTGAACCGCTAGTTCCTGATGAACCACTTGAACCAGATGTTCCTGAAGAACCTGATGTACCTGAACTTCCGCTAGTTCCTGAAGAACCGCTTGAACCGCTAGTTCCTGATGAACCTGAACTTCCGCTAGTTCCTGAAGAACCACTTGAACCAGATGTTCCTGAAGAACCTGAACTTCCGCTAGTTCCTGAAGAACCGCTAGTTCCTGAAGAACCTGATGTACCTGAACTTCCGCTAGTTCCTGACGAACCACTTGAACCGCTAGTTCCTGAAGAACCACTTGAACCGCTAGTTCCTGAAGAACCACTTGAACCTGATGTTCCTGAAGAACCTGATGTACCTGAACTTCCGCTAGTTCCTGAAGAACCGCTTGAACCGCTAGTTCCTGAAGAACCACTTGAACCAGATGTTCCTGAAGAACCTGAACTTCCGCTAGTTCCTGAAGAACCACTTGAACCGCTAGTTCCTGAAGAACCACTTGAACCGCTAGTTCCTGAAGAACCACTTGAACCGCTAGTTCCTGAAGAACCACTTGAACCTGATGTTCCTGAAGAACCACTTGAACCGCTAGTTCCTGAAGAACCGCTTGAACCGCTAGTTCCTGAAGAACCGCTTGAACCGCTAGTTCCTGATGAACCTGAACTTCCGCTAGTTCCTGAAGAACCACTTGAACCGCTAGTTCCTGAAGAACCTGATGTACCGCTTGAACCAGATGTTCCTGATGAACCTGAACTTCCACTAGTTCCTGAAGAACCGCTTGAACCGCTAGTTCCTGAAGAACCTGATGTACCGCTTGAACCAGATGTTCCTGAAGAACCTGAACTTCCGCTAGTTCCTGAAGAACCTGATGTACCGCTTGAACCAGATGTTCCTGAAGAACCGCTTGAACCGCTAGTTCCTGAAGAACCGCTTGAACCGCTAGTTCCTGAAGAACCGCTTGAACCGCTAGTTCCTGAAGAACCGCTTGAACCGCTAGTTCCTGATGAACCGCTTGAACCTGATGTTCCTGAAGAACCGCTTGAACCGCTAGTTCCTGATGAACCACTTGAACCAGATGTTCCTGAAGAACCTGATGTACCTGAACTTCCGCTAGTTCCTGAAGAACCGCTTGAACCGCTAGTTCCTGATGAACCTGAACTTCCGCTAGTTCCTGAAGAACCACTTGAACCAGATGTTCCTGAAGAACCTGAACTTCCGCTAGTTCCTGAAGAACCGCTAGTTCCTGAAGAACCTGATGTACCTGAACTTCCGCTAGTTCCTGACGAACCACTTGAACCGCTAGTTCCTGAAGAACCACTTGAACCGCTAGTTCCTGAAGAACCACTTGAACCTGATGTTCC